TCCGCTCTTAAAAAGTAACTTGTACCTGCAGAATTAGATCCTGGAACCAGCCCTTTTGTTGTAGAAGTAGTAGCAAAAACATCTAATAATGAAGTAGCTTGTGTTCCAGTTAATTCTTCTATTGTTCCAGAACCCGCAGTTATTCTACCTAAAAATCTACTAGTTGTAGATACAGATTGCATTTTAGCATATGTTACTGCTGAGTTAGTTATATCATTTGTTACTACAGCACCCCAAGAGGGATTACCAGTTGCATTACCATGTAATAATGTAGTAGTAGTTCCCTGATTTTCAAAATCATCTGATGCTAATAATAATATAATATCCGAAGATAATAGATTACCATTAACTGTTCTTGAGGTAGATACTTTATTTTCAAAAGCTTCTATTATAACACTCCATGTAACAAAATCAGACGGGTCTTCAGCCGCAGCTGACATTGCTGTTTCAAAGTCAAGATTCATATTATATAATATAAAATAAATTAAAATTAAATATCTCTCGTGCCATAGTCTATCTTTTAAACAACGTCTCTCATCATGCGGACGGAAAAGCCGTAATTTTTATAATCATTATTGTTAAATAACGAAGCTGATACGGAACTTGTGTAATAATTGGTTGCATGAGACGTCGACGATGCTGTGCTTGTCCATAAAAACGCAAACTGTTTTAATAAACCAAAGCTCCCTATATTATGATCTCTTGCAGCGGAACCAACGATAGTAAGTCCACTTATATTGGTAGCACCATCATTAGGTGCGTTCCAACGAGATAATCCCATCTCCTTCATACTTCCTCCGGCCACGGCAGCCCCACCTAACGCTGTTCTTAAAACGACAAAATCAGCCGCACTCGGCACTCTCCACCCCGCAGGTGCAAGTCCATGTGCGTTATCTACTGCATACCAATTATATAATGCTCCGTAATCACTCTTATATGTTGCTTCATCATTGTCGTAGTAGCACATTGCGCCTGTGGTGTCGTTAATCCAACCTCCATATAATATTGCATTACAGAGAGATGCGGCACTATTGGTATGTCCTACTTGGTTAATTATTGCAAGTGTATTGGTTTGACTATCAGAGATTGCCTCTTCTGTAACCAAATAATCTGTTGTTAAGTTACTCCATGCAGAGTCGGCAATGTCTGCTGCGGCTGCTTCGTAATATGTTGTACCATTAATGTAACAAATAAGCCCCCCATTAGGGCCATTATCTCTAAGTGAATAAGCCCCAATAGAGTCTGTAAATGACATAAACGGACGAACTTTTAAAACATCTGCTTTATTTGAATAGACTAAACTACCGTCTGTAAAATCAATGGCCTTTATAGAATCGTTGGAATCTTCATAAAACGAAGAAGAACTACTATATATAGCATTAGAGAATCCCCCTACTCCAAATAATTTTAAGTTATTATATGCCTCCTGTAAAAGTAACAATGATGGCAAGAACTGAGTGTACGATGACTCTGTTAAATTAGGTATCGGTGTCCCGTCCGCATAATGTTCACATCTCCAATTTTCTACCATCCATTGCTGTGTGCCGATAGTAACATAAGTATAGACATTACCATCATAATCATAAACAAAGTCTTCTATATCTCTCATTAAACGTATTGACATTCCAAGGTTTTTTTGAAGAGCAACAGGAGTTACAGCCAATTGTGCATTGCCTTTTTCTAATATTGCATGATATGCAAAATCTTCAGCATATTCATATTCTGTTGAGGACCATAAATAATTCTGCGATTTCAAATCACGAAATATCCCCTCTTCTTGTCTAAAACCAGCGCCTACTGCTGTAAATCCATATTCATCTGTAGCACCTATATTAGGCGCACTCCAATGGTTTGTGCCTATTTCTTTAAGTTTCCCTCCGCCGGGATTCTCAGTAACCTCTGCTTGTAGTCTCAACCAATCTGCATAAGTAGGGACTTTCCAACCTAAAGATTGTACTCCGTCTTGTTCAAGATAAGCTAGACCATTAGTATTTGTTACTGCATAATGATTATATAAAGCACCATAAATATTTTTATATGTTGCTGAATCATTGTTGTAGTAGCACATTCCGCCCGTAACATCTGCCACCCATAATCCACTATCTGTTATTATTGGTATCGCAGTTCCATCAGCATAATGCTCACATTTAAAGTTCTCTACAATCCATTGCTGATTACCAATAGTAATATAATGGTATAAATTACCATCATAGTCATATAAATCTCCTTCTTCATATTTAGGAGGCCTTTTAAATCTAGGAACTTTTTTTATTCCTCTTAATCTTCCATGCTTAAAACACATATTAAAGTCCTCTAAATCTATTTCTTTGATTTGCAATTCTGTTAATATATTCACTCATAAGACTATAATCCTCATCAGTGAATACATCTGTGCCATCATTTTCTAATCCAAAAACGATATTAGATATAAAATATAAATATTCTATATCTTGATCTATAGATTTACCTAAATCTAATTTTCTACAAATAGAAGTAGTTAAATTAATTCCTGCATCTTTTGCTACTAATATTAAATTAGTTATATCTGTACTAGTCCAAATCATGTTTTATAATTTTAAATTACTCTTATCCATCTTAAAACTGCACCCGCCAAAGCGGTAATGGCGGTATTTGATGTCTCTGAAGCAAAACGGGCTATCACAGTTCCATTAGCGGCAGGGACAACCACACCCCAAATAGTTGCTACGTTCCCTGTTGTGAGTGAAGATGCGTTATTCGCTGCCGGGATATCATAGGCCGTAGCAGAGTTGACCGTAGTGGTTGTTGCTGTTAGTGTGTATTCACTCCGGTAGTTAAGCCTTGATATTGAAGGGCCGTTGATTGACCACCTCGACCCCGTGCCTGTTGCTGCTGATGAATAAGGAATAGTGAACTCAAACCAGTAAACCTCTCCCGCAGTAACAGGAAAAGAAAGCCCGGTAACATCCTGCATCGTATTTGCAGCTACGTTATTATTAACCACGTTCTCAGATAAGACAACAGTATTAAGCACGTTTATAGCCACATTATTTGACCCTATCATCTGAGCCTGTTTGATAGCCCCGGCAATAGTCATAACGGTAAAACCATTCTTATCATTATACTGAAGCATCTCTCCCGTTGCGATCACCCCTTTGAAAAGAATGTATTCGGTACCGTTTGCATCCAATTTGACTGTTACCGTAGCGTTTACTGTATCGGCATTGTAGATAGAGATATGATCAATTATTCTCTGAGTTGATTCAGCAGGAGCAGCAGCAATATTAACATCTGTTGTGTTGTTTGTTGCCGCAACCGTGCGACCCGGTACATAGGTTGTCTCTGTTACGTCCCTCCAGAAGGTAGAACACTGTAGTTGATTGGCGGTAATATTCCCCGCTAAAGCTACCTGTAGATTATCGGTTGTCTGACTTAAAATTATCATAGTTGTCGTGTTAATATTTGTGATTGTGTTAAACCACTGCCTCCTGCGTGAGAATGCGAATCTACTTCTCCTGTAAGGACGCTTTCTACCACCTCTTTGGTTACTGTGGCGTCAGAACCATCTAGGCCTTGAATGCCTTGCACACCTGGCTCACCTTTTAAAGAGGCTAGTTGTTCAGATGTAAAATCTGAATAAATAAAAGGATCTCCTTTTTCACCCTGTTCACCTCGTTCTCCATCGAAATAATCTATTCCTTTAATAGGAGTATAGCCGGACTCACCATCTAATCCATCTAATCCATTTATACCAGGCAATCCATCAAAATAATCAACTCCTTTAATAGGAGTATATCCGGGAGATCCAGAGTCTCCTTTATCCCCTTTTTCACCCTTAGTTCCTTTAATAAATGGAGCCTTTAAACTATAATTACTAGATGGCCTTCTGCTTCTTTCAGACATATAGCTTTATTTAAGTAGACCAAATAGAACTAATACTTCTAGCATCTAAAAATGAATTTACCTTATCTGTAAAAGTTGTAAATTCAGTTTCTCTGCCTAATTCTCCAGCCCATTTACAAGATTGAAGTAATGCTATACAAAGAAATTGTAATCTATTTTCTTCATAATTAAAATTATTCATATCTATTTGTAATGGTAGCTGAGCAGCCATTAAATATGTTTCTGATAAAAATCCCTGAGTTGATGTGTCTGATTTATCTACTGCAGAATATGTTATATCTAAAGTAATCTCATAATATCCATCTGGGAAATAAGTAGAATTTAATTCTGTAGTTCCAGATAGTAACAAATCTGGTGTAACTTCAAAGTATGAGTTAGCAGATGTACCACAAAGATTTATATAAGTTCCGTCCATAGCTAAGTCAGCTAATAGACCAGTTCCAGTAGTATAGGTATAGGTTGTTCCATTATATTCAACAGTAAGAGAAGCGGCTGTTACATTTACATCTGAAAATGCAGCCCAATCTGATTGATCATATAATTTAAAAGATTCGGCATCATCTGCCTCAAGAATATATATTTTAAGTGTGTCAGCCATAATTAAAGATTTTTAAATATATCCATTTGAGCTTTAGAAAATCCAGCACAATATGGTTTTTTTGGTTCAACATCAGAATGTTGTTTAACATCTAAAGATCCAAAAATAGATTTTAGATTTAATAATAGTTCCCTTACTGCTTTATATTGTTTGATTGTAAAAGTATCACTAAGTCCTATAAGACATACTCCTATACTCTTACCATTCCATCCTAAAGCATGAGCTCCCACTTCATCTGTTTCAAGAGTAGAATCATCGTCTATAGGCCTTCCTGTCTCTATAATCCCATCAAAAAATTTATTATATTTTGTAGGAGTAAGTTTACCATTTAATATAACAAAATGATAACCTATTGAGGAGAACCCTCTCTGTAAGTGCCATTTGTTAATCTCAATTGCATTACCAAATGAACTATCAGAACAATGTAAAATTACTGTCATCATTGTTAAAAGAATAAAAAATGGGGAAGCTTTTGGACTTCCCCATTATAAGTTACCCCAAATCTGTCAGGGACAAAGGGGAGAAATTTATTTATTATGCACCAAATCCAAGTACTGTATGGAAGGCTTCAGTAAGAGCTGCCTCAACTGCAAGTTCATATCTTACTTTAGATATCGGACGAACACCAGTTGTGGGATCTGCGAAGTCATCATTCCAAACTTCAAATGCGAAGATATTATAAGTAGTACCTGCAACAGCATCTAAGTTTCTTACTGTCGGAGGATATGCACTTATTTCACGAGTCTTATTCTCGAACTGACTTCTTGCCTCTTGGGCAGCTACTAACTGGTATGTACCAGAGCCAAGACGAGCTTCAGTAGTATAAGTAGCAGTAGCGGTATCAAAATCACGAGTACCAAATTCAAATGATACAACAAATGGTTCGTCAGTTACCGGATTAAAGTTAGCATCAGTTACACTAATACCAGTGAATTTAAGCCCCCAATTACCTTCAGTAACAGTCTCACAATGATCGTGATCTGCATTAGTTACTCCCTGAAATTCTTGATCAAGAGTATAGATACGAGCTGCGCCAGCTCCAGAATCATGACTAGCTATAATATAGCAGGGGTCTGTAACTGCAGAACCGTTATTTTCAGGCTCTTCAATTCTAAGAATTGTTCCTACTAATAGTGTAGCTGTATCATCATCAGTTGAAGTAAAATTCTTGGACCCATTAACCAAAGCAAGGTTGTTTATAGCAACAGCCTGAGCGCCAGAGTTAACACGTTCAATTTTTAAAGGTTTATAAGCCTGACGCTTAAAAATTGCAGTTCCAGCAATAGCCAAGCCCGCAGCGACTTCACTTTGAGTAGCAGAACTATCGCTCTTATAAGGAATAGTAATAACCATAGGACTATTATTCAGCATACCAAAAGTATGATTTAGAATAACTTGGAGACCATAATATTTTGAATTAGTAGCGTCCATAGAACCAGAAGTTCCATTATATCCTAAATATGATACTTGTTCCTGTCTTGCAAGATAAGCATAATACCCACCATTTTTAACTTGAGCTGATTTAAAAGGCAGAGTTGTACTAAGTTGACCTCTTGTATTTCTAAATGCAAACCTATGAACCAATGTAGCGTTTGTAGCTAAAGCTGTTTCTGTAAAAGTCTGTGGCTCATAATAAAACGCACCAGCGCTTCCAGCCAAGGCCTTAAGAACTGCATAGCTAGCAGCATTGGCATTAGTTACATTACATACAAATAGTTGTGTTCTTGAATCTTCAAACATTGTATTTACGTATTAAATTAAACAATAAAATTTTTATAATTATCTTTCCTGTGCGACATATATGTAATCAATAAACAATGCCTCATCAGTAGTTCCTTGTGTAAGAATTGTAAATCCTGGTGATAAACAAGTTCCATCTGGGATCAGTACTGTAGTACCATTATCTACTTTAGTTAAACAAAGAGTACCGTCTACGTATACTTTTATTGTACCAGCACCATCCCAATAAAAAGCACATTTATGTTTTACGTTAGCGGTAGCTAAAGTAGCCATAGTACCATCTACAAAATCTATTGCAGTATCAGTTTTACTCTGTGTTGCGGCTTCATCTACTGAAAAATCTAAGTTACCGTCACCATCAAGAATAAATCCTACATGGTTATTTACTCCTACTCCGGCAGCACCATAAAGATCTGTACCAGTATCAGCAAGTCCAATAAAAACTTCACTTTCGCTAACATCTTCTATAATAAATTGTGTCTCAAACCAAAGTTTTTTACCTGTAGCAAGTTTAAAAGACTCACCATTTAATTGACAGGTTACTGCATCATTATCGGCATTACATGTACGAAATTCCCCCCAACCACCTTGAGCACCAGCATTTGTTGAACCATCAACAGGTCTTCCAAGAACTGTCTCGGTATTACCAGTACCACCATCAACAATAGTAGCTAACCATTTTCCTCTATCAGCTACTTCAGAAAAAGTAGCAGCAGGATCTGATTCATTAGCTAAAGCCAAATCAATGCATCCGTATGTATCTACAAAGTCTTCCATAAAAACTGTAGTTGACGGAGGAGGAGCTAATAGTGGAGCATCATCAAAATTACTATTTGTAACGCCAGCACTAAAAATGCTATTAATCTTATCAACCAAAATATTATACCAATAGTCATATACCTTAAATTTAGGCCCTGTTGGTACAAAGTTTTCTTTTGTTAAATACTCTAAAATCATATTAAATATTATTAAATTAAAAAATCTTTAAGAATCGCTTGCTTCATTTAAACTGCCGTTTCTATCTACTATATAGTGCACATCAAAATAATCAATACCTAAATCATCAGCATATGTATCAGATCCTACACCTGTAGAATCTCTTAATACTTTTACTCTTAATATGGATGAGTATCCTTCGTTATTTGGATGAACAAGATTTGTTATTATTGATACTAGTCCAGTACTATATTGGGCCTCTGTCCCTGCAAATGTTAATACTTTATCTGCTCCTGTTGTCCAGTTAGCTATTGCAGGTATTACATCTCCATTATTATACCAAGTATACCACCACTTAAAAATAACAGTATCATTAGCATTAGGAGCCGAGGGTAAGTAGTAATGCAAATGGAGACTATCGCAATTAGTATCTAGTTTTTTTCTATGTGAAAACTGATACACTTGTACTGCTACATCATCATTAGCATTTTGAAAAGACAACATTGTACAACCAGTATCACGTATCGCAAGAGTGCCTAATGCACTGCCCCCAGCTACAGTAGTCATTATACCCTGCATATCATCATGTGCTGGATATGATCTCTGTATTCCCATTATACATTTGTTACATCAATAAAAGTAACATATACTGACATTCTTCCTACCGGATTAGCTGAATCCCAATTATTAGTAGGTTTAACATTTAACCATATATTTTGAGCTGCTTTGTTTGGAGTTGCAACAAAAGCTCCAGCATCTGATGTCGCCATTATAGCATCAATAGCTGTATTGTCTGCTGCTACTATAAGCCCATCGGTTCCAGTTGTAAGGCCAACATCAGTAGTTAATGCACCAAGGTTAGTAAATGCTGCATCTGTATAAACCATCACATCCAGCAGTCTGCATTTAGCAGGTAATATTGCACCAAGATCAATACTCTGTTCATTAGCATTAGCTGCAGAAGAGAAATTAAAATCACATGAAGCTACCCCCACATTACCTACCCTATACTTTACTGTCCTTACTGTTTTATATGTGTCTAATGCTCGTAAATTCTGGTAAATAGTTTGTGATCTTGTTACATTTAAAGAAGAAGTAGGCATTTGTGCATCTGACCCTATAACATCATCAATAAGATCAATATTATCATTAACAGTATTTGCAGCAACTAATTGACCTGTTGTTCTTGTTAACGGTGAAATATTAGCACCAATAGCTGCATCAAGATCATCAATGTTCTGATTAACACTCTGACTAGTAGCTATCGGTCCTGCTGTCCTTGCTACTGCTGTCAACTGTGCATCTGTACCTATTGCGGTATCTAATGCCGCTATATTAGGAGTAATTGCATTAGTCGCCAATATAGGTCCAACTGTTCTTACACTTACTGTCTGTGTTATACCTATAGCATTATCTAATGCTTGTACTTTCGCATTTAACGAAGTATTTACTACTGTAGGATTATTCGTTCTAGCTACTGCAGTATTGTCTGCCCCTATTGCTCCGTCTAATACATCTATATTTTGATTTATAGTATTAGCAGCTAATATAGGATTATTTGTTCTTACTACTGGAGTTATATTACTTGTATCATCAAGATACGTATTTAGATGGTCTACTAAAACATTATACCAATAATCAAATGCCGGGTAAAAAGGCGGATGTAATATATGATTATGTTTAGTTACTTTTTCTAAAGCCATAGTATTTTATATTAAATTAAAAAATTATTTTGCGAATTCCGCTAAAGCAAGTTGATACCCTTGAGCATCATCTACTGACATTTTTGCTAATTTTACAGCTTGTTCTACTATTTTAGAATGAACTCCTTCATTTAAGCAAGATCCTTCTGTACCATAAGTTATTCCTGTTCCTATTGGATAGTTATCAGGATGATGCACAGCCATTATATAATAACCTGTAATAGTAGTACCATCAGTTATAAATACAGGCACATTATTATATTGTAGTACCCAAAATCCATCTGTAACATTAGGAGTTCTAAAAGGATTATCTATATTAGCCCTATAAAAATCAAAAGAAATTCTCTTTAATCTTATATTAGTTGCTGAAGCAGTTTCAATATATTCATCTAAAATCCAGAAAAATTTAGTTTCAAATACTTTTGTTCCAATATTAATAATCTGAGCATCCGTATCATCTGAATTTTTAAAATAACTATCAGTACTAAAAGCAGTATAGCTATCACTTCGTATTAGCTTTTCAATAGCTAAAATATTAAGAGAATCTCGTGTTACTCCTTCATTTAAAATATTATGAACAACTTTTCGCTGGGCTGCAGTAAGAATTTGTCCCCATTCTGTATCAGTAAATCCAGGAGCTGCGCTACTGTTTAAACTTTCATACAATAATTCTGTTTCAGCACGAAATTCTGCATAAATCATTACTTGTTCATTTTAGATTGAGCAACTAACTTTAAATATATATCAGCTTTAATTTCTTCGGCACTAGTTAAATATGTAACTAATTCATCATAAGTGTAAGATACTCCTTCACCAAGAATATCATATTTATTTCTAGCTGACTTATTTATTGCACCAGATCTAAGACACTGAAGAATAAAGTTTTTAATTTTTGCATTAGGATCATTCATAATTAACAGAGCTAAATCTGTTTCATTATCAATGACTTTTTTTATCTCTTTCTTCAACCAATCTTTATCTGCGTCTTCAGGAACAAACTTCATTTCCTTCTTTTCCATATAGTACACACCTAAAAAGTCTTTCATCTGTTTAATAGAATTCTGAACACTTCCTAAATATGTATAAGCCTCAATAACCTTATTAGTTGTAGTCTGTTCTTTTTCTTCTTCATAGCCTTCTTCAACCAGGGCAAAACGATATTCAGCCCTTGCCAGTCTTTCATCCCAATTGGGAGCGACCATAGCCTGAAGTTTTGTAACTCTCCATTTTAAATTATCTAATGGATCTGCAAGATTGAATACATATCCATCATGCATAAGATTAAAATCTTTTACGATCTTAACAAAAAATTTATGCCAGAAATTATCTTTCTTTTTATAAACATTAAGATCTAAATCCAATACACCTTCAAAAAATTCTTTCTCTTCATTACTAGTAAATGGGTTTGCCAATTCACCAGTTTGTATGTTCTTAGGTAGTTGAAACCAGTTATTTGCACCATCAATTTGAAAGTACGCAGCATGTGATGGAGAGGTAATCATTTTGCCTCCTCTAATCACTGGCTTTAAATAAACTGTTTTGTTCTGTAAATAACTTTTCCTAATTGCTTCTTCTTTTGTAATTTTTGTTGCTTCCATAATATAATTTTACTGTAATTAATTGCTTTAACAAATTAATAGGTGGGGAGAAGAGGGTAAGAACCCTAATCCCCCACAGCCTACTAATAATTTAATTATCGAAGAATAGATGGGATAATACGAGCAGTTTTTTTCATGTTGGTGATTTTCACACCTCCAATGAATCCTTTGTATACAGAATAACCATCTACCGAAGTAGCCATCATTCTAGGATCTGTCCTATTATTATATGGAGAGAATGGATCTCTTAATCCAGGGATATACCCAAAAAATTCTTCCTCATCTTTAACACTAACTTTTGAAATGTTAGAAACACCTCCAGTAGTTCCTACATCAAAAATCTCATAAATATACGAACTAGCTAATCCACCATCAGGATGCCTAAGAGTATTAGGATATCCATCTTTCATCGGATCAATAGTAAGTTTAAATTTAATACCATTAACTGCTACATAGTTCAGGAACTGTCCTTCATCTAATGTAAGCTTACCACCATCAGTCTTAATATTAACATTAGTATTAAGATATGTAATAGCGTTTGCCTTACTAACAGCGTCTTTGTGGAATTGATATGCTCCGTATTCTCCAGTTGAAAGAATAAACTCACGTTTATCTTCAGGAATTTTACCGTATGACATATCCATTGCAAAGTCTGTCAACATATCTAAAGAGAAGGTATTATATGAAAGAATATTTCCATATTCCATTTGCTCATATAAACCAAATCCAGAACGAATAGTGTTACCTGATTCACCTACGTGTCCAAATGTACCATCAGCAAGTTTATTAGACTTACCATAACCAATAAGACGAGCCTTATCACGTTCAAACTGTACATAAAAATCCCAACCAAGTTTATCAATCCAGCGAGTTTGTGTCTTTCCGTTCTGATCTATGAAAGCAAAAGCAAGAGGCTTATTCTTACCTTTAGATATCATATTACCAGGTACGTTATAATTCTTACGAATCATAGAAAGTACGTTCTCCATCTGATAAGGAGCAGTGTGATGAACACCTGTTCCTCTCTTGGACAGCTCTTGTTCAACCATACCAAAAAGTTCTGACCACATAGTGTTAGCAGCAAGATCAGCTGCAGGAACCCACAATGTGTCGTCACCTGAGAATAACTGGACCTTATAACGCCAGTAGTTACCAAACTGTACAGGATCTTCAATAACCCTAAGTTGGTACAATTCAGGCTTTGAACCTACGATATGAGATGTGCTTTCAAAGTATCTTTCAGGAAATAACATGTAGAATACACCTCTATTTAAACCTGCCTGAGCTGCATCTGTAATAACAGTTGTACATGCAAGATCAGAAAAGGCTGCTTTAAGAGGAATGCTTCTTTCGTCAGATCCCTGAAGAAACCATCTGTATACAACATCATCATTAATGTACTCAGTAGGAAGCTTATTTATAAATGAAACAAAGTTGTCAGTACCGACATTTAATTCGTACAGACGATTCATTGTATTACTTATAATTTCAGGTTCCTGCATACCAAGCCAACCAAGATGACTTTCACGAGTTAGACCGCTCCAATGTTTTGGATCTACGATCTGAAGTTTTGAAATTTGATTCATTTAACTATTTAATTTAAAAAACGGTTTTATTTGCCAAAAATTCCACGCATGGAATCTATATTGCTTTTTGATGTTGGATCTATATTAGCATTCTGTAATACAGTATGTCCAACAGTTGTTCCTGTATTTCTCTTACTTTCGATAGCTTTTTCTAGTTCTGTAATAGTTTTAGTAGCTTTTACATTAACTACTTTGTCCCAGGTCTTGCCTTTATTAAAGTATCCTGTTGCAAATAAATAAGCCAATCTTTCATCAAAAAACATAGGATCTTCAGATCTTAAAGCCCAGATAGCATTAGTTGTTCTACCTTTTCCATCTTTAACAGGTTTTGTAATAGCTTCAAACATTTGTTTTTTAGTTTGAACATTAATAGGTAATCCTGTTACTATTTCATTAAGACTGTTTATATTTTCTTTTAAAGCCTCTATACTACGTTTATTTTCGTCTTCTAAAAGCTTCTGTTGTTTTGATGCTGTTTGTTCTTCAAGAGTTATTTGTTCCTTTATAGAATCCTTTAAAACACTTAAATATTCTTTAGCATCGTCTATATCTTCTCCAAGATCAATACTACTTTGAACTAATTTATCAATCTTAGAATCCGGCATTGAAGTAGTGAGTTTAAAGTAGTCTACCATCACTTGTTTTCTTAGAGCAGAATTCTCTTCTTTACTCAACTCATCTACTGTAATACCTTCAAATCTAGTCTTTAATTCTACTAAACTGCCTGCAGTTTCCTGTGCCACTCCTTTACCAATAAGTTTTAAATACTCCTGGTAACCTTCATCTAAATCAGATTGAGCAGCAGTTAGATTTGCATCTATCTCAGTTTTAATAAGAGTTCTAAGAGCCTCAGCTTCGCCAAGAGTCTTAGAATCTTCTATAAATTTAGTTTCATCAAAAGATGATAATAGCCCCTGCGCCACCAAGTCTCTAGCAAAGATTACAGTAAAAGAAGCATCGGAAGTATCATCGGTTTTATTCACAAGGGGTACAGGGGCCTTATCATCAGGATCTTCAACCTTTTCCTCAATATCTTCTGTTTTGTCTTGTAGCTTTGTTGTATCTAAGACTTTATTAATATTTTCTAAAGAAAGCTCTTTTTTAGGATCTTCCTTTTTTTCTGGTTCTTTTTTAATTATAGGATCAGTTTCTAAAGCAGGCGCTGCGGCTAAAATACTATTTATATCTAGTCCAGCATCAAATTCTAAAATCTCATCCAAACTCTGTTCAAATACTTCTTTACTCATATTCTTTGCAAATTTAATTATTAATTTATAATTATAACTATAATCTTCTTTCTTTTAGTTTCTGGCATAACGTAAACCTATTATTTTTTAATAGGTTTACTATTTTTTAGAAGTAGGTCTAGGAGAGGGTTTATTAGCAACCTTACGCTTTATCTCAATCTCTCTATCTTTCTGCTCTTCTTTTTTACGGTTAGACCTCTTAACCTCATCAAGTTGTTCTTTTTTCAATTGAATATCTTCTTGATTATCCTCAACCACAGGAGCTTCTTCAGTATCTTCTTTTGTAGAAGACGCTCTAATATAAGCTACTTCGATAGCCGTACTAGCCTGTAAATCAGCTTTATATTTCTCAAGTTCAAGCCTCTGATTTTCAAGTTCTTGTTCCTGTTGCATCATGGCCATTTTATTTTCCTCAGCAGCCTTCTGAGCAGCAGCTTGTTGTTGCTGTAGTTGTTCTTCAAAAGCTTCAAATTTTCTCTGTAAAGCAGCAGGATCTTGGGTCCTATAAAGTTCCATTACCATACTAATTGTACCACCATTTTGCATAAAAGGCTGAACGAGTGATTTAATAGTACTCATCATGTCCTTATCAACAGCTGAATTAGTAGAATAGATTCCATATTCTGTCTCTGCAAACATCTGACCATCAAAGTCTAAGATAGACTGACTACCATCAGATAAAATAAATTGTCTCTTAAACGCCTGTTCTTTCCAGGCAATTTTAGCTGTTTCTATATAAGCATTTATGGATCTGTTTATAAAGTCATCATGTATGCTGAAATATTTAGCTGTATTAAGTGAACTCTGTTTTACAGATCTTTCCACACCTCCTACAGTTTCTCTATTATCTACAGCGCCTTTTCTTTGAGGTGTAATACCTACAATATCCTGAATTCTATTCTCCAAGAATGTTAATATGCCTAAAAGATTTTGAATTACATTAGCATCTCCAATTTCTACGCTGCCAGATCCACGATTCATATTTCCAGCCAACTTGCCTAAAGAAGCTCCTTTTTGGCCCTCATTAAATTCATCTTCAAAAATAACCTTCATCTGGTCAATATAAAATAAAAATTGATCCATAGTAAAGTTGCTGGGAATCATGCTGGTACTTATTTTTGCAATTTTACCTTTATATGTTTTAAGCTCTTCCCAAAGCTTATGCATGAAGAAATTATATGTTAGCTGGTAATCTTTAGCTAAACTAACAAATGATAATGATTTAGAATCATTTGTAGTAAATATATTTCCTACAATGCCAGGATAACACTTACTAGGATTATCCATTGATCTAAACTGAACAGGACGAGGCCCCATTTTAACATAGATATCGTCTGCAAGTTTAGTTCCTTCATTCCATTCACTAACCCAAATCCACTTAATATTCTCATCTTCAACATTATTTAAAGGATAATCTTCATCTACAAATGTTTTTTGAATATCTCCATTTTCATCAATAAAAGTTAAGACTCCTAATTTTCGCATTCCTTTCCAGAGAACTCTAAGCTTTCTAGCATTCCCATAAGTATCAAATGATCCACCAAAAGAGGCAGCTTCTTTAGTTGATGCAGATAAGACACTACCTATTCCTCCTTGTTGATTTATCCAAGAAGTTAAATCTATAGGTACATTTCTAAGGGTACGCTGGAAGAGTTTACCTGATGCGGCATTTGCATAACCATAGCCTTCTTCTAATTTTTTAATCTGTGCGTCTGATAAATCATCATGATACTCATCTATAAGTTGTCCTACAGGCACAAAACTTAATTCTATGATAATATCAGAATCTTCAATTCTATAAGTATTCCCAGAACGAACTGTAAATATATTTAAAGGGTTGCCTTTTCTGCTAATTGGCTCTCCACCAACTATTTCTGATATAGAAATCTCTTCTCCTTGCACTAATAGATCTTCAAAAGCCTTGCTAAATAATTCTTTCATATTTTGGTTAACGTAACCATACTGAATTATCTGTGATGCCATTAGCTCTCTACGATCTCTATAGTTGAACTTCATCCATTTAGCTTGAGATTGAATAGCTGCTGAAACTTCTTCTTCCGAAAACTTATTTGCAACTACTTTCTCTAAAATAGATTTATTCATTAATGCTGATAATTCTTCTAATTTAGAATTAACCAGATCAGGATTAGACATAGTTATTAAAGGATTAAAACGCATCTCACGTTCCTCACCCAATAACACAGCCATATATGAATTTATAAGAGGATAATTTTTATAGGTATTATCAAACTTAGCTTCAAGTTTATAAGGATTAATAACATTTTGAATCTCTTTTGGATCTATAATATTATTAATAAGGTTAACATTACTAAGTTTTTCTTGCATGGATGCACGTAATCCATTATCAACATCAAAGCCGACAATAGTATCTGCAGCATCTACACACTCTTTATAATAAGATTTGGTCTTTTGATTTCGACTTCTTTTCTGAAAAGGAAATGTCATTTTTGATACATTAACCATACTTGTTGCCATATTTTTTAATTTTGTGTAAAAGTACTGATGTTATATTGATTTAACAAAAATTTTAATTACTGGTATAGCGTAATTTATTTTAAACGGAGTTAATTGATTTAGCAGGATTTATAATTTTTACTTTTTTACTAACTCCTGAATATCTAATAAACCAGGGATCATCATGTATAGTCTTAATTTTATCAGAATACTTTTGTATTTCATATTTAGCTCTATCAGCTCGTAAAATCATTAACATTCCCATTGCAGATATCCTGTCAAAGTTATCATCTGGATTCCAACTAATTAACTCTTTAAGGTAGCCTATAGAACGTACTTTATGTAAATTTAATAATTTTGGCTTCTCTTCTTCAGATTTTATATCTGAATCATCTAGAGACGTATAAGCCTTTTCTATTAACCAGTCTGCTTGTAATTTCCTTCCCCAGGCATTAATCATCTTATTTGCAGTTGTGCCTTTTGATCTATTACCAAATGAAGGCCCTTTTTGTAAATCCATGTCTTTTAACATCTGGGGTGTATCACATAATAAGTGTAGGTTTCTGGTAGTATCAAAATATTGGAATAGTCCTTTTAGGTTATTTTCATAGTTAGCAACAGCATTATAAAACTTTAATAACATAACACAGTTATTATAAAATTCTGATGCCAATGGAGGCCTACCAGAATATTCAGCTACAATTCTATCTTCCCAACTATCAAAGACAAAACAACTTCCTAAAGAATTAGTATACATACCAGCATCGGAATCAATAGGGTCTATCCCAGCTATATATCTCCAGGTAGGTATATTACCATCTCCCATCTTTTTAGGCATTTCAAAAATCTCAATACAGCCAAAACGATCTAATTCGTCTTTTAACGGGAAATTCCTTAAGGGTGGATGCAGTTCCTGTTTATCCCAGGAAATCTCTCCTTTAACATTAGTTTTTAGATGGCCTACATAATGAGCATGTACAAACTCTTGGTAATTAGGCATTACATCGGCGAGATAATCTTTAAGAGATGATATAGGAAAAATACTACCTTCTCTACGCATGATAGCTTCTTGTGGAGTAATACACATCTCAGCCTTATGCTGCACTAAAGTATTAGTATCTGTAGAGTTATACTTTATTTTAAATCTTCTTTGTATAATCTCTATAAGAGCTCCAATTACATCTGAGTTACCATTCTTATCATACTTACCTAATCTATTAAGATATGCCGGGAAAAAGAAGGCACAATTAACTTTTCCATTAGTATTTTTATCATATACATTAGGAAGAGCTAATATATTATAACCATCTGCATTATAAAACATTTCCTCTGCTCCTGCAAAGTTTGCCCCCTCTGTACCTCCAGTACCTCCTCCAATCATAGTAGAGTGGGCAAAATCTCCCTCTTCTACTGATTCACGAGCTACGTTCCAGGTTTTTAATAAGTTTGGGAAGATTCCCCACTCATCATAATAGATAGTACCTCTTTTACCACGAGCATGTTCTGGATTTCCAGATGTTGTTACTCCGATTACTGAATTATGTGTTCCTCGTGTAATACCGTCTTGATCAGTGTATCCTACTTCCCAAATCATATTATTCAACGAATCTTTGCTTTTTAACCTGGGCCAGGGAGTCGTACTTGCACACCAATTGACATTATAATCAAATTTATTTAAAATTCCATCTTTTATTAAATATTCTTTTTCACTTGCAATTGCAAATGCTTGAACATCTTCTTTGTTTAAGGAACTACTTCCTAGAATGAGTAGTCTAGTTAAATCAGAACCGGCGGTATATGAGAAGCCCACTCCTCTTCTTTTTAATAAGCCAGCATGTTTTCCAAAGTCTTTAGCTTGCTGGACATAATGATAGTATAAATAGGACCCATCATAAAAATCTGGAAACCCTCTACCTCTTTCTGATCTTTTCGTACCTGGAACTATCTTATTTCTAAGTATTGGAGAATAATTTAAATAAAAGTAGAATGGTCCAGGTATCCATTCTCCATCATATTCTCTTATATACCCATCTCTACAGCGTCTGGCTTCTTCTTTCCAAAACTTACTATATTCTGAATTTGGAGATGAATTAGGGTATAAATTTGTATACTTTTTAAACTGTTCATAATGAATAGCAGGCTGCCTAAAATAATTAACATCCTCTAATATATGAGGATCAGAAAGATTAACTATAATCTTCCCAAACTCATCTTTTTCACAGTCTTTGGCATATTTTCTATTAGGTCTAATTAAGTTTTGTATAAACTGAACAGAGTTTATAAACTCAGTTATTTCTCCTAATACTTCTTTTTCTAATTTAGCTTCTTCTAAAATAGATTGATATTTATTATACTCCATCTTCAAATGTTGCCTTGGTCTTATTACCTACTTTATCTTTCTTAGATTGTACTTCTTTTTTTACCATATGTTCCAGCTTCACAAGGCCTTCCAAAATTCCAGCGCTTCTTTCAATAACCCTTGCTACCTTATCTATATCATATTTAGCTTTTCCATTCTTATCAAGAGCCAGAAAGTCTACATTTCTATAGAAATCTCGCATTCTGTCTATCACTATTTTTGCATCTTTTAACATTAATAGTGGCGTAATTTCCTCGCTTCTTTTACGGTAGAACTCTCTGGCTTCTGTGACAAGGACATCTTCTTTCCAGGGTTTAGGCAATCCAATGGAACTTATAACCTCAGACTCTCTTGTAGAGTCATCTACAATATCTGAAAAATCTGATTTAAAATCTTCTACAAAATAAATGTAAGCTAATTCTGCTAAGGCTTTTTCTTTAGTTTTTGTTTTATCTCTATCCCAGATTTTCTTAAAAGGAACTAATAAATATGCCTCTTCAGAAATAACTACTTGATTATTAATCAGATCGAATATTCTCATTTTCTTTATCTTTTTTTTCTGTTCGTTTCTTTAATCTCTCTTTATGCCACTCAGGACAATAAAATATTAAAAAATAAGGAATTCTTAAACTTGGGAAAATTTGTTTATGCCTATCACAACGATACTTCATAATAATAGACTGTAGTTCAAAAGGAGCTTCATACATCCTTTCTGCATCTGTTATAGAAATATCTAACTCTCTAGCAACTCTATTCAACAAAATCTTCACTTCCGGGCTCATCTTCCTCTACTTCTATATTTTTAAAAAGCATATCCATTTCAGCTATTTCCTGCATACAGACGGAACAAATTGGTATTGAACCGTCTGGACCAGAATAAAGTATCTGCTTACTCTGCTGTTTCCTTTCTAACAATTCGCATCTAACACATTTACTTGCCATTACTAATCAGAATAGATTTACTATTTTTAAACACTGTTTTACGTTCCCTTGCAAGAGCACCACAATCCGTGCACCTATAATTTTTATATTTACCTGTTTGTGTAAAATAATAATATCCAACAAATTCCAGATGTTTACCTCCACAATGAGGACAGACTGGCTCATTGGAATCAATAAATAAATTATAATTAGGATGCGATTTAATATAGGGCCTTAAATGTAAATATACTTCTTCTAAGATCTCAACGTCATGCTTATTATAGAATTCCATCTCCGATAGAGCTTTTTCTTCACCGTCTAAGCATCTTGACCATAATTTAAAATTAGTTTCAATTTTCTGATCAATTCCAAAAATTTTAGCTAGAGCATCTAATTTATTAGAAGAAAATCCAAATTCTTTGGCTGCTACTTGTTTTGTATCTACTTGTTGATAATAAGTAGTAGGAGGTAACCCATGTACTAAAAACCTTGATTTAATTTTAGGTATATCAAATTGATTGCCATTATGCGCTATTACTATATCAGCCTCATTCAATAAATACCAAAGTGTTTGAACTATCCTACTATCATCCTCTGTTCTAGCCTCTTCGCTAGTTAATTTTTGAGATACAACTCCTGGTTCCAATAGCCATTTAGCTGCCCAGGTTAACATAAACCATTCAGATATAATCTGATCTATATAAATATTCTGTTTCCAGAGTCGCCAGACAAAGGCTCGTATAGGCGCTGTTTCAATATCCAAAAGAAGAATCCTTGGAGTAGTATGGGGCTCTAATTTATGTTTTGGAACTGCTGTACTTATTTTTTCCTTATGATATAATTTTTTTGCTTCTTTTATAATCTCAGGAGATACTCTTAGCCAGGAGGCCAGTTTACCGCTTCCCATATTTGACATATAGGATTTTTCATGGAATTTTTCAACAATTTCTTCTATACTCATAGTTTTTAATTTTCGTCCTCGTCTTCAAATATAATAGTTAATTCTTGAGTCTTAGGTAGTATATATTTAGGTATTAAACTATCTGACTCAATTAGTTTTAATGTTCTTAATGTACTTAAAAGATTGTATATTCCTGACAATTTTATACTCATTTTTGCCGCAAGTTCAAGTTTAGAGTTATAACTAAATATTAATGTATTCCTTTCTTTAAAAGGAACATTCCTATATTTATAGTTGATACTTAATAAATTAGCATATAATTCTAACTCTTTAGGTCTAAGTTTATTAAATGGTGGGATATTATTAAGGATAAACAAAAGCTTAAGAAAATAAGTATCTTCTTGGGTCTTTATTCTTATCTTCATGTTTTTTAAATTTATTATTGCTAAGTTTCCAAAATAATTCCAACTGTAATGGAGTTAAACTTGATAAGGTCTCTCCTTCATTTAAAACAGATTCTACAACTTCTACAAAATATATATTATCATCAACATATATTTTTTTAACACATTTTCCTAGCTCATTATAAACAATCTCTCCAGCCTTAATTTTTTCTTCCGTCATTGGGACAAGTGGATCACTGTTCTTTCTGTAATACTTCATTTTACATAATTTTTACAAAGATATATACTATAATTGACATTTCCAAATTTTTTAATAAAAAAATCTCCTTTAGTAGGAGATTTCTATTTTTTTACTTGGTAAAGCCTTTTTTTGATCTTCTTTAGGGATGTCTATAATCAGCATACCATTTTTATAAGTAGCCTTAGCTTTTTCTAAGTCATAGGCTGTATCCCATTGTCTTGTAATTATAGAATAGGTTCGTAATCGCTTACCATCTTCTATCTTCAGTTGAAGCTCATCATCATTTACAGACAGATCAAAGGCCTCTTTTTCATACCCAGGAACTGCAATTTTAATCTGCATTCCGAACTTATCATAGTTCCAATTTGACCACATTGGAACTTTATTGTCATAATAATTGACAAATGTTGAATTAAATAAATCTAAAAAATTCATAATACTACTTTTTAAATCCTACACCTTTATTGCTTATTGAATCATCACTTGTTCCGTGATCTATAACTCTTATCTCATCTTTATATTTTACACCAAGAAACCAACGCTCCTCTCTAACCATTTGGTTTGCAAGGTCTTTATCAACACTAGTCCAGAATAAACCTTGAGTCATTTTCTTTTTATGTACAGCAGAACTACCATCAAAAATCTCTATTAGCTTATTTCTATAATCATCAAATCCTTTACCTGTAGTCACGTATGCTATACTATTCTGTATCTTTGACATAAGTATGCCCCTTCTGTTTTTTATTTATACCAAGTTCTTTTTTATATTCATTCCAAACATCATTTCTTACTTTGGAAGTATGTATAAGAGTACCCCTTCTATACCTTTTAAGCTCTTTGGCTAAAAGCTCTCTTATACGTTTTGTATGTTCAGCATCTAAATTTCTAGGCCTCATTCCAGAGAATATTGCAACTAAATCTTCAAATTGAATTTGCAATCTTATTTCTTCCTCTCCTTGCTTAAAAATAAATGTTCTATAAGTCTGTCCCTCGTCTAGGGTTGATTCTAAAAATCCCATAATTAATTCAACTTTCTTTTATCAACTTTTATACCAAAATCAAAGTCTTCCTTATCTACTGCCACCTTGACATTCATCCTTGGGATTACTGCATATTTGTCGTTTTTCCAGTCAAATCCTTCAGCGGTCCTAAAATCTAAAACGATGTCTCCTATGCTAAGATCTGTAATATCTTTAGATAAAGCAACTACCTCTGCATAATCTACCATAGGTTTTGGGGTATTACCCTCAGGAGCCAGGATTATTCCTCCTTTTAATTTAATCTTAATTAGGACAGATCCTAATTGCAACTTCATCTTACTAATGTCTTTAATTCTTTCCATCTACTTTACGTTTTTCAAACCACAATAAAAATAATACATTACACATTGCATGAGCTAAATGGCTTAAGCCAGACTCACTATCATTCAATTCTCCTTGTCTACTAGCTGATAGATGTCTCATAAGAGCTGCATAATATCTATCTTTTTCCACTCCTTGCCAATTGTTAGGGCCATATTTTTCGGAGCCAAAAGTGAGTATTTTGACTACATCTTCTACACAATCAATAGGCAGGAGATCCCATCTAAGTTTACCTGTATCAAACTTCTTGCCTTCTTCTTTCATATAACATTGTTCCAATTAAACCACTTTGTATTACTTTCCAAACCTTACCAAAAGTAAGATCTGCTGTATTCCAATTAGAAGGCACTAAAATAGCACTTCCTCCTGCTGCTCTGAAACTATCTATATTCTTTTTATAATCATCTATAAGAATACCATTACCGGCTAATAGATATTTCCTACTACCAAAGATAACTCCATCTGATTTAATATTTAAATATTTTTCTAACCAGGCTAATTTTTCTACTACACAAATAGGATCTAAGGAAGGGGCTGTTAAAATAGTTACGTCTCCTATCTGACACAACTCTTCATATAATTTCTTGTACCAAGGGTATGGTTCTATATTTAACCAAAAATTAGGAGTCTTCTCTATACTCCTCCAAAACTCTTTTACAGTAATATTATAGTAATCATATGTTTCCCAGGCTCCAAATTCTGTAGCATATTGCTTCATAGTAATTTCTTTACCATAATCTCTGTTTAAAGAGTCAACAGCACTAGAAATAAAATCTGCTAAAACCCCATCCATGTCTAATAAAATCTGTGTTCTTTTTTGTTCCATGCAATATATAAATTTAATTAACGATACAAAGGTACAACACATATTTATATCTACCAAACATTTCTTCAATTATTTTCAAAAAAAATTAGCCCCTGAGGGAGAGGGGCTAATTAACACGGAGTATTTATTCTACCTCCGGTTCTGAGATTGTAGAGAATCTCGCCTAGGAATTATTACTTATTCCAATCATTCAACTTTGCCAGCATTGCCAGAGTAACTAATCCAACTAGAATGAGTACTCCAAATACAGGACTAACTAAAGTTCCAATAAAAGTGGTTAATCCTGCTAACATGGGATACCATTCTGATTTTACAAAATCTTTCATAACTTACTATAATATTACTTAACTTTACCATGATTTTTTAAATATGTCTCAAGTTCTTCTAACGTCATAGATTTTAATTTATTATACATTTCAAGAACTTTAAATTTTCCCACATATTTCTCAATCAATTCTTTTTTCTTTCTAACTCTAATTTCAGCTTTCTTATTTGTTATATAATCTAAACCTTTTGGTTTATTAATTTTAAAAGAAATATGTTTTTTATCTTCTACTCTTTTTTTATTTTTATGAGATTTTTTTAACGGTACTATATACTCTCTATTCTTCTTCCAGACTTCATCTCTAATCTCAATATCATGTTCTTTATGCCATTTACTATGACAATTGCTACATAGAGTTATTAGAACATTATATGGGTATTCCCAGGCTTTCTTACCTCGTACATAGTACTTATGATGTACATTTAAATTATGAGTTGAGTTACACTCAGAACATTTAAAATGATCTCTTTTTAAGATTTTAAATCTTTTACTAATCCATCTTGGATCTTGTAGTTGTTCTGAATACTTCATAACATGCCCCATAGGGTTCCCCCATCTTTTAGTTTTTTGGTTAATCGTACAACACTTGGTCTTTGTTTACCCCTAGCCTACTATTACCCTTACCATCGGTGGTTGTAGTCGTGTGCTTAACTAACTTATTTTTACCATGGAGGACTCTCTTCCTATTTGGAGATTCACCCCCCACCCGTCTTTTCCCCTGTAGGTACTCAGAGTTGGACTGGATTTACTTTGCAAATATAAAACCTTTATTTTAAATATCAAAATAATTAGGTAAAAAAAATCTACTAACTTTTAATAGGTTACCTATTAAAAACTAACATCTATATTATAAGTACCAGTACCACATGTAATTGTGGGCCAACTTGGCTCCTGGTAGGGTACAGTAATTGGATAGACCCAGGGATAATAAGTATAAGTAGTTTGCTCTAAATTTAAAGTATACTCCTTATAATCCTCTCCCAACATATTAAATAATGTCTCTAAAAGCACCCCAATCTTAATATTTTCTAAGATCTGAATAGTTTTATTGTTTGTATCTATCTGTATTTTCATCCTTAATTAAATATTTATCTGAACTACCTATACGATCTTCAATCTCTATTAAAGACCCTACTTTACAACATCCGTCTCCTACAAGACCTTCAGCATCCTGGATAATAGGTAGATCCTTATTACCCACATAAATTCTACCACAAATCATACATTTATATCTCATATATAATAATTTTTCCTTCTTCCCACCAGATCTTTGATGCCTCAATCTTCCAAATTCCTGAATCCTCAATCTTTAAACAATCATTTAAAGCCTTTAATAAATTATCCAAGTCAGGTTTTTGTTGATGAGGCTTCCCTAACAATCCCTTCCTCTTACTATTACTCCAAGATTCTGGCATTGGCATTAAAAACTCCACCCTATACTTATCAGGTAATTCAAATTTATTCAATCTACATAAAGCATTCAGATGATCTTTGAATGCAAAATACCTATCTACTATAGGTCTATGTTTCCAAATGTCGCTACGTGTCATCCTTGGTTTAGCCACAGGATTAATAACTAATTCAATCATCTATTTTAGTTGCATAAATTAATAATCCTACCACCACTATAAAAGCTACAATTAATATCATCATATTATTTTAGTTTTAAATGCAAGGTAAAAACATTCATCCTTAATCTTCTTATCATTCTCTGATATAATTATCTTATACCCCATATAATTAAGAATAGTGCATTTTCCAAAATCCTTAACTTTCTGATTAAGCTCTACAGATAATTGGCTACTATTACTAACTGAAGTTAAATTTTGTACCTGCCTTTCTACTTCTTCTAATAATACCTTATAATTATCCCTATCTAATTCTACATATACAATCATATCCTTAATCAAGTCATATTGTATACCATGTAAGCATCTGTCAATTGTTCCAAGTATTCCCATATATTATATATATAAATTAATTCTGCAAAGTTAAGTACTATTATTGAGACTACCAAATTTTTAAGTACTTATTTTTAAGCCGGGGGTACTTTTTATGAAATTGGTGATATCCCCCTAGGTCTAATGGGAGATATAGAGAGTGTGTAGTTTATAGAGTATTTATTACAGTAGAGAGAGCGTGTATAATAATATTATTGGTAGGTATAGAGAGAGTGTAGGTCTCTTCCAACCAACACCCCGCCCACATTCGTGAGTGGGTAGTATCCCCACTGTCTAAATTTTTCTATGTCAAATTTAACTTTTATGCTATGCAAAAAGGATTAAGAGCCGCATTCGGCTCAAAGAAAGTCCGCCTTACCAGTTGGACTCCTACCAGTACTGACGAGCAGACTGGATTGATCGATTATGAAGAAATCGACCGTGATGGTGAAGTCACCAACACTGGTACTGCACAGATTTTCAATTGTGCAGACGAGCTTGAGCTCGATGACGAGAATTGCCTTACAGGCAATAGCAGACTCTCCGCAAGCGGTGAGTTTATCTCGGTCAGGAAGCCCTTCGACAGGAAAGGACTTGGAAGGAAGTAATCCTTCCTTTATTACAATGAGAGCTATGGTTTCTGTGACATCATCATCACAGTCACCACTCTCATTGTCATTACCTTTGTTTCTTGGTTAACTAGTCTTACTTTAGCTACTAATAGCTACTAATAGCTACTTTCATAGGTCATTCACCTTTAGAATAGAGGGTCTTACAATGCTGTAAGTGGTTGAGTATGAAGAGGTAGACACACTAACCTACTCTTTCACTCTTTTCATCATCATTCAATTTGTTTATTAATCTAATAATATAACCTAAATGAGAGAAATAATTTATGCTGTACCTGCAATATTGTTAGATCAGCAAATTCAGCCGGCTATTGATGCATTAAATAAAATTGATCCAGCAATAGTAAAAGCATTTATGGTCTCAAAAAGTAATTTTGATCGTGAAATTCGTCTTCAAATTACTGATACTGATGAAGATAGAATATCAGATAGTGATTTATTTTATCTTGGAATATTATTTGGAAGAAATATTAAATTATAACATAAGGAGCTGAACTTAAAACACTCAGCTCCTTAATTATATCATTAGAAAGCAGAAAGACTAGGACTACATTGTCTCTGCACTTAGCATTAGATCACGCAAGTGAGATGTAGCATGATGATTATAAACCCTGGATGAAACAGTGAGATAACTACTCATAAGTCATATAATTTAAAATATATATGAGTGCATATATGGTTGATAGAACTGCAGTGAATGCAGAGTAACTCAGCTTGATGGCACATAATCCAGGTTTTAACTATTAAATAATCCTTAACAAATATTACCATGATACTACTTATAATTATTTTTATTGCAGTCATATCTTTTATCATATTTATGTATTATCGTCTTATACATGCTCCTAATAGATATGATATTGTATATAAAGCTATATCAAAAAGATATTATCCAAGATGTAACGGATACTTTATATACTATACTCGTGCTGAGTATGAACTAACTAAAACGCCTGCTGGCTGTTTATATGGTCCTACTAAAGAAAGAGCCATTGAAATTATTAATGAATATAAAGAATTTCTTGGCTTAACAGATAAAATAATACCTTTAGATTAAACCGGCCATAGCTTGAGGAGGAGCTTATTTATGAAACGTATTTGAGTTTAATTGTTTTTACATTTATTGTGATCTACAGCAATTGAATAGTAGATAATTTTATCACTGTTTAATACCTTGCAAGGAATAAATCGTGAGACAATACTGGCGGAAGTATAAATAATGATTAAATATATTATGTGAGTCGTATGTAACCCTGGAAATTTTTAATCTCGACAATTAATGTCTATATATACATGCGGCTCACATTTTTTAAAACTAACTACTATGAAAACTATAATAAAAATAGGTATAATAACTTTAATAGTTATTTATCTTCTAAGATCATTTGTACTTGGTTCTTTTATTAGTGTATTTGAAACAGAAGAAAACAGGCTTGCATTTATTCTTGCATATGTAATTACTTATTTAATGGTATTATTTGCATATTATATAGTAAAAATAAATAATGATGAATATTAAACGCTTTTTTGCTTGGTTGAAATAGGTTGGAGTCTTTACTTATCTGAAAAGACTTTAATGCACTCCAACCCAACCATTTACCTAAACTTTAAACTATGAAAAATCTACTATGTTTTGTTACATTATTTATAGTATTTAATGTAACTACATTAGCTCAAAATAATATTGTTTATTTATCATTACAACCTCAGGATCTTGGAATTGGTATTCGCTTAGATCATATGATTAAACCTACTTATGGTATATATGGATCATTTACAAAAGGCAAATATCCATTATATGATAATAATTATATGTTGCATGATAAAGCTGAAATAGGTATAATAGCTATAACAGATAACTGTAATTATCCGTCATTTAGTACTATAGGTATATCCTGGAATAGATACGATCAAAAAATATATAGTCTGTTACCAGCTAAAGCCATGAATCCAATTAGTCTTGATATAGGAGCAGGAATTATGCTTCATAGAATAGCATTTGGAGTAAGATTTGATCCTATTAAATGGGAAGGTACAATTGATATAGGTATAATCCTTAATATATAACTTAATGATTACTTTAGATAGTATTCGTGCTTATAGAAGAGATTTTGTAGGCATAGGTAAAAAAGTATGTACAATACATACTATGACTCAGGATGATCTTAAAAGATTACTTCCTGAACTTATAGAAGAATTTGATAATTTCACTGTAACAGTATATCCAACTACTGTTACAATGACAATACCAATAGAATGAAAAAATCCTTGCCACTCGGAGAAAGCTGAGGTCTCATATCAGGTAGGTTAAGCCTGTTAATATTCACACCTCTAATAAGGTGATAATATCATGCACACTAAATAGTACTGTTATATCAAAACAGAGAGAGGCAAGTGTGCAAGGGCAGCTAATATAAAAGACAATGGACTAGTGGCCAGTCAGCCGTAGTAATACGGACACTTTATTAGCCTTCAATATAGAAATATGTTGTCGTATAGTTTTGGAAACGTGTTTAATCGTCCATCGTCTTCAAAGGCAATTTAAATGCAGTCAGGCAATTGAGAAGACTACTGCACTGGTGGGTAGCGAAATCCAGTACTAAAACTAATTGTGCGACTCACCTATTGATATGGTGAGTATATAATACCCATGACGATGGGCAAAGTCTGATAATGGCCTAATGTAATCTTGCTACAGCCAAAAACAGCCAATACATAGCAATTGTGTATGTGATAGCTAATACTACAGGACCCCCTGTAAACAAATTAGTTCACGGTCTTATCTACTTAATGATAAGTCTGAAATTAAATATAAAATAATTTAAAACTATATAATCATGACAAAAAAAGTATCCAGACCTAATCGTAGAGCAATAAGACGATTATCTATTGCTCAGAAACAATACGAGAATATGTGTAAGATTGGCAAACCAATAGCTTACACCAAACCCGGTAAACTTAAACATTGGTAACTTTAAAACTATATAACTATGTTACAATTATTAATAGGATCTTTAATAATATTTATTATATTAGCTATATGTTGGTTAATAGGATATTTATCTTATAAATTAGATTGGACTTGGTTACCGTATTCAGATCATATAGATATAGATGATCTAATAGAAACTATATTTACTGGAATAGCTAATCTGTTTACTATACTTATTTATATAGTGATAGTTGGGTCTTTATTTGTATCAGCCTATCTCTTAGGAGGTTTAATTATTTAAATTTAATAAATAAAACTATGTATAGAGTAGAAAATTTTAGATATAATGGATTTTTTGTACAGTCTATAAAAGGATATACAAAATATACAGCTGAATTTAAATCTTGGACAAATGATCCTGGTATAGCTTTATGCATCTGTTCAGATAATAAAAAAAGATTAATTCCTTCTTGTTGTTTAATTGGTGATGAGAAATTACCAAAACAAGATATATCTAATAAAATTCTTTTTGGTCAACCAAGTAAATCATAAAACTATGTATAAACGTTGTAAGATAGTTATGCTTCCTACTAATGAAAAAGTACCTTATAAATTAAATAAAGGTGATATTTGTTTAAATAAAAAGGGTGTATTAGAATATATTGTGAATCAACCTTTAAATATCCCAACTATTCTAACTACTCCACAGCATCTTTATATTCTTTCTGATGATGAGATTAAAGAAGGTGATTGGTGTTTACATTTAATAACTAATAATATCTCCCAATGTCATGAAAAGGGTAGTTATTATGGTGATTGGAAAAAGATCATTGCTTCAACTGATTCATCTATTGTTATTGATAAAGAACCATATAGAGTAATAGACTATAGTAAAGGCACAACTAATGGTGTAACTATTATGAAAGAAAGAGATATTATTATTCCTTCTATTCCTCAATCATTTATTGATAAATATGTCAGTGAATATAACGTAGATAATATAATTACCGAAGTTCTGGTTGAGTATGAGAAAAACTTCTATGGATATTTTGATCAGGGTGGGGAAGATTGGAGGCTATCTCTTAAATTCAATCCAGGTAATACTATCAATATTAAGAATTTGAAAAACTCCTGGACAAGAAATGAGGTAATTGAAATCCTTAATAAAAGAGAAAAATATATTGCACATGAATTAACTCCTTTTATGAGTATTGACAAATGGATTGAATCTAATTTATAAAAGGGTTATAATATAAAACTATTATTAATAGAATTTCTTTTTTTGACAATTTATTATAACCCTTTTTAACTAACTAAACTTATGAAAATAGTTGCTATTATTTTTCTTCTATTACTATTCATGTTTGTAATAGGAGTAATTTTATTTATCTATGCTATTATACAGATAGGCTTAGATAAAGATGTGCCTAAAACTGAAAATACAATGCCTATGGCTTGTATATATCAGGATAATGTTGCCTGTAGATATGTAGATACTACAGATATGTATTTGACTAAATCTTGTACAGAATGTGAACTATATGTACCATGATGGCAACTTGTAATAATCCGATGAAAGAACATAATTCAACAATTGTGTTCTGTATAATATTATTTATTATAATAATTATATCTCTAATAGTAGTTTAAAATGAAAAATCTTTTACATAAAGCTGCAGATAGATTACATGATAGTCTATACGCTACATCAACTCGTGAGCCTATTAGAAGAACTAAAACTCAGAATCGTAATGAGCCTTGTAAATGTGGTTCACATAAGAAATTTAAAAATTGTTGTATTAAAAAATTCAATTAATCAAAAACCCTGTAATACTAATAACTTTAGCCTTCCTTTAGGATAATTCTATCCTTTTTATACTCAACAAACTATTATATACAGTCAGGTATTACAGGGTTTTTTAAAATTTAAAATTATGTTTTGGATTATATACCTTTTTATTGGAATCATAGTTAATTTATTTAGTGTTTATTTAACATATAATAAAATAACCACAGGATCACTTTTTGGTTGTATACTATTATCAGGATTTTTTCCTTTAGTAATATTAACCTGGGTTCTAATTATGATAAGTGAATTAAGTTTTTGGGATAAAACTATTTATAAAAAACGTTAATTATGTTTTGGATATATTTCTTATTTGCTATGTATATATTACCTATGGTAATATTTTGGTATTATTTTCATCTTATGTATAGTAAAAATGGTGAATGTGAAGATGAAAAAATATCATCTTTAGAAGCTAAATTTGTATTTACTCCTATTATAAATCTAGTAGGATATTTAGCATTTTTTATACAATGGCCAATAAAAAATCAATTTGATTTTGACTGGAGTAAATTTGGTCGTATTCGTATAAATTTAAATAAACTTTTTTTAATTAAAAAATAACTAAAAAGATGTTTGAAAGTAAAAAATCTTCCTTATTAGGAACAGCATCTGTTAAATCAGATAAGAATTCATTTTTAAATGCTGGTATGAGAAAATCAGCTAAAGTGCGTTCAGGCAATGATGCTATGAAATTTAATTCTACAGGAAATGAATTTGTAGATCAGTTTGGTCAGGTTGGTAGATATAAAGAGCCTCGTAAATACTTAGAGATTGAGAAAGATATGGCTATTCTATGGGGGTTAAATCCTTTAGTAACTATTATGTTTACTATTTATATCAGAATGATTACCCGTATTGTATCATTGTTTGACAATTTGAAAACTAAAGAAGTACAAAAAGGAGCCGGTTTAAAGCATGAAGGCATTCTTCGTATGCTTTGGATAGCTATTAATCATGAAGATTCTTTCTGGAAAAATATACATATATTTATATCTGTAGGCTCTTGGAAAGATATAATTGTAATGTTACAATATGATTTAATATTTCATGGTTGGAATGGTAAAGTTTTAAATTGGGATAAATTTGGTAGATTAATATTAGTAGGATTAGAAAATCCTAATACTAATAATCTTATAAAGAAATATTTACCTCAAATTAAAGCACATTCTAAATGTACAACAGTTGAGTCTCAGGCTGATAATATGATTGCAAAATATATTTGTAGTTTATTATTTGGTGGTAAAACTCCTGATGAAAAGCATTATAACTATGTTAAATATAGGAAATTAAAAGTTTCTGGTACGGCTCATTCCTGGCAACAGTTAATAAGTCAGGGCCGTATGTTAGAAATTGATTTTAATACTATTCATGGTAGAGCTTTAAGTCAATTAGTATCTTCTAAGTTTTTAGCAAATAATGGTCTTGAAGCGAAGTACGAAACTTGGATCAGTACTAAACCAGTTGCTAAATTTACAGGATATGTATATGAACTAGCTAGTAAAATAGTTGGGAACATTAAAAAATATCAAATTGATACTATTAATGCTCAGTATAAACAATTATTAGAAAAAGCTGGTAAAGTTAATGCTAATTTTATTGTTGTAAAAGATACTTCAGGTAGTATGAATAGTATAGCTATTGGAACTAATATGAGTTCATATCATATAGCTAAATCATTATCTATATTTTTTGGTAATCTTATACAGGGATGGTTTCATAATCATTATATAGATTTTAGTACCACTGCTTATTTAAGAAAAATACAGGGTGTTAATTTTTATGACCATTGGATTACAGAAAATAGAGTTGAATCTGCTAATACAAATTTTGAAGCTGTAGCTAACTTATTTGTACAAGTTTATGAAAGCGGAGTTCCTGAATCTGAATTTCCTACTGGTATTATATTAATATCTGATGGTGAATTTGATCGTACTAAAATGTATGATACTACTAATATAAAAGCATTTAAACATCGTTTATTGTTTGCTGGATTATCTCCTAAATTTGTTGAAGATTTCAAATTCGTATTTTGGGATATAAGAAATGAGTTTTATGGACGTAATCAGAAAGTTAAATTTGAAACTTATGGTCCGGCAAAGAATGTATTTTATTTTAGTGGATTTGATGGTTCAGTTATTACTTTCTTATTAGGTACAGAAGGTAAATCTGCAAAAATTCCTAGTACAGCAGATGAATTATTTAATGCTGCTTTAGATCAGGAAATAATTCAAATGATAACAATATAATAAATAGGTGGATATCAGCAACATATATACTAAATATATGTAAAAATTGGAGAATTTCTTTATTGAAAGAGGTGTATATACTTTCCACCTGTAAAATGGTGTATATATCAAAAACTTTAAAGAAATCTCCATAATTTTAAGAATACATTCAGCAATTTAAAATTCTTCTGCTAAAAGAAAAAAAGTCGTATTCTGTTATAAGGTGTCATCAGCAAATTAAAAATTATATACTCTCAAATTTTGGTTTTGAAACAGTAATAACCGACACCTGATAAGAGTTGTTCAGCAAATTAAAAATAATCCTCAAGGTTCTATGGGTCACTGGTTCGATTCCAGTTCTACCTTAAAGATGGTAGATAGCTCAGTTGGTAGAGCATTAGATTGAAAACAAACAACTCTGATAAGGACAGTTTAGCAATTTTAAAAACAATTACCTTTTAAGTAATCACGTTCTGTCCTGTATAAGATCACATACTGCAAATTTAAAAACTACATGTGCTAGGTTTAGCTCGTTAAGTAAAAGTGATCTGTATCTTATTTAACTAAAAACTAAAAAATTATGCCTAAAATTATTATGAGTGGTACACAATTCAAATATAGAATTAAACCACATGAAGCCTTAAAGAATGAATACCCACAGCCTTATTATAAATTTAAAGATCCTAGAGTAGCTACGGCATTTTTTTTAGAAACTTTAGGACAGGAAGTAAAAGATATTCCTATAGGAAGAATGAAACGACCTAAAACTATTTAACTATGAATGGATTTATACAAGCTACAAATATTAAATATCATAAAAAAGTTCCAAAAACTCCAGAGATTATTAAATATGAGGATAGTTATGTAAATAACTATCCTAGTTTAATATACACTAAAAGGCCTAAACAAATAACTTTTGGTGTAACATCAGAATATTTTTTACATATACAAAAAGGATTGGATAAACTTCCTTTATTAAAAATAGACACTATATCTAAATTGCCTAAATGTAATTCTTTTAAAGATGAACTATTTTATATAATGTTGTCATTATATTCATGTAGAACATTATATACAAATAATGCTCTTCAATGTGAGCCTGAAAAAAACAGATCTTTATCAGATATATATTGTGTAGTAAAATTTTATAAACCTGAAATTACTCTAGAAGAAGTTTGTGATACTTTATGTCAACTACTTGTAGAGGCTAAAATATCTACATTATGGTGTGGTACGATAAATAAAAGAGTGTATTATACTAAAATATTTAAGTATGGAGTGTGTGAATCTAATATACGTAGTAAAAGTAATTTGGATGAGTTTGGTTTAATATTAACTGAAATATATTAATTATGGGATTATTTAATGCAAATGTTACTGTTACTATTCCTCAACCAGGAATACTAACCTCATCAGGAAGTTATGAGTATAAAGAAAAAACAACTTCTGGGTCTATATTGCCTGCAGAACAAAGATTATTTATCTTTAAAAAGCCTACTTATTCAAATTGTTTCAGAAAAACAGAATTAAGTGAAGCTTTTGTTAATCATGCTATAAGTGATCATGGCAGACCAGCTATAAGTGATGGTTATAAAGCACATACTTTCTGGAAAAAAATGACTCAATTAGAAAGATTACATTTTCATATTGCAAAATATGCAAGTGATTTTGGAAGTTCAAACTATAGTTTTAAAATACATGAATTATGAAAAAAAATAATGAAATTGGACCAGTTGGAATCTGGTTTAGAGTATTAGGATTACTCATAATCTCATTACTATTATGGGGAGTAGTTAGTCCTATGCTTGTTAGTAACTCAGAATCAGATCTTGGAGTAATCCTTGGAATAATTATAATATTCTTAGTACCAGTAATTTGGTATTATGTTTTATATCCCGTGTATAAACAATTAAAATAGTTTATGAGACTTAATATGCCAAGAAAAACGAAGGAGATTATCAAAATTAATGATGATCTCCTTCATCTTCCTAGTTTAATCTTAGGAAGAAAAAATAGTAAAAATCCAATTTATTTTAAAAAAATATCACAATTACCATTTGAAGAAGGATTATTGGAAATTATTAAATTAAATATGTATAATAATACATATCATCTTGATAAAAGTATTCAATGTTCAAGTTATAAAAGAAGATCATCAGAAGATTTATATAAGATATGTAAAGCTTATTATCCTGATCTTACTTATTATACTCTTTTAAAGACTTTACATATATTAGTTAATAATAAGAAAATAAGAATGTTATTCTGTCCGGGCATTAATAAATATGTATACTATAGATTTCGTGGTGATAGTAATACCTATGCAGCACAATGTATATCTTTTATGTTTGCTCCAAAAGATAGAAAAAATGAATTGGGTATAGTTGTAAAAACTTTATTTTAAATAATTAATATTTTTAAAGAACCTTGCTTTTTACGGCTGAATAAGGTTTATATTGTAATGCATCAAAAGCGCACGAGAAAAAATAATTATTTATTATGTAAAAACTTTTTAAGTTAGTAAATAATATTAGAAATATTAGTTAAATAAAATAATAATCGTAAGGGTAGTTATTTATTTAACTACTCTTACTTTTAAAACTTATTGATTATGGTATTCATTCATTATGGTTCCAAACAATATAATCCTGAACTATTTAAACCTATAGTTAATAGGATTATGCGAAATAAACCTAAGGGAGGTTTATGGGTATCACCACTTAATTCACAAATTAGCTGGAAAGATTGGTGTTTAAAAGAAGAATTTCCTTGTAATATTGAATATTATTTTAAATTAAAATTTTATAAATCTGCTAAAATTTATAAAATAGATTTTAATGAAGATTTATTAAAATTACCTCATATATATTATAAAGAAACTGATTGTTATTATCCTGATTTTGAAGAGATAATGAAATCATTTGATGCTATTTGGTTAACAGAAAAAGGTGTAGGTAAAACTAGTTCTATTCTAAATAGTTATAATTTATATGGTTGGGATTGTGAAAGTGTGTTAATTATGAATAAAAATAGTTTTTATACGATATGAAAAAAATTAAACCAGGAAGAATAGATAAAAAACCTGATCAACCAGGTATAAATGAACAAAAAATAGAAGTGCCTTTTGATAATAGTTATAGTAAGTTATCTGATTTTATAGCGGATTTTCAAAATCCATATCAATATAAATGGATTGATCCTCCTAGTACTACAACAAATATAATAGATTCAGAAGGAACTATACATAGAGTTAAACCTACATCAGCAGCAGAAGAAGCTAGAAGAGCAAAAGAAAAGTATCTTAATGAATATTTAAATGATGTTCATTCAATAAAAGCTCCAAAATTTGCTAAACCTGTAGATCCTGAATTACAACAGAAGAAAAAGGTGTATGTTCCTAAGTTAGATGAAGACGACACTATGTTAGGAGATTTAAGTTTAGAAACTCAATCTAAAAGAAATAAACACGATTTTATATTAAGAAATTCTGATAATGGTTGGGAAGTAGAAGAGGAAGATAGAGATAATAGAGATTTAAATGAAAATTATCGTAATGGTATGAAAAATATAATTAAAGAAGCTGTTCATGAGAATTCAATGCTTCCTCTTATAAAATGGTTATATATATCTGCTAATCATCATATTGAAGAATTTTCTGATCCTCGTAAAGTTCAATTGAAAATAATGAAACTTGGATCAATAGAGGCTTTTGTTGCAGAAAAAGTAGATACTATATACTATGATATACATCCTTATATTGAAGATGGACAAAATGAAGGTACTATTATAGTTAATTTAATTTCTAACATAATTCAGTTATATATTAGTACTGTAGATCCTAAAATAATCAGAACTGATTTTATATTATTAGATAGTTTAGAAGTCGTTCAGGAAATGTTTACTGTCATAAATAGTAAACATATAAATGTAGATTGGACTTTAAAAAATATTATTCAGAATAGTAATTTTAGTTTAATGCGAAGACATAAAGAATGTATTGCTTTGATGTACAGTCCTTTATTTAATTATTTATTTGTATTTTCTGAAAAATATTTTCTAGGTAATTCTAATCACGCAGGATTTAATTCTTTTTTAGTTAATACAGGAAATTTACCTATTAAAATAACTGATCATATAGAAAAATCTGATCAGAAAGTTAATATTAATGGTAAAGACTACTCTTTAAAAGCTATTGAAAGTATTACTGAATGCAAATTAAGTGAGTTTTTACAAAATATAGAAATTGAATCTTTTTTAGAAGAAAATAATATTACTGCTGAAGTTGTTGATCATTCTAATCTTTTTTAAAAATTATGGTGGCACTATTCGTCACTTTGGACATATTAGAAATCAGTAAACTTAAATTAAACTTTAATGAGTATCTAACACTCGTTAAATTCCAACATGACTTAGATGGTAAATCCTTTCCTTTTGTACCAGATGATCGTTTTTTTGATAGGCTCTTAAATGATGAGTTTATTATTAAAAAGGAAGATGGTACAGGATTTACTCTAGGTCCTGCTGGATTAAAGGTGTTTAATCCTGAAAATGATCTATTCGAGGAATTCTACAAAACATTCCCACATAAGGTTCCAACAAATACTGGTTTTAGACCGGTATCTACTAATGACCCTGATGGAATGTCTGCTAGAGTTACTCATGTTATTTGGAATAAGGTTACAAAAGGCAAACCTTACCTACAAGAGAAAATTATTAATAATTTAAAAAAAGAGCTTACACACCGTCAAGCAGAAGGTTCTTTAGGTTTTTTACAAAACATTGACACTTGGTTGCGTCAAGCGACTTGGGAGAAATGGGATGATATTCCCGATAAAAGAAGTTCAACAAAATATACAAGATTATAGGAGAAAATTTGGAATACATACATATTTATGGTATCTTTGTGAAGTTGATTAGTGAGAAAATATGTTGTATAATAATGTATTAGGAGAATTAGAGAATAACAAACACAGAAGAAAATCAGGAGATGCTATTGCTATACCTTGGTCATTACCAAGATTATCAACAGTTCTACCTGGAATTGAACAAGGTAGATATAATTTAATATCTGCTAGCCCAAAAGCAGGAAAATCCCAGATGACTGATTTCCTGTATGTCTACCAACCTTTAGAATGGATTTTAAAAAATCCTAATTCTGATATAACTGTAAAGATATTTTATTTTTCATTAGAAGTATCTAAAGAAACTAAAATTAAAGCTGCTATGTGTTATAAACTATATGCAGATCATGGTATTGTAATAAGTCCTCAAAAACTTAGTTCAATATTTGAAAGTTATATTTTAGATGATAAGGTTGAAGAAATCATTAAAAGAGAGTCTTTTCAAAATTGGTTTAGAAAATTAGAAGAGACTGTAACTTTTTTTGATACTATAAGAAGTCCTAATAGTATTTTTCACTTAGTGAAATCCTATGCTGAACATCCTAATAATGGTAAATATACTTATAAAGAAATTCCTTGGCAAAATGAAGACGGTACATATAGTCAAAGAACAGTAAGAGATAAGTATATTCCTGTAAGACCTAACGAATATGTTATTGTAATAGTAGATCATATTGGATTATTACAGACAGGTCAGGGAGAGACTTTACATCAAGCTATAGGAAAATATAGTAGTGAATATTGTTTAGAAATGCGTGACAGATGGAATTACATACCAATAGTAGTTCAACAACAATCAGCAGATTCATCTAGAGCGCAATTTAATTACAGAGGAGACACAATTATTGATAAAATAAAACCTGACTCTGAAGGATTAGCAGACAATAAATATACTAGTAGAGATTGTGATTTAATGGTTAGTTTATTTTATCCAAAAAAATATAATATTGATAAATATGAGGGTATTGATTTGGATAGAATAGGAGATAGTCATAGGGAATTTATGATTAACTTAAATAGAAATGGAATTTCAAATGCAGGAATACAGTTGTTTTTCCTGGGATCAAGTTCACATTTTTCTGAATTCCCCAGAACAATGACAGAATTTGATTACAATAATTATGAACATATAATAAGAAGTCAAATTTAAAAATGAGTTCGCTTATCGGAATTGTAGGGAGCGCTGGTACAGGAAAAAGCACATCATTATTTCCTACTACTAGTCTGGGAATTAAGGGCTTGGACCCTAAAGAAACATTTGTGATTAATGTATCTGGTAAACCTTTTCCTTTTAAAGGTTGGAGAAATGAATATCTTCTCTTTGAAGGGACTAAAGGCAATTATTTAAATACAGAAGATCCAAATAAGATTACTAAAGCAATGATATATATACATGAGAATCGTCCTGAGATAACTAATATTGTCTTAGATGATTTTAATTATATGTTATCATTTGAATTTACAGAAAAGGCTATGATAAAAGGCTTTGACAAATTTAATGAAATAGCCATGCACACAATGCAAGTTTTAAATACTGGTCGAAGATTAAGGGACAACATTAAAACTTTTGTGATAGCACATTCTGAAGATGTGGAGATAGGTTTTGAAACTATTAAGAAAATTCGTACAATTGGACGTTTTCTTGATGAGAAAATAGACCTGCAAGGGTTGTTTACAGTACTTCTCTATACTAAAACAACTTGGAATGATACAGATAAACGAATGCTGTATCAATTTGTAACAAATAGAGATAATATATATCCAGCTAAAAGTCCTTATGGAATGTTTAAAGACCTGTATATTCCAAATGATTTAGGATTTGTAGCAGAATGTATAGATATATATGAAACAGGTAAGTAATATTAATTAAAAACAGATAAAAATTATGTCAGTAAATTTGAACAACAGTGAAGAGTATGTTAAAGAATTAAAAATCTTTAATGATGGATTATCAGGTGTGGTTGAGAATGTTCGAGTTAGAATTGAAAAGAAATCTAGTACAGATCCAGGAGATAAAAATCCTAATTATAAGGTAATTGCTGCGGATGGTAAAGGAGAAGTAAATGAAGGGTTCTATTATTGTGAACCTGATTCAGATGCTTTTAATAAATATCAGGCACAACGACTTATTAATTTAGCGAAAGGAGTTCTTGGAGATAATGTACAATTTCCAGTTTTTAATACGCCTACGGAAGCATTAGATGGTGTTATGCGAATGGTAGCACCAGAATTAAATAAATTTTTTAGAGTAGCAGTTTGTTATGGTACTAAGAAGAAAAAATCACAATATTTAGGATTTAAATCTTTTGGTAGTTTTATACAACTAGTAACAGTACCTAATACATTATCTCTTGGTAGTGCTGATTCTACAACAAGAGGAGAGCCTAAAGAAGCTACTCCAGCAGAAGCTTTGATACCAAAGACTGTAGGAGGTAATCCTGCATCTCTGGATTGGATGAATGGTTAGTTTTAGTTTGGTTAGTTTAGGTTTGGGAGTCTTGTGAAAACAGGCTCCCTTTTTACACGCCACTGTGTCGTAATTGGTAGCCGAGAGGGTCTTAAAATCCCTTGATCTTTATGGTCGTGTAGGTTCAAGTCCTATCAGTGGTACAAATTTTAAAAAAATATTATCATGATAACAATTAAAGAAATAAGTAAGGAATATCCAAAAACAAGTGCAATCTGTATAGATGATTATCCTGTATTTTATGTTAACCATAGTCCAACTGCTAATTGTCAAATTTTTTCACTAGGTAATACTTACCAAATAATAGCACATAAAAAATCAATAGCAAAAATTCTTTCTACTATTTATAATTTTGTAGGAAAACCACAATTTTTTATAGATATAGAAAAAATTGTTAAAAAAGAAATTATTGAAATATTAGAACCGTATACAATACGTATTATTGAAACGCCTTATATTAATACTACTGGTACAAAAATGGTATTATGTATTATACAATTAAATATAGATAAATTATGAGAAGATTTGCTTTAGGTGACCCGCATGGAGCTTATAAAGCTTTAAGACAAGTTTTTCAAGAATCAAGATTTGATTATGATGAAGATGAACTTATAGTACTTGGAGATACAGCTGATGGTTGGCCAGAAGTTCCAGAATGTTTTCATGAATTATTGAAAATTAAAAAACTTATATATGTACTTGGTAATCATGATGAGTGGTTATTAGATTGGTTTAAAACTGGAGCTACACCTGTTAGTTGGACTAGTCAAGGCGGACAAGCTACTATAAATGCTTATAATAGGCATACAGAATTAGATAAAATTGACTGGAAAAAACATAGAGATTTGTTAATTAATGCAAAATATTATCATGTAACACCTGATAATAAATGCTTTGTTCATGGAGGATTTGAATGGAAACTTCCTATCAAAGATCAAGATAAAGATACTCTTCTTTGGGATAGAAGACTATTTCAAATAGCTTGCATGTGGGATCAATGGAAAAGTAAAGGAGTTATTGCAAAAGAATTTGATGAAGTTTTTGTAGGACATACAACTACATCTTGGTCGCATCCTAATTTAAAACCAGTACATGTAAGTAATGTCTGGAATTTAGATCAGGGGGCTGGTTGGGAAGGAATACTGACTCTTATGGATATAGATTCTAAGGAGTATTGGCAAAGTGATATAGTTAAAACATTATACCCATATGATAAAAGACGATAAAATAATTAAAAAATAATAATATGAAAATAGGAATAGAATTTGAATTTTTTGTATCTAAAGATAACAAAATTATACCAGCTTATAAAGCTACTAATAATTTAGATGGTAATCCTTTTCTAGGAGAACTTCGTACAAATCCTGAAAATAATATTTTAGATGCCGTTTTTGCTTTAAAAAAATTAATTTTTACTGAACAACTTATATTAAGTAAAAAAGGGTTTAAAATGGAAATCATTCCATATCATAAATTTAATGACATAGAATTAATTGAGTTTAGAAAAGATAAAGATAATTTATCTAAAAAAGAAATAGAAGTATTAGAAGAATTCTCTATTTATCCTAAAGGAAAATTAGGTAAATTATTAAAACGTGGAGAAGTAAAAGCATCTTTACAATTAAATTTTACTGAACATAAGAAGTTTGATTATCCTATTTATAAAAAAATTACAGTAGAAGATAAATATAGATATGAAGCAGAACAAATTCAAAAAGAGTATACTTGTTTATTTAATTATTTATCTGTTATTCAAAAAATAGATATGTTTTTTAAAAAATCAATATCAGATACTAAAAGAGTTAAGGGTGTATATAGTATAAAACCTGGTATATTTGGAGATAGAATAGAATATAGAAGTCTTCCAAATAATATAAATATAGATTGTTTAATAATGATCTTACAATGAAAAAAATCAGAATTAATAATAATATACTTTTTATTTTATTAATAATTTATCTATTAATACATTTATTTATATTTATATGAATATTTTCATACAAATAATAACCTGTATACTAAGTTGTACAGGTTATTATTTTATTCATAAAAATCCTAGATATTCTTATATAGTTTTTATAATACTAAATATTATATTGTTTATTACTACTGAACAATATGTAATGTTATTAAATATTGGATTTGGAAGTTATTTTTTAATAAAAATTATATATGGTAAATCTAAATGAATCAAAATATAATACTGAGTTTATTACTAAAGATCAATTATTAAATAGGTTCTCAGAACAGGAGATTTTTAAGTATTATATAGGAGACTTTGAATTAGGACAAACATATAATAGTCCATTAAGAAGAGGAGATGAAATTCCAAGTTTTAATATATTTTATTCAAAGCGTAATAATTGTTTGTTGTTTAAAGATTTTGCTGGTAGAAGAGGAGATTGTATAATTTTTGTAATGAATTTATTAGGCATGTCTTCTTATCATGAGACTATCCAAAAAATATATGGAGATTTAATACAATCATCTACATCAACATCTAAACTATCTAAAACTATAGATTTAAAAGCTAAAGAAGTTTGTAAATTGGATATTGTAGCTAGACCTTGGGAACAACGAGATATAATATATTGGCAAGAATTTGGTATATCACTAAATACTTTAAATTTATATAATGTAAAGCCCATATCAGGGTATTTTCATAACTCTTTCTATGTTGATACTCCTGGAATAGCATATGCATATATTGAATATAAAGACAATAATTTAACTTTTAAGATATATCGTCCTTTTGCTAATAAACGTAAGAAATGGCGTAATAATCATCCTTATGGAGTACATTCAGGTTATACTCAATTACCTAAAAGAGGCAAACTACTTATCATTACAAAATCATTAAAAGATGTAATGGCTTTATATGAAAATATGAGAATTCCTTCTATAGCTATACAATCAGAAACTTGTTTTATTAAAGATTCTGTTGTAGATGAATATAAAATAAGATTTAGTAAAATTATTACATTATTTGATAATGATACTCAAGGAATGGAACAAGCTAATTCTTATTTTAATATGTATAATATTCCTAGTAGATTTATACCTATAGAATTTGAATGCAAAGATTTTACAGATTTAATTAAAAAAATTGGAGTATTAAAAGCTGTAGAAGAAATTAACAATCTTTTAAATAATTAACCGATGAAAAACAAACCAACCGTCGACAATTTGGCGACAGATGAGCCCACCTCCCCGCCACTAAGCAGGGAGAAGGTGATGTGCCCAGCCGAAGATTGTGGAACAATTATGGAACGTTGTTCTATTAATTATATGTGCCCTTATTGTCATTCAATGTTAAATGGAGAATCATTACCAGATGATCTTTGCACCTCCGACCATTCCGTTGACGTCAACAATATGGTTGCCGGGCAGAGTATAACTCCTGAAATGGAATCCTGTGTGCAATCTTTTATCAGGTCTCATCACCTGACAAGGGAATGGGATAAATTTAGGGATGAATGGTTTATGACTGATGCCGGGCAGAGAGAGGAAACAAAGGAATTAGAGAAACAATTATCTGACTTTCTCGGTAATAAGAGTAGAGCTAATTATGATGCTTTACTTCTTGATAGTCCAAAGTCTGAACCACTGATTAAAGACATACCCGCCGAGTGCCATTCATGCCCTAATCAGAATAGTGAAAGTTGCAATACGTGTCCAGTTTTAAACCCTCAATTTGATGGAGTGTAATCTAATCAAATAACAGAGATATGTTGGTATTTATAAATTACACGTTTAATGGAGAAAAAGCCAGAATATGTTATGATATATCTGGATACTCTATTGCTGAGGCAAAAGTATTGCTTCCTGACTGGCTTAAATCTGATAACATTGTTTATGACACATATCAGATAGATGAGATATTACAACCGCTTCAGGTTGATTATAATGAAGTTTAACAACTAACACAGATATGAAAACAGCAGAAGAAATACTTGAAAGGCATTGTGGTAAAATAAATGTGCCATTTGATAAATATGCTTGTGAATATCATGTAGCAATTATAGATGCTATGCAAGAGTTCGCCGCCCAGAGTTCAGCTACCGACAAGGCTATCATTGAGAAGATGGAAATGTTGATAGTATGTTACAAAAATGTTGCTCATGGACATTTGGCATACAATTCAGATATAAAAAGGATTGAAGCCGAACTCCAGGCTTTGAAGGATAAGTAAATAGATAAAATATAAAAATATGGACTCAGCAGAAGAAATATTAGACGAAGAAATTAGATTTAAATTAGCTTTAAATCCAGTAGAAAAAAACTACATACTTAATAGTATGCTAAAATTTGGTAAACAAATTATAGAAAATATTAATACAATAACAAACATTGAAGATTTATTAAAAATTAAAAAAAATTAACTTATGGAAAATGTGTTATTTTTTCACGGTACAACTGTTGATAATCAACGGTTTACTATTGCAGGACTTTATTCTACAGAGAAAAGAATCCTAAGAAAATCAAAGAATTTTCTTAAACTTAGTATTGCATTATGCAGTCCTAAAGATACTTTTGCAAAAAAAGTCGGTAGAGCAAAAGCAGAAGGTAGGTTATATTCAAATAAAATTACAGGAAAAACTGTAATACCAGTATCAACTACTGATCTTGGAGTTAAAACTTTTATAGATTGTGTAAAACAATTTACATTAGTTGACAGTACTTCTTTAAAAATAGGATTTAATATACCTACTTATAAAACGATATAATTATGCCACAAAATGAAACACCTTTAATCGGACTGTTTGGTTGGAAAACTGGAGATAATAGTTTTGGGTCTAGTATTGCCTATATGGAATATTTAGGAGGATTTGGCAATGTTAGAATAATATCACCAGAAGAACCTGTGGACGAAAGAATTGATTTAATAGTTGTCCCAGGTGGTGCAGATGTTGATCCTGGAAGATATAATGCTATTCCTCATTTTTACACATCAAAACCTGATCCAATAAAAGAATATATGGATACTCAGATATTACCTGAGTATATTGCATTAGGCATCAGCGTACTAGGAATTTGTCGTGGTTGTCAAAGTCTTGCTGTTTTATATGGAGCAAAATTAATTCAGCATATGTTTCATGAAACTAATGATAAAACCAGATTTGATACAGTACATGATATAGAATTAGTTCCTTCGACTTTTAAAACTGAATATGAAAGAGCTAATGGTAAAGGAAGAATTAAAGTTAATTCTATGCACCATCAATGTGTATCAACATATAATTTTCCTGATCATACATTAGAAATACTGGGAGTTTATTCTGGTAAAAAGAATCCAAATATTGAAGTATTCAGACATCGAAGATTGCCTATATATGGGTTACAATACCATCCAGAAGAGCTTCATAATGATCCATTAGGAGATTATATTATCTTAGAATTACTTCAAAGGTCTAAGAATAATGAAGTTGAACAATTTATTCAAGTAGAAATTAAAGAAAATTAGAATAATGAATAAAGTATTTGTTTATGGCTCATTATTAAGTGGATTAGGAAATCATGGTTTATTAGTTGAAAGTACAAAGCTTGGGGAAACAAAAAGCCCCAAGCTTTTTTCTATGGTAGACTTAGGTTGGTTTCCTGGTGTTATCTTAAATAATGATAATCCTATTGAAATAAAAGGAGAAGTGTATGAAGTAGATGAGAATACCTTAAAACGATTAGATCGCTTAGAAGGATTTGTAGCTACTAACCCTAAATTCGGTATGTATGATAGATTAGAAATCGATACTGAATTTGGCAAGGCTTATATATATGTATATAATAATATACATAAAAATTCCAGAAATTTTGTTGAATCTGGAGATTGGAAAACTTATTTTAAAACAAAACTACCTAATAGATGAAAAGATTTGCTAGAGTTCGTACTGCTAATTTTACTGCAAAACCATTAAGAAAATCAATATTAACTGATTTTAAAGCAATTGTAAGATTAGGATCTTTGACTAAAACTGAAAAAATTTTTGGTAGAATCCCAGGTATTATTGAAATTAATACAATAGATGCTATCCAAAATAGTAGATCAAAACTTCGTATGAAGGAGTGTTTTAAACAATTAAAAGTTCCACAGGCAGAATGGTGTATAGATATTGATATCCCAACTATAAAAAAAACTGGTTTTCAAACTGTATCTGATATTACTGGTATAGAAGGAATGGATTTTCCAATCGTAATTAAAAGAATATTTGGATTTCAGGGAAGAGGAATGGAATTGATTAATAATCAAGAAGAATTAAAAGCCTGGATAACTAAACATCGCCATTTTGAAGGTAATTTTGATGGTTGGTACTTTGAAAAGTTCTATAATTATGCCAGAGAATATAGATTACATGTAGCTAAAGATATAGGAGTATTTTTATCGTGGCGTAAACTTAGGACTAAAGATGCTAAAGAAAGATGGTTTTTTAATTCTATTAATTCCAATTGGGTAGGAGAAGATCATAAACTATTTGATCGTCCAAGATGTTGGAAAGAGATGGAAAAAGCAGCCTGTAATTGTGTTAATTCTACTGGTTTAGATATTGGTGCAGTAGATATCAGAGTACAATCTAATACGCAAAGAGATCCAAAATTTATAGTATGCGAAATAAACAGTGCCCCAGCATTAGGAGATTTAGGCATTATCAAATATAAAGAAGTTATAACAAAATTAATAAATAATAAAGGGTATGCATAAACTTGTATATGATCCATTAGACTGTACATATCAAAGATATAAAAGTACAATATATTTAGATTATATAAAAACTAAAGAAACTTCTTTAAAAAAAGGTACTAGATATACTTATGATAGTATATCCTGTACCAGAGAAGTTAGAAATACTAAATCGAACTGGTTTTATATTTTACCTTTAGGAGTTAATAGAGAAGATTTTACACGTTGGATAGAAGAACTTAAACCTAATTTTCCAACATTAGATCTTGAAATTTTACCAGAAAGTTCTTATCTTGAATTAAAAGAAAATCTTGTTCCAAGTAGTGATCATCATAAATCAAAACATTTAGAATATACTAATTTTAGCAATGAAACAGGTAAACTGATTACTTTAAAAACAAAAGATAATTATGAAATTATTGATTTATATTTTATATTAGAGGACTTTTTACAAGTATATAAAACTTTGGTAAAACCTATTACTATTTTAGAAGCTTTTGAATATTATCTTAATAATCTAAAAATTAAAAATTTACTTGATAAAAAAAGCAGATATCGAAGTTTTTTTAAAAATAATTATAGTAACGAGGTTTATATTTATCTATCTGAAATTAACATAAATGGTGATAATTTTTATCAATATGTAAAAGAAATTTTATATTCTAATGAAAAGTATTTAACATCACAAATTCTTTTTCAGAGTACTGAACTTCATGATCGTATAATATTAAAAGTATTACATACTAAAAGAACTTATTCTTTAGAAAGCTACCTAATACATCATTTTATTAGAGCTGGAATTTCTCCAGAATTAAATATTTTTGTAAATCAGTATTATAGAGTAAAAGAACTTAAACCTGATTTATATTTCTGGAATGCTATATTAATAGCTCAAATGGGATTTAGTATATATGAGTATTGGTGGCTAACTGGAGTAAGGCGTTTTAAACTACTATCTAAAGAAAAATTTGAAAAACTTATTAAAAATTATTCAAGTGATTCTTCTAATGATTTTTTTCGTAAATTACAACAAAACTATTCTCCAGTAATACAAAATAAAATCATTGCTTTATATAAGAATGAGAATATTGAAGAATTATGTAAAATTATATTAGGTTCTGTTAATATTTTAACTTTAAAACCAGAAAAACTTACAAGGTTTATCAATTTAAAATTAAAAAGTACGTATTCAATAGAATCAGAACAGGATGATTTTTTCTTTATTAAAGGAGATGATGAAAGAATAAGAAGGTATAAAAAATCTAATTTTAATATTGATGAACTATGAAGTTTATAACATTAGGATCTGATCCTGAATTTTTCGTGTATGACCCAAAAGGACAACCTTTTCCGGCAACTTTATTTGCAAAAGGAACTAAAGATAATCCTTCAGCTATTAATGAATTAGGAGAAGGATATTTTGAACAATTAGATAATATTTCTTTTGAAGGTAATATCCCAAAAGCTTATACAAGACAAGAATTTGTAAGTAATATGGTTAAAATAAGAAAATATTTTAGTGATAAAGTAACTCCAGTAGGATATTCATTATCTCCTAATGGTGTAGAATATTTTGCTAAAAGGTATCTTAAAACCAGAGAAGCTTGTGATTTTGGTTGTTCTACAGTTATTGATACCTGGTTAAGTAATATGTATACTGGATTTGAAACTAAAGCAACTCCTCGTTTAGATAATTATAAATTTAGAGTAGCTGGATTTCATATTCATATAGGATATGATGAGCCCATACTTAAAGGAAATGATGGTAAAATATATACTGATATTATGATAGGAAGATTATTTGATTTATTTCTTACTATACCGTCACATGAAATTAAACCTGAGATAGAAAGAATTAAAACATATGGCAGATGGGGAGTTATCAGAAGTAAAACATATGGAGTAGAATGTAGAACTTTAAGTAGCTATTACACCCAGGAACAACATTTATCTTGGGTATGGGATCAAGTTATGAAAATAGAAAGTTTTATCAATCTATGTACTAAAGAAGATTTGTATGTCTTGTATAATAAATCCTATATCACATCAGATTTAATATCAGATATGAAACTTCTATTTAAAAGTCTTTTACAATCTTTTAAAAATTATGAAAATTTGAAACAAACATTTAATGAAATTAAAGATTTATGAAAATATTATTAATATTAATATGGATAATAGGTATTATTAACTTTTTTGTTACTAATGACCCTTATATTATATATGGTTGTGGACTATTTGGGTTTATTGGTACAGATCCTAATACTAATTTTTCATGGGATAAATTTAATATTTTAGGGTATATTAATGATAAAAGAGGGGGTGATGCTTGTGGTAGAGTGTTTAACAATTCTTGTGAATATGGGTTAGATAAATTAAAAACTTATAATGAATTTGTACAAGAAGTTAAAAGCCCTACTGTACCTATTATTAGTAATACTGTATTAGGACATAGTAGAAAAGCCTCTTCTGGCGGTAAAGCAGATATGTATGCTCAACCTATAATTCTTAGAAAGAAAGATCTTAATATGAAAGCCATTAAGGATACTCATTTAAAAAAAGCTATTAAAGATTTACAAAATGATGATATTGTTTTTTCTGGCATTCATAATGGAACTATTGATAATTATAAAGAATTAGCTACTAGTTATGGTATCTCTTTAGAAGACCATAATGATTCTAAAGTATTGTTAAGTATCTTATTTTATGGTAATCACGATGTTTTAACTAAATATGTTGGAACTGCTGCCCTTGTTTGGCAAAATCATATTACTGGCAAAACTTATATATTTAAAGGCGAATCCAAAGCACAAGATTATTCTAAAGTAGTTTCAGAAGAACGTCCCTTATTTACCTGGACAATCGGGCCTAATAATATTTATTTTTCTTCAATAGAAGAATCTTTAAAATTTATAGGAGGTACTAATGAATTTATTATAGATCTTGCTACAAATACTTTATTTGTTTTTAAACAAGGAATATTAGTTGGCAATAATTTAATAGATAGGTCTAACTGTTTGCAGAATACTCCTTACGTATACGATAAAACTAAATATAAGGATAATTCAATTAATTGGAATAAGCATAGAAATTTATATGCACATTTTGGATTTGCAAATCATAAAGATTGGGATGATTTACCTTTTAAATATAGTGAAGGTAAAAATTCATTACCGGCAATACCAACTAAATATAATGTAATAGGAAGACACGATAATTTAGAAAGAATTGCGGAATTTCATAAAAATCTGCATATTTTTATTAGAAAACTTCATATAGATGAGCCAGTTAGATTACAAGCTGAAATAAATAATGATTTTCTTACTAAAGGATTAAAAAGAGCTGTCTTTAATAAAGGTAGATTCTGGATGAATAAAGGATTAATGCATGGTATATATCCTTTAAACGTACTAGGAGCAATTCCTGGTAGGTATACTAAAGATATTGCTATATTAAAAATCTATTATTTTATTGAAGGTATTATGATGGATGGTATACTTGCCTATAAAAAAGCATTAAAAATCCATGAAGATTTTATGATGGATTTAAAACAAAATCCTATTTATTTAGAAAGCGAGGAACAAGATTTTACCTCAAAAATAACTAAATATTCAGCTTATCCTACTGTATCTTTAACTGATACATATGGGGAACAAGATTGTCGTGATCATTTTAATAAAGAAGATAGTTTTGATATGTACTATACTGGATCTTTTGCTCCTTTGTTTTCAAATAAAGAATATACTTTTGATAAAGGAGATTTAGTTTCTATAATAGACACTAAAAAAGAAAGTAAAACAGCTACACATTCCAGTGATGATCAAGGACTAGTAAATTTGTATTTTAGTGATTGTAAAATGAGTGTTACAAAAACTAGTGAATATATAGTAGGATACAGATTATATAACTTAGAGAATATGGATAATCCTTTTTCACCTTTTCAAAATATTTTATTAGCTACATCTAGTTTAAAAGACGAAAAGAGTATACAGTTAATGTTAATCCATTTTCTAAGAGATTTTACAAATTCTGTAAGAGGAGCGTGTTCAACTTGTGAGCATAAAAATCATTTTACATTTCATAGTTGTACTGATTGTAATGCCTGTAAAAAAACTTTAGCAACTTTATTAGAAAAAGAAGTAAATTATGAAGTATTTAATTGAAGCTATGGAGCAGTTGATAAAAACTTATGATGGTACACCAGCAATCCGAAAGGAATGTAGGTTTATTAAAGGCAATTTTTATATTAAAAATAAACAATGCTTTTTAATAAATGATAAGTGGTACAGGGTAAATAGTGGATATATTTTTTATGATTATGAATACAATCTCTGGAAACTTTTAAATAATAACGAAAGAGTAGTAGAAGGAATTGTAGATTGGACTTGGGATGAAGGAATCACTTTTGGAAAATTTACTTCAAATAGATTACGTAATACTAAGATTTTCATTCAAGGTAAACTTAGAACTATTTTAAGTATAGATATTGTAAATAAGATTCCTAATATTGCTGAAGGGTTAAATGGCTATTATTACTGTACAACAGAAGCTAATATTCCTAAAGAATTTAATATAAAGTTAAAACCTAGAAAAGACAATTACTATTCTTTTCCCTTAAATTATAATAGTGATAATCTTATTGCAGAATTTTCTAAATATTTTAAAGAAAACTTTGTTGGAGATAGTTTATTATCTGATAATTATAAATTAATCGAGAAACTAGGATTTACTTTTGGTGTTGAATTTGAAACTGAAAAAGGTGCTATACCTGAAAATTTATTAAAACCTAATGGTTTAATCGCTTGTAAAGATGGTAGTATATCAGGATTTGAATATGTAACAATTCCTTTATTTGGTAAAGAAGGTATACAAGCTATAAAAAAGAATTGTAAACTACTTTTTAAATACTGTAGTTGCTCTCCTTTAGAATCATTACATATACATTTAGGCGGTTATCCAAAAACTGTAAAGGGTATAGTATCTATATTCAGATTAGGTCAATTAATTGAAGATGAAATTTACAAATTATTTCCTTACTATTATGTAGACACTTCTAACTTTAAAAGAAAATCTTATTGTAATCCATTACCAAATTTAGGAGCTACTTTAACAGATACTAATGAAATCTTTAAAGTGATTTATCACTGGTTAAGCTCTGGTAATGAATTTTCAGGCAGATTTCCAACAGGACAACATCCTTTAGATAGAGATGGTCAACACAAATGGGAAGTTAACAGTAGATACTATTGGCTTAATCTTGTACCTTTATTATGGGGTAAAAAAGAGACTATTGAGTTTCGGTGTCATGTGCCTACAATGAATGACCAAAAAGTAATTAATTGGATTTATATTACAATGGCTATTCTTGCTTATGCTAAAAAGTATCAAACTTTATTAGGAACTACTGAATTAAAGGATATATCTCCTATAAATTTAAAAATTATTTTAACAGAGTTCTATCCTGATGAAGTTTCTAATATTTTAATTAGATACATTGAAGAAAGAAAAAAACATTATTCTAAAAGGCAAGATAATGTAGGAGAAGCTGAAATACTTATGGAGCATTCAAACAAAGATTTATATACACTAACACCTTTTGTATGACCACATTAACAGATTTGGTAGGAGATTGGGAACCGTTTTTCCAAACTATTTTTAGTGATAACGAAATTATTGTAAATTTAAATACAGTAAATGAATATTATAAATTTACTAAAGATAATATGGGTCCTAAAATTTACCCAGAACAAAAGAATGTATTTAGAGCTTTTAAAGAGTGCCCTTATAGAAATTTATCAGTTGTAATCTTGTTGCAAGATCCATATTATAATGGGTCTGCAACAGGAATTGCACTGGCTAATGAATCTCGTACTCCTATACTAAGTGCTTCTTTACAAATTGTAAAAGATACCGTAAGTAAAACTATTTATCATGGCCATAATTTTGATTTTGATCCATCATTAAAAAAATGGGCTAATCAAGGTATACTATTATTAAATACAGCTTTAACAGTAGAAGAAGGTAAACCTGGAAGTCATATAAAATTATGGTCAGTTTTTACAAAAAAACTATTACAAAAATTGAGTTATACTAATTCTGGAATAACTTATTGTTTATGGGGCGGACACGCTAAAAATTTTATAGGAGATATTTACCCAGTTTCTAATACTATACTTACAAGTTCTCATCCTATTAATTCTGCTTATAAAAATGTAGAATGGGATTGTGATCATTTTGTAAAAATAAGAGAACATTTATTAAAATTTAATAATATTCATATAATATGGTAATATATGCTAGAAGAAGATAATATAAATTATATTAAAACATTATATAGAAAAATATTTGATGAAGATGCTAATAATTCAAAAGAATTTAGTAATTTTGTAACTGGAAATCCTCATCCATTAAGAATTAAAGTAGAAAATATAATCTATGAATTAGATTCTGATATTTATTTTAATTTAAAAATAATTGATGAAGATAAACGTAGATATGCTATTGAACTTGATGCAATTATATCTTCTTATATAGATAATAACATATAAATAATAACTGAAAAATGGAAGAATCTGTACCGTATGGTTTATTACAATTACAAGAATCTTTTAAAGATGATATAGAGTATAAAGCATCAAATTGTTTATCATACTCCAGAATAAAAGATGTTTATGATAATCCTGAAGTTCTAATACAAGAACAAAAACATGAAGAAAAAGAATACTTTAATTTTGGGTCTGTCGTTGATATTATGTTAACTGAACCTGAATCTGTTGATTCTAAAATATTAGTAAATGATTTAAAACCTTCTGAACAATTTTTAAAAATTTCTACTTATATTTTAGATAATGGATTGGGGGCGGATTTAAATAATTTAACTAATGATCAAATTGAAGATATTTATAATATAACAGGTTCTTCTGTTAATTGGAAAGTTGATACTAAAAAGCAAAAATTATTAGCAGAATGTTCAGAGTACATAAAAATATTTGAAGATAATAGAGATAAATTAATTATTTCTTCGAGTATGTATACTGAAGCTTATAATATAGCCGAAGTGTTAAGAAATCATCCTTGGTCTAAACATCTATTTATATCAAAAGATGAACAAAAACAGAACAATGTAGAAATAATATATCAATTTAAGATAAAATTTGATTTAGAAGGAATGAACTTTAAATCTAAAATTGATATTATCTATATTGATCATAATAATAAGATTATCTCCCCTTGGGATATTAAAACCGGTTCTGATTATCCTAGAAACTTTGTTAAAACAGCTTTATATAAATATAAATATGGATATCAAGGGGTAATATATAAAGAAGGATTAACTAAAATTATAGATAAGTTACCATCTTTTGATTTTTATACAGTTGATTTATTTAGATTTCTTTATATAAGTAGATTAGTGCCAAAATATCCTATTATTGCTAAAATGTCTGAAACTTGCCATAGAGAATTCCATGAATGGGGAATTCAAGATGGTTATTGGGACATACCAGCTTTATTAGATGTATTAGAAGCTGCAGAAATTTATTTAAGGCAATTTGATTTAGGAGAGACAAATATTGCACCTTTAGATTTACAAAAGTGCAATGGAGAGATAATGGTTCATGCTACAATAACTAAGAATAAAAATTTAGTATATTAATTTAATATTATGTATAAAAAAAGTGAAGTTGAGAAAAAAGCATTAGATTATTTTAAAGATGAACTAATAGCTAATGTGTGGTTGGATAAATATGCATTAAAAACTAATGAAGATAATTTTTTGGAATTATCACCTGATGACACAATTAAAAGAATAGCTAAAGAATTAGCTAGAATAGAACAAAAATATCCTAATCCTATAGCTTATGATGTTATTTATGAATTTCTTAAAGATTATAATAAATTTGTTTTAGGAGGTTCCTGTTTATTTGGTATAGGTAACGGTACTACTCTTTCTACTCTTGGGAATTGTTTTGTAGTAGATTCTCCAAAAGATAGTTATGGTGGTATATTTAAAGCTGATCAAGAATTAGCTCAATTAATGAAACGCAGGGGTGGGGTAGGAATAGATATTTCCACCCTACGCCCAAAGCGTTCTAAAGTTAATAATGCAGCAAATAGCTCTACTGGTGCAGTGTCTTTTGCAAGTAGATTCTCTAATACTACAAGAGAAGTAGCACAAGAAGGAAGACGTGGAGCCTTAATGATTTCAATGAACGTCGATCATCCTGATATAGAAGATTTTATAACTTTAAAAGATGATTTAACTAAAGTTACAGGAGCTAATATTTCAATAAAAGTCACTGATGAATTTATGAAATCTATGATAAATGATGATTATTTAACTAAAGATTCTTTTGGTGGGCAATTTGCAAAATTAATAAAATCAAAAGATCTATGGAATAAACTTATTCATCAAGCTTGGAAATCGGCTGAACCTGGAGTATTGTTTTGGGATAAGATAATATCTGAATCTCCTGCAGATTGTTATGAAGAATTTAAAACTATTTCGACAAATCCTTGTGGGGAGCTTCCATTATGTGCTTATGATAGTTGTAGATTATCTGCAATAAATCTTTATGCCTATGTTTTAAATCCTTTTACGCCTGATTCTAAATATGATTTATTAACATTAGAAAAAGATGTAATATTAGCACAAAGATTAATGGATGATGTTATTGATTTAGAAGCAGAAAAAATAAGTAAAATTATTTATAAAATCGAACAAGATCCAGAAGATGAGGATACTAAAAACACAGAATTACTTTTATGGCAAAAGGTATATGATAAACTTTTATTAGGCAGACGTACTGGATTAGGTCAAATGGGACTCGCAGATGCAGGAGCCGCATTAGGATTAAAATATGGAGATGATTCTTTTATAAAATTTGCAGAATTGGCTAATAAAGTAATAGCTATTAATTCTTATAAAGAGTCTATAATTCTAGCTTCTGAAAGAGATTGCTTTCCTATATGGAATTATGAAAAAGAAAAGGACCATCCTTATTTAAATAAAGTTCTTTCTGCTTTATATGATAGTGGTGAGAGAGAAGTTTATGGATTATATGAGCATGTAGGACGTAGAAATATAGGCAATTTAACTATTGCTCCTACTGGAAGTATTTCTATGTTAGCTAAAGTTTCTTCTGGAATTGAACCAGTGTTTGCATTATCTTATAAAAGAAAACGTAAAGTAACTGCTGATAATCCTAATAAAACTATTCAAGATAAACAAGGAGATTGGTGGGAAGAGTATGATGTATTTCATCCTAAATTTAAAAGATTTATAGAAATTACTGCTCATGCGTCTGCTCCAGCAGATGAATTATCAGATGAAGATGTAAAGCTTTGGATAGAGGAATCTCCTTATAGTAAAGCAACTGCTCATGAAATTGATCCTTTTAAAAAACTTGAACTTCAATCTGTTATTCAACCTTGGATAGATCATAGTATAAGTGTAACTTATAATTTACCTAGTTCTGCTACAAAAGAAGATGTATCTAATTTATATTTTGTAGCTTGGGAAAAAGGATTAAAAGGTATAACTTGTTATAGAGATGGAAGTAGAGAAGGTATACTTACTATAAATCAACAGTCTAAGTTTAATCAATATGATGCCCCAAAACGTCCTAAAGATTTATATTGTGATGTTTATAATATAATGGCTAAAGGAAGACCTTGGAAAGTATTTATAGGATTATTAGATGGATTGCCTTATGAGGTATTTGCTGTTAATGGTAAGATAGATAAAGTAGCTATAGAACATGGTATTTTAAGAAGGGTTCATGGCGGAAGATATGATTTAATATCATTAGATAATCAAATAGTTATTGAAGATATTACTCACAATATGACTCAGGAAGAAGAGGCTTTTACAAGAGTTGTATCATGGGCATTAAGACACGGTGCTAAACTTGAATTTGGAGTAGAACAGCTAAATAAAGCCGAAGGTGATATTACATCTTTTGCTAAAGCAATAGCTAGAACATTTAAAAAATATCTTAAATATGGAAATAATAGTAATAATAGTATGTGCCCTAATTGTAATAGTAGTGGCAGTCTGGTCAGTGAAAGCGGGTGCACATCCTGTAAGCAGTGTGGCTACTCAAAATGTGACTGAAACAATAATACAAAATAATATGTCAAAATTTAATCATTATTGTCCATTTTGTAAACAATCAATTCCTAAAGTTTATTTAACTAGAACTATTACTAAAAATAGAAAACGTGGTAAAATTCGTACTAAAGTAGTTAAAGAAGTAATAGGAGAAGATTGGAGTACTCATACTCAAACATGTAGTAAACTTAAAGAGTTTTTAAATAATACAAAATGACAAGAAAGGAAATAATTATTCAGGAAATAACTAGACATACTTCATTAGAAAATTCATTGATAGAACATATTGCTAATGAAATTTTAGAAGCTTTTAAAGAAGAGAATGATAAAAAATATTGCAAATGTCCTATACAAAAAAGATATAAACAAGAAACTCTTAATCAAGGGCATGTTTGCGCTAATTGTTTTAAAATTATTAAATAATACAAAATGAAACATTTAAAAAGACCCTCACCAGAAGAAGAGTTGGCTATATATAGAAGACTATTAATAAATCTACATACAGCAAGATGGACTGGAAATAAACTAAAAGTAGATGATCTTCTTGATAAAATAGGTGCGTATTCTTATGCAAGAACTAATTCTAATGGAGATTTTGAACAAGAAGAACAGGATATGATAAAAACTTTATTATCTTTAGACGGATGAAAAAAACAGAATTAACTGAAGAATTTCTTATAAATTGGTGGCTTGAAAAATATCATGGAATTACAGTTACAGAAATGATTAAAAAGCACCCAAGATTATGTAAATCTGGAAATTGGTATAAAAAATATGCAGTAACTCAAGTTCAACACGATGAATGGTATAGTTGGGCAATTGATATATTAAGTAAAACTTTTCATATGTCTAAAAAATATACTAAACGTATGTTTGGTTTAGTTTATTTGAATTGTGCACCAAGTATAAATAAGAATAAAAAGTTATGATATATTTTATTGGACAAAAAGTTAATCATATTGGAGTAGAAAATGCTACTATTAAGGATTTAATAGAGTATTTTAAACATAAAGATGAAATAGGATTTGATACAGAAACTACTGGATTTGACCCCTATATAGATAAACTTATATCCTATCAATTAGGTAATGGAGTGCATCAATTTGTTGTTGATGCCTCCATTCATCCCATAGAAGAAGTAAAGGATATTCTTTTAAATAAAGAATTGTTAATACATAATGCTAAATTTGATTTAAAATTTTTATATCATGTAGGAATTTATCCTGAAAAAATATGGGATACTTATTTAGGCGAATGTGTATTATCTAAAGGAGATAAAACTGTTAGAAAAAGTTTGGAAGCAGTTGTTAAAAAATATTTTAATTATAGTTTAACTAAAACAACTAGAGGTAAAATCTTCAGAGAAGGCTTTTCTTATAAAGTAATAAATTATTGTGCAGAAGATGTCCAATATTTACCTGATTTAAAAGCATCTCAATGGAGAAGACTAAATGATAATAACTTACTTAATTCTATTAATTTAGAAAATTTATTTGTTCAAGCTTTAACGTATATTGAATATTCCGGTATTAAATTAGATGTTAATCTTTGGAAACAAAAGATATTACAGAATCAATTAATATATCAACAAAGTTTATATTCATTAAATCAATGGATAATAGATAATAATATTACAAGATATATTGAATCTCAATTAGATTTATTTAATTCTGAAAAACGACTATCAATAAACTGGTCGTCTCCTTTACAGGTTGCTGAGTTATTTACTTACTTAGGTTTAAATATACAAGTAAATGATGAAAAAACAGGAGAATTAAAAGATTCTGTTGATTCTGGAGTATTAGAAAAAGTTAAAGATAATCATCCGATAGTTCCATTATATTTAAATTATAAAAAAAATGAAACTATTTTAGCAAAATATGGTGAAACGGTATTAACTAAGGTTCATCCTGTTACAAATAGAATACATACGTCTTTTACTCAAATAATGGATACTGGAAGAATGTCTTCTGGTGGTAAGCAAGGAGATAAAGATACTATTAATTTACAAAATATTCCAAGATTACCTGAAGTAAGAGAAAAGGATAAAATATATGAAAGAGATTGTTTTGTTCCAGAACCAGGTAATATATTTATTGATGCAGATTATAGTGGACAAGAACAAATAGTATTTGCTAACTGGACTTTAGATCCTGATATATTATTATTTTATCAAAATGGATTAGGTGATATGCATAGCTATATTGCCTCTAAAATTTATCCTTATTTAAATGATGTGCCTCTTAAAGAAATTAAAGCTAAATATAAAAGAGAACGTCAGATTGCAAAATCAGCAGGTTTTGCTATAAACTATGGAGGAGATGGCTCTACTATATCTGATAATCTAAATATACCTAAAGAAGAGGGACAAGCTATTTATGAGGCTTATTTTAAAGCTTTTCCTGATGTAAATAAGTATTTTAAACAAACTATTAAACAGGCTCTAAGAGATGGTTATATTTTATTTAATAATATAAGTCATAGTAAATGTTTTATACATAACTTTGATATATATAAAAATTTAGAAGGAAAAGTAAATCATCCAGGATTTTGGGAAAAATATCGTGAAGAAAAAGCAAAAGAATCTATATTATTTTCTAATGAATTAAAGCCTTTAGTAAGTAAATATTTTAAATTACAAGGTAATATAAGTAGAATGGCATTGAACTACCCTATACAAGGCAGCAGTGCTGAAATAACAAAATTAGCTTGTATTTATATATTTAAATATATTAAGGAGAATAATTTATTAAATATAGTAAAATTTGTAAATGTAATACACGATGAAATTTTATTAGAATGCCCAGAAAACTTAGGAGAACGATTAAAAGAAGTAGTAGAAAATTGTATGGCTAAAGCAGGTAAAGTTTATTGTAAAGTGATACCTTTAAAAGCTGAAGCTGTTATTTGTAAATTTTGGAATCATTAATAAATATTATTTATGGGATATTATACAAACTATAGATTAGAATTAGAAAATGCAGAAGCACCTGATATAATTAGTACTTTATTAAAAGAAAATGAAGATGCTGCTTGGGCACTAGATGATGAAGGATATAGTAAAAATGAGGCTAAATGGTATAATGCTCAAGAAGATATAAAATCTTTTTCAATTAAATATCCAAACACATTGTTTAAATTATTTGGAGATGGAGAAGAGTCTGAAGACTTATGGGTGTTATTTGCTAAAAATGATAAAAGCTATGTTGAAGAATTGGTAAATCGTAATATTAAATTCAAAAAATCTAAATTAAAGTAGAATTTGGAAATATAAAAATTAATCATTATCTTTGTCGTACTAAATTTTTAAAAAATGATAAAACTAGTAAAAATTATTTTTTTAACTTTAATTATTTTATTAGCTTATAGTAAATCTACAGCTCCTGCTGTATTAGATAATACTACTAATAAAATAAGAGAAACTAATGCTTTTAATTTTTTAGAAATAAAGCGATACAATAATGTATTATCTTTATGGATAAATCAATTGGGATATGATGAATCTAGAAATAATTGGTTAGAAATTAATAAAATAGGTGCTTTTAGTGAGTACCAGTTTCTAACTGGAACTTTAAAAATGATTGGATATCATCATATAACCCTTAAAGCATTTAAAAAAGATCCTAATATATTCCCACCAGAACTACAAAAAGAAGTATTAATAACATTAATGGAATATAATAGTACTCTTATGGAGACCTATATTAAAGATTTAGAAGGGACTGAACTAAATGGAATAATTATTACTAAATCTGGTATATTAGCAGCTTGTCATTTAGCAGGAGCAGGAAATGTTAAGTTGTATTTTAAAACTAATGGAAAAGTTAATAAAAGAGATATGAATGGTACTTCCGTTGAAACTTATTTAAGAAAGTATCAGAATTTTGATTTAACTTTAAGAATAATTTAACCAAAAATACATACTAATATAAAATATTAATGAAATATAAAATATGCAATAAATGCGGAGAAAATAAAGAACTTATTTTTTTTAGTAAAAAAAGTGCTTCAATTGATGGGTATCGTAGTGTTTGTAAAAGTTGCCATAATAAGTATTCTAGAGAAATATGGTATCCTAAAAATAAAGCTAAACATCAAAAAGCTACAGCAATATACAAAAAGAAAAATACTTTATCTTTAAAAGCAAAAAAATATAATATCTCTGTAAATGAATTAATACAATTAATTAATAATAATAAAAATTGTATTATTTGTAATAAAAATCCTAGTACAGTAATTGATCATGATCATATTAGCGGGAAAGTACGAGGATTATTATGTGCACAATGTAACTTAATGTTAGGATTTGCAGAAGATGATACTACTATATTAAAAAATGCTATTTTATATTTAGAAAATTTTATGCGGAATAGAGAAATGGTTAACTCGTGAGTTTCATAGGCTCAAGACTTAGGTTCAAATCCTAATTCCGCTACTTTAGAGTGTGTAGTGTAATGGTAACATATCTCACTGTCTATGAGAAGTAGGGGTTCGAGTCCCACACATTCTGCATTAATAAAAATATAAATGTTTTTAAAATTAATAATTATGGCGTTATTAAAAAGATTGTCTTATTTTAGATTATATCCACAAAATATTGAAGAAGATTACCAATTATATCTTTTATGTAATAGGCCATTACGACCTTCTGAAACTATAGAAGATAGAAATCAAAAAATTAAAAAAATAATTAATAATTACCCAGATAATGATTATGGTAATTTTAGAGACATAGCTCAATTGGCTAGAGCACCCGGCTGATATCCGGGAGGTAGGAGGTTCAAATCCTCCTGTCTCTACTAATATGGTGATTGTAGCTCAATTGGTTAGAGCGTCAGGTTGTGGATCTGAAGGTAATGAGATCGTAGCTCATCAATCACCCTAAAACTTAAAATTATGGTAAATAACTTTAAACGAATAATTCCTCTTCTAAATTTTACAAGCGAAGATGATTTTTACTTTTTACAAATCTTACAGCGTAAAAAAGAGAATGAGGAAGTTGGATCTAATTCACATGTAATAAGAAATTATTATATTAAATCTATAGATTATTTGTTATCTCATGAAAATGAGATTATTAAATTATGTGACGTTTTTAATGCAAGGGCTATGTTTAGATTAAATAAACGTAGTTTTGAAAAGACTGCTTATAAATGTATGGTTAATCTTGCAAATACTATTTCTAATAAAGAATTCGCATTTTGTAACAAATCTTATGATAAAGCTACAGGACAAGGACATAATGAAAAAAACGCCTATTGGATTTTAGATATAGATAATAAACAAGTATCTCCAATAATGATGGCGTTTATTAATATTGACTGCGAACCAATAGGAAACTATGATAAATTAGTAGCTATTTTACCATCAAAATCTGGTAATCATTTGATTACACATCCTTTTAATGTCCAGACTTTTCATACAAAATATCCAGATATTGAAATTCATAAAGATAATCCAACTAACTTATATATACCTTAGTATATACGCCTCTGTAACCAAATGGCTAAGGTAGCGGTCTGCAAAACCGTGTGTACTGGTTCGAGCCCAGTCGGAGGCTCTAAGTAATTGTTGTAGCAAATACTCCCCTACAAGAGACATTTTTCTCTGTAGATGACTGGTAAGATAATATCAAGGATGGGTGAGTCTCCTTTTACTGATTGCGGATAGAAATAATCAGAGAAAGATAGCTGTTGCGCGCTAAACTATTCTTTCCAACAATTACTTTATTGTCCCTTTATGTAATGGTCAGCATATCAGGTTTTGAACCTGAGAGTTGAGGTTCGAATCCTTGAGGGACAGCTAATAAATATTAAGTATGAAAAACTTTTTAAACACATTTAAACACAAATTTACTTATGGTGATTCTGTAATAAGTAATAGAAATGAAGAGAGCGGAGTTATTAAAGCAGTTAGAGTTGAACAAGAGTCTTGTTATCAGGAGGATAAATATTTAGTATCTTACTATGTAGACCCGACTCCTGGTATGGAGTCTGATGATGAATTTTGGGAAAGTGAAGTTAACTTAAGAATGAAAGTATGAAAACATTAAAATTTGAAAATCCAGATAAACTCTGGTTTACATCAGACCTACATTTACACCATGAAAATATTATTAAATTCTGTAATCGTCCTTTTAAAAATGTGGGACATATGGACAGAACAATAATTGATAATTGGAATTCTGTAGTACAAAAAGATGACTATATAATTATAGCAGGAGATTTTTGTTGGGGAAGTACTAAGATGTGGTTATACTTTTTAGATCAATTACAAGGAATTAAAATTCTTGTAAGAGGTAATCATGATAAAGACGGAACATATCCTAAGACTAAATTTCAAATGGTTTATGAATTATTAAACATTCTTGTTAAAGATCCTGATGCAAAAGAAGGCAACCAAAGAATAACTATTTGTCATTATCCTATGTTATCCTGGTATCAAAGTCATAGAGGAGCTTGGCAAGCTTTTGGGCATTGGCATAGTAATACCATAGCTGTGCCAGACGATGAAGGAAATAATTTATTAGAAGCTAACAAGGAAGTTGCAGACTATGTTAAAGAAGAATATTCCTGTATGAAGTTTTTAAGACCTACTCAATATGATGTAGGGATAGATGGTAACAATTTTTATCCGGTTTCATACAATAATCTCAAAAAAATTATTACAAGTAAAAAATGACCTCTATATTTAATGATTTAGACCACTTTGACAGTATGGTAAGTAGTCGGGATCAAAAAAGAGCAAAGTGCTTTAAATCGTTTAAAATAGGGCTTAAATCCAATTTATATGAATTATGTAATAAAAGCAGTAAGAATTTTCATGAAAGGGTCTGATACTTCAATTGAGGACTATGAAAAAGAAGTTTCAACCTTTACAGAAGCTATGAAAGAAGAAAATCGCTTAAAAAGTTTAGGCGATTATAGTAATATTACTATTAAGAAACTTAAGAAATACGTTCAGTGACGTGAATGTAGATTTGACTAGGAAAATTGAAGGGGGATTATTGTCCCCCTTTTTTTATTGCCCTGTCAATGCTATAACTGGATATGGATTTTTTTCGTATTGTTGATATAATTCAAAAAATCTCGATAATTGATTTCCTCCATAAGCCATTTGTATCGTATAGAAAAATGATGGAGATTTATCATAAGGAGAATTTTCACCAAAAATAACATCTCTACCTTCGTCAAATGTATTTTTAAATAGTTTTATAAAATCTGTAAATACTGCAGCTATTGGTAAAGGATTTCTAACCATTTGTGCTAATTGAGATGGACTCATTAAAAAAGTTAATTCAGAATTAGCCTTAGCTGTGCCTTTAAAAATTAATCTTGTTAAGAAGTTATTCATATATCTTGGTTCACCATCATCTCCATCTGCACCCAGAAATAATAAAGTAGCCATAAAGATCATAATAGTTCTAAGTTCTGTTATCATAGCTCTCATTTGAGCTTCCTTAGTCTCTAAGAACATTTCAAAAGTAACTTTCTTATAGTCTAAGTTTTCTCTCATAATCCACTCATTGTACATTAGTTTAGCTCTAAATTGATTAGATCTTACACGTCTTATTTTACCAGTAATAGGATCTTTATACTCATTACTAATTCCAGCTAATCCTGTCTTATACCCTATTCCAAATGTTAAAAGATCTAAAACCATTTTACCCATATTAGGTAAAACAATTTGAGATATAAAATTATTAATTTGTTGAGCTCCATTTTTTTCTGAATTAGATAGTTTATATTCAGAAAAAGCTGCTTTATATCTACCCCATCTAACAGATTGTGTTGCTGGATCATATCTTAAATTACCAAATCTTTCTCTTACTATTTCAGGAGCCCAAGATTTAAACTGGAACATAAGATTATAAATTAAAACTACATCTATCCTACTTATATCTTCCTGTGATAAAGAACCTATGATGCTACCAGAAGTAGATCTTACTGCATTTCTAAAAGCTATATAAGCATCTTTATTTATAAACTCTCCCTTTTCATTCTGTAATCCTTTAATAATCATTTTACCAGATTTAGGATCTAATGTAGCTAATTCATAAATATTTTTAATACCAGTAGTATCTAAATCAGGCCTATTTAATCTCACGAGACTATTAACACCTAAACCTAATTTATTTTCAGTATCTATACCCCAATTTAATGCTACTCTATTTAATATTTCATCATTAATTAATTCATCGGTTTTTCTTAAAGGATAAAACATATTTCTAGTAGTAGCTATTTTTGTAAAATAGTTTGCAGATTTAGCATCTGCCATAGCGTTTGCAGGATCTTCTGCGTACACATCAAAAAATAATGATATAGCTTTGTATTTTTTAAACTCAGTAGTTTTATTTTTAAAAGCTTGTTTAATATTAGCTTTAGTATAATTAACCCCTTTAACACCTTCAAAAAATCCAGCTACATTACCAGCTATATAAGCACCTAAACCAGGTACAACAGCAAATGCTAATGCTTTTTTAGCATAATAATTTTTTAGTTTAAGCAATGTGTGAGTTAATTTTGCTGAGTTACCTAAAGAATTTTCCGATTTAAATTTAATACCATATAAATAATAATCAGTTAAATCTTCAAATAATTTATATGTATCCGTGTCAAATCCTTTCTTAGTAGCATATTCTTTAATCTTACCCTTAACCTTTCTTCCATAAGAATCTAATACCTGCGTTCCTCCTTGTTCTGCTAATGGATAAGCCATTAACTCTCTCATTCCAAGAATCTTTGGCTCAATTTTACTCATACTAGAATGATTATGAGCCATTTTACCAAATAAAAGTAAATTTTTACTTAAATCATATGATTTTTTAGTATTATCTATCTCTCTATCTTTATTGGTTAGAGGATTAATAAATAATATAGGTATTGTTCTTTTTATATCTCCAGATTCATCTATATTGGATATATAGACATCTTCTTCTCTTACATTAAATGAGTCCCAAAATTCTGTTCCTACATATTTAAAAGCACTTTTAATATCATCCATAGCAATACTTTCTGTCATATTCTTCCTTATATTAGGGATAAAATTAGCAGGTAGTTTGTTATAATGATTTAATCCCAATAGTGTTCTAAACTGATTATTATATTTTAAATACATTTCATAATAATCAAGTAAAGGCTTAATATTCATTATAGCTTTATACTCTTCGGAATAATTAGCCTCTTTAACAGATTTTTTAATTTGTAATCTATTTCTGTTATATTTATTTACCCAAGCCTCATAATACTCATTTAAATTATTAGAAACAAACCAATTTTCAACAGCTTTCTTATAACCTACAGGATCATCCATATATTTATACTTCATACGTTCCTTGTAATTGTTATATCTTTCTTTAAATTTTTGATCGAATTCTTTATCTTTAATTTCTAATAATTCTTGTAATTGTTTTGCACCTTTTTCTGCATCAGGATTTGTATAGGCAGCTTCAATTTTATCTGATAATTCCTGAGATGTTTGTCCAATAAGATTACCTGTTTTAAAATTAATAATTTTTTTAAAAGCATCTGTGACGCTCATATTATTTTGTTTTGCCCAAACAGCTACAGCTTTATGTTTTTCATCTACTTCTTCAGACATCTGTTTCAAAGCCTGTCTTTGCTCGAATAATTCATCCTGAATTAAATTCCAGGCAGCTCTAAAAATAGGATGATTAATGCTAGACATTCTTGTAAAATTTCTAGTCATAAAATCTAATTCAGTTAATGGTTTTAAATTACCATTTTCATCTTTAGCCTCCTCTTCTACACTTTCTAAAGTACGTTTTTCCAATTCAGTTTTAACATCAAATTGAGCTTGACTAATGTTACTACCAACAGTAGAAATTTCTTTCCTTAGTTTTTCAAATAACTCAGGGCTTTCTTCTTGTAAGTCCCTATAATAAATAGAAGTATTTTGTACAATATCTGTATAAATTTTTATTTCCTGATTTAATTCTATCAACTCATCATCTGATATGTAAAGTGGGTTTATCTTATTATCTTTAGTTTCCTGAGGTATATTAATTCTATCTTTAATATCTCCAATTAAATCATACACAGTCTCTAAAATATTATAAATTTCTCCATCTATAATTGTAGATCTAATTGATTTTCTAAGATATGATATTTTATGCTTTATCCTATCTTGCTCATCAGTAGATAATCTTGTATTCTCTAATTTTTTATTAAGAACAGTAAGCAAGTTATACTGTTTGTTAATAACTTCATTAATTCCTTCATATTTAGTGGCCTCTCCAGCTACGGGAATTGGTTTTAAAAAATCACTATAAGCAATTCCAGCTTCAACTAGTTCTAAAGTATCCGTATAATTATCAAATTCTTTTTGTTGATATTCAGGTAAAGATTTAAGTTTAATATGAACAGGAATCAGTCTAGTTTGTCTGATTTTTTTAACTCCCATTCTTTCTATAGCTACTCTTTTATATTCAGCCATAGTTAGTTCATTATCAGCTATTTTATTCTCATTTAATAAATCGTCTACTAGTTCATTACCTTGATAATTATTATAATTAGAATGAGTTGTTTTATAATCATATATTAATCCCGTACCGTCTGAAAAAACAGCGTGTATATCCATAGTTCCACCACGATTTTGAGTAGGATCAACAATTCTTTGTTCTACTAATATAGTTACTTTACCTTTAGGATCTATATCTTTTTGTATATTATTAATATCATTATAAACTTCGTCTACTAAATTAACTAATGCTTTAAAATTATTTCCAGAAACACCATATTTACCTAAAGAAGCTTGTGCTTTTACAACATTTAAATCTTTTTTACCTAATTTAACCATCATTAAATCCGCTAGAATAGTGTGTATTCTAGTACCAGCATCTTTCTTTTTAATATTATTAGGATGTTTAGTACTTTTCTCAACATTAGTTTTACCTACACGTCTTTCATAGCCTTCTTTAGCTAATGTAGAAAATCTTTCTTCTATAATATTATCAAAAATAGTGTATCTAGCATTCTCACCTTCTGGTAAGAACATATTATCTTGCAAGAATTTATATCTGTTAAGTATATCATTAACTGTGTCGTCTGGAGCTAAATCAAAAAAAACTCCACGATGCATGATAACATTAGTTACTTGCTCTTTTGTTAAGTTAATTTGGGTACAATTCATAATCTACACGCTAATTTAATTACTCCTTTATTTACTGCTTCTTGAAATGCTTCACGTTCATTTTCACTAAGATAACTATAGTCTGGATATAATTTAGAAAATTCATCATTCATGTCTATAATTTTAGGATTATTTCCAGAATTATTTATTCCTATTTCTAGTAATTTACTATCTAAATATTTTTGATGTTGTTCTGGTAACTTAGCAAATCTTCCACCTTGCCCTATACGATAATTTCCTATTTTTAATTTATCAAATTTAGGTAAATCTTTCTTTATCTGAGTTATCTCATCATCTATAGTTGATTTAAATAATTCAAAATTACTACTATTCCAATTTGTACCATAATCACTCATAGTAGATATTGGATATGCATTATTTAAACCTCTAATAACAGCACTTGTAGGATTTTGTAATGTTCCAAAGTGTATAGGACGATTTGTAGTAGATTTATATTTTTGGTAATACCAACCATCCTTATCTACATTTTCTTCTTTAGCGCCAGGATTAGATGTTCTTTTATTATTATCTGTAAATAAATACATAGTGTTACTATCTTTCATAACACTATCTCTAGTATAAAGAGAATTACTAATTTCTATATTAGAAGTACTTGAATTATTAGTTCCTTCCTTAGCTAATTCAAATTTATTATTACTTCTATTGTCTTCCTGAGTTTTAGAGGCAATAGAATAATTCTGTTGATATTTTGCTATTTCATAAGATGATGAAAAATCTGCTAAATAATCTATATCTTTTTGTACAGGTAATTTTAATACAGTATCTACTACTGAAACTAATTCATGAAATGCTGAAAATGTAAAATCTTCTTTAATTCCAGGATTACTATTAAAAAATCCTTCAAATAATTCATAAATGGTTTCTAGAAATTGTTTAAAAATTGATTTAGATATATCAGGGTTTACATTATTTATATCTAAAGCCGGAATAGCACTTAATAGTTTTTGAAATCCAATATTAGAAAGGCCATAGCTGATAAATTCTTTAGGATCACTAAATACTATTTCATTTAATTCTTCAATGTCTAAATCTAACTCTAAATCTTCTAATACATTAGTACTATTAACATGACTTTTAACATATTCATTTAGATTATCTATTTTAGTCCTAAACTTACCATTAGTTTCGTAACGATTGGTAGTTAAAGCATGTAATCCTTCATGTAAAGCAGTTAATTCAAATCCGCTTTCATCTAGATTTTCATATAATCCTATAAATCTTTTCTTAGGCTCAGTATCATAGTAAGCATAAAACCCATTATATTTCTTATTATTAGGAGCTGTATTTCTATTCCTGTACGCTGTATCATATATAGTTACAGGAACAACCATTTTAAGCTCTTCTCTTAATATTTTAGCTAAAGCTAATTTATAATCATTTTCAGTATTACCTTCAATCATTCTTAAAATTTGATGTATAGTAACATCAGAATTATTAGCAAAAAATTTAGCATATTTATTAACTTCTTCTAATATATAAGTATCATTTAAATCACTTTCTTCTGATCCTAATTTATTAGATTTTTTAACTGATTTTTTAGTAGGTTTTTGGAAATAAACATTAGCTTTTGATTCTACAATATCAGCATCATCTTCTGTTTCAATATCTTCCATATAAGGATCATAATCCCTTTCGTTATCAACAGCTTTTTGTTTAGCCTTTTTAAGATCAAATTCATAAGTTTTATTTGATTCTACTATACTTAAAGTTTCCAGATCTTCTAGGGCGGCATCTAAATAATACTCCTTAAATCTAAAATCATCTCCAAGTTTGGATACTATTTGAAATTCAGTAGGAGATATTCGTTTATACAGGCCTACAGCCATAGGAGTTTTACTGCCTTTTTCAGACTCACCTATAAATATATTAGCTGCAATATAGTTTGCATGTTTATGATAACCTTTGTTATCGTGTATAATAAGAGTACCATATTTTACAGGAAATTTATTCCTTGTTACAATATCGCTATTCCCAGAGTTATTCCTATACATTTGTTCTAAGAATAGATATAGTTTATCCTTTTGCTCTGCTTCAGTTAATTCCGAAAACTTATTTAAAGCTCCAGAAATCATAGGTATAAATAATCTATTAGGTATAACTTCATGTATAGATATAGGTGATTTTTTATATCCTGATTGAAAGTTACTTAATAATATTAATGACTTTACAAAATTCTCTAGTTTTTTATTGCCATTAACAGCTAAATCAAATATATCTGCCTCTAGAGCATCCCATTGATTGCTATCAAATTTTTTACTAAACAGTGAAATATTATCAAGTTCTGAAATAGCTTGAGTTCTACTATTTTTTTGCTCTATAAGAGGTTGTAATTCTTGAATAGCCATATTATTAGGCAAATCTTTTTGTAGTTTTAATAGCCTATTAGCAACAGAAGTTTTACCAGAGAAAATAGATTTATAATGATTTTGAGTTTCTTCTGTATTAAGATCTAGCATTCCTACTGATAAGAACGTAATAAAATCTGATTCTATAGTTTCCAAAGCAGCTTCAATTTTCTTACTCTTTAGCCTTTTATTAGGGTTGGCAAATGTAGGATAAATTTCTGCATTAAAGAAATCTCTAACTACTTTATTTTTCTGTATTAATGATGACCATCTAAAATACTCAGGAGTATTTTGTTTAGTTTCAAAAAACTCTCTTATTAAGCTTGGATTATCTTTTGTACCTGCAATAGCATATAATACACTTTCAAAATCTATAATACCTCTCTCTTTAATAGTATTCTCACCTACTATTACAGAAGCATCTATAGAATTTAAATGGCTATTAAAACTGCTTGCGGCATCAGGTCTTAAATAACTATTTGCACTTACAACATTCCAACCTAAAGAATTATACATCATAAAATTATCTAAAATCTGTACCTGTAATTTAAATAATTCATCATTAGATACACCTTTACGATTTTTAACTTTCTTTAAGTCATCTAAACTAAGATATTTATAACCTCTTTCCTTAATCCTATCTTGTATATCACTTTTTATTTTAAGTATAACAGGATTATTATTGACCATATCAGTAGTTAACTCATATTTCTGACGTTCTGTAAGATCTTCTCTCTCATTTACTTCAGATAAGGTTTCTTTAAAAGTTTTAGAATGCAAGTCAATATAATCTTCAATAATAGCTGCTACACTGTTATTATAGCTTATAGGTAGTATAGCCTCTTTAGAAGGATTTAATTCAACTTTAAGCTTACGTAAAACTTCCTGATATTGTTTATCTCGACTAAGCCTTCTTGTCTGAGTCCATTTAACTCCAGGAGTATTATACTGATTATAAGTCATATATTGAGCAGAGTTTGCTCTTTTAACTTTTAAAAAGTCTTTTACTACTTTCTGGCTATAAAACTCAATTATAGAATCAATTCCTACACTTGAGGTTCTACCAAATCTATTAAGTGCTGCTATTGAGTTAAAAGTATCAGTATTTGTAATTTCAAATATAAAAGGATCTTTTACAGCATCAACAAATGCTGATAAGAATTCTGCAAAATTATGAGATATATATCTACCAGAACTATCTTTAATAAATCCGCTAATGTATTTTTCACCAGGATTTAATTCCTGTCCTTCAAACATTAATGGAATAATATTATTTAACTCTAAAGGATGATTTTGTTCTATAGCATGAGCAGCGTTTTGAACAGCCACTACTGCAACTCCAGATTTACTTACCCAGAATTCATGCCCTTTTTGCATATTATACCACCAACTAATAACATCTGATAATCTGGATTCACCAGAGCGGGATTCAATTATATCAGAATTATCTTTGTTTTGTTTAATCTCCTTAGCTCTGTCCTTTAGATATTTAGTATTTATAGGGGTTAAAAACTCTTTAAATCTCTCAGGATCAAGTAATGATTCAGCAGCTAATTCATTTAATCTATTCTGCTTACCAGAAATAGTAGTAAGATCATTATGATAAGTTAATTTTTTATTCTCATAAGTAAACTTATTAAAATATGTTGTTAATTTATCTACGTCAAAGTCAGATCCAGTTTTAACTGTAGCTTCTGCAGGTATAACTATTTTATTACCATGATAAGGAGGTAAGAATTTTCTAACTCTAATAATGTCTAAAGAACTAATAGATTGTCCTGGGATTCTATTAGCAGGCATAACTAGGCTTTTAATAAGATCTTCTGGTAATACAATACCAGATGAACCGGTTTTATAATATTCATCTAAAGCAGAGTTTAATGCATCTAATCCTCCTATATCTTTAGTAAACTCTATAAGACTTTTTGGTAAGGCTATCATTACATCCATAGGAGTAATGACTGCTGGCATTTTCTTACCATTGGGGAAAGTTCTTTGATAAAATTCTAATAATCTTTCTGCTGAATTAGGATTTTCATATAATAAAGCAGATTCTTGAATTAACATTTCACCAGACGTCTTACGTTTAATAAGTTTATTCCTTACTATAGATGTAAGTACTTCTTCTATCTTAAATTTACTTAATGTTACATCAAATATTCTCATTTCAATATTATCATTATCTAATGATAATTCTAGCCCATCAATAACATTTAAAGGCAATTGACGATTTTGAAATGCTGAAATTAACTTATTCTTAAATTGATCTTTTTTATCTGGATGTAGTTTATAAGTTCCAGTTTTTTGATCATATAATATACCAAGTTCATCTAGTAATTCTCCTCTTAACTGAACTTCTAGTTCATTTGTTAAATATGTATACTCATGTCTATTAGCAGCTAATTTATCATTCTTAACTGGTTCGCCTAAGTTAAATATATCTAAGAATTCTAATCTTGTTCTTTGTGTAGAAACTGATACTTCTCCCTCAGTTTCTTCATGTATATCTAATTGAATACCAAAATCACGGTATTTAAAGTCTTGCGATATATAATCATCTGTTCCATATAACTCCTGAATTTTACCGGAATTGTCTCCTATTATTTCAGCTTGTTTCATAGAAGATTTAAATGTAAATAATCCCTGTCCTTTACCTATCATTTTTAATAGGAAATCAAACATTGGGCTATCTTCACTTATTGCTGACATAAATACAGGAGCAGCGCTGGTTTTCCAAAATTGAGTCGGCGCTAATCCACTATAATTACTAATCCTTCCAAACCCTTGTGGTTTAATAATTGTTAAAGGAGTTAAACTTAACTCATTTAATTCTGATTTTAGATACATTGGTGTGGTTGGTATCTTTCCTCCAGTATGTTTATAAAACATACCAGTCTCAGCCTGAAATTCTGATTTAATACGATTAATATCTAAAGGTAAGGCTCTACCATCTCCATGTAATTTTATCAGTCTTAATGCTAATTTTTGCATTTCAAATTGATAAGTTCTTTCATGCCTTGGATACCAGATACCATGTCTTAACATGACATCCCTATATTCATCCAACATCATCCAGGATTGAGCATCTACTCCATTTATATTATTATATTCTTCAAAGTAGTTTTTTAGGTCAGAATTAGATGTTATAATATCATCAACAACAACCATAGACATGGAGTTATTACGTTGTCTATTATCAAAACGCCTATAAAACTCATCTAAATGCTGTCTTATTTCAACATCATCTCTTTGATTGTATTTAGTAGAAGTTGCCCCAGTAGTTCTCTTATGGAAGTCTACTGAATTTTTAAAGTGAGCAAGATCACCTAAGAATAATTTTAATTGTTCATTATTACCTACAAAAGAGTTATAAGTCATAATACGGATAATTTTATCCATATTATAAGGAGATATTGTTCTTCCAGATTTCTCTGAAATACCTATTTTTTCTAAAATCTCTGTACCAAATGCAGGCACAAAATACTTTTGTCCCTTACCAGTACCTTCTTCTCTAATAAGATTATCTTCCATTAAAGAAGCTTTAGTCATGTCTTGCAGATCTTTTATATAATCATCAAAACTTTTATCTATATTCTTATTAAAGCTTTTAATAAATTGTTTCGCAAGTTTATTGGCTTGTTGGACAGTTTGCTTATTAGTTTTTTCGGTAGAAAATTCATAATCAACATCTTTATGATCTGCATAATAATCTTCTAACGAATTAATCCTATTATTATCTTCTAAAAATTTAAATACTCTTAATGATTTAGCATTTTTAGAATAATAATTTAAATTTCCACCCCAATTTTTAGAGTCTATAAATAATGCAAAAGATGTTCTAAGTTCATCTTCTAAATATTTATACATAACCTGTTTAAAAATAGCATCAGTTATTTCATAATTAACTGTACCTATTTTAAACCCATACTCTAATTTTCTATCAGCTGATCTTAAAAATGGAACTACCCCATTTAATAAAGCGTTTGCTGTAATAGCTTTATAATCTCCTAATACAGCTTTAGAGATCTCAACACCATTAACCATAGAAGTTAGCCCCTTTAAAAGAACTAATTCTAATTTCTCACCTGAAAGTATTTGTTCCAACCAGATAGAGTTGGTATTAAATAAACTACCTTCTTCTGTCTCAGGATCGTAGGCCATTAAATGCTTAACCTCCTCTGGTATAATATTTTTCTTTGTTATATTACTATACCCAATAGTATTAAGTAAATTAGTTACATTTGATAAATGAGAGTTCAATGTAATAGAATATTCTCTATTACCATCCTGATTAAAGTAAGATAGATCTTTATTATTTAAATAAGCTTTTGATACAGTATCTATTAACTGGCGCATCTCTTGCTGATTCTTTATAACTTGATCATTATATAAATCATTGAGAGATATTTTTTCTTTAGTATCTTTTATATGGTCATTTAACCACTTTAAATAGGCTTTTATCTGGTCAGCATTAATTCTATTTTTTAAATTAATGCCTAATTTTGATAAAATATCTATGCCATTAGCAATCTTATCTAATTCCTGATTTTTTAATGACATAAAGTAAGCTAAATCATTTTTTAAAGTCTTAACTTTAATAAGGTACTCACCAGTTGTAGATTTATAAATATAAGAAGCTTTATCATTTGCAAGTTCTCTTGCATTGATAATCCACGATTCTTGTATAATACTACGTGTATTATGTTCTACAGCATCAATATCATATTTCCTGCCATCATGCGTATAGTTAAGTAACTTAGGTTTAGTCCTTGTACGTGAAAAGTTTTTATAGAATTGGTTCTGTAAATTCATTTGATAAACAGTAGGATTATTAGCCTCTAAGCTTTTAATTCCCATTCTTTTTAATAATACTTGCATTTCAGGATAGTCTTTTGATATATCAAATAGTTTATATACCATATCAGACATAGATGTAACAGTAGCAAGTTGATCACTTAATACATTGACTATATCAGAATATTTTGCTGTAGAACGAGTTGAAAATTCAGATAAAGTTAGTTTAGTATTGTTATTATGCATAGTAACGGAAGGCAATCCTGCAATGACCATTCTAATAGGATTATCTAAAAGTTTATTTAAATCTACAGAAACTGAATCCATGTACTCTGTAGAATTTTTACCTTTATCATCTTCACTTATATCCGCATTTTCAAATATTTCTTCTTCATTTTTTAAAGCTGTTTCAGATATAAATATTTGATAGTTTTTTAAAAATTCACGGTGTCTCTCCTTTAATTCATCAAAGTGAGACAACATTTTCTTATAAAACTCGTTTTTCTTAGATTGTATATCATACCAGATTTCGAGATCACGATAAACCTCTGGTAGTTTAGCATTAATATCAAATAGTAAATCTGTTTCAGTATTTTGTGGATCAAATATAATTTGAAAAAAAGCATAGTTAAAGTCCTGAACAGCAAATAAAGTCTCTTTTTCAGTAAAATCTGTTATTACTCTATTGCGGTTATAATCTTCTCTTAGATTAGCGGCACGTTCCTTTAAAAGCTGATCTTCAATAACAAAAGAGTCGACTTCATTTATATTTTTAAAAGTAGATTCAATATAGAAATCAGCCTTATCAGTTTTAAGAATGCCCCAATCCTGTAATAACTCTAAAATATAATCCAATAATTGTTTAAACCAGGATTTTTTTGCTGATTCACTTTTACCAAAATTATAACTATTAGGAGCCAACATATATTCTCTAAACTCTTCAGCTAAAATTTCTTCTGCTTGTTTATCAGTCAATGATCTACCTAATCTTTTTTCAAGTTCTGAATATAGTTTTTTTCTATCTTCTTCTGATAAGAATAATAGTGAATAAGTATGATATGCTTCATGATAAATTGTACCTTCTGCAGCAAGATCACTTATTAATACTTTTCCAAATCTGGTTAATCTTCCCCAACTTCCATTTAATAATTGGCTTTCTATTACTGAAATAGGAATTTGTGGGAATTTATTTCTAAACCATTCTAATTTAGAATCAAATTCTTCTTTAACATATTCATCAGCTTCTTCTGCCCATCTATTTATACCAGAGTCATTAATAGACATCTGATATATTCTAAAATATTGAGCTTTTAACTCTGTTTCAGTTTTATTTGGAAATTTAGATACAATCTCATCTTGTTTAGCTTTTCCTAAACTATTCCAGTATTCATTCTCATTTTGAAATTTAGAGCCTCCAGTTCCAGGACTTATAACTACAGAAGATCTTTTACCAAGCTTAAGTAAAGTATTAGCTTCTGTATCAGATTCTTCATCTTTAGATTCCTGTTGGACACCTTTTCTACCAAGTTTTACTGATGCACCTGCCTTTCCTGAAGATAAAGAACCTATTCCTTTCTTCTTTTCACCAGACTCTTCAGTTTTTTCAGTTTTTTTACCTAATCCAGATAACCCTTTATTTTTGCCTGATTTTGCAGGCGGAGCTTGTTTAAACTCAGTACCTACACTAACAAGAGATACTGACTGATTTAAATATTGTGGATTTTTAGTATTCTCAATATGATCTTTAGATTGTGGTTTTACAAATACTCTACCTTTAGGTATATTACCATCTTTTTTAGAGAATAAAAATCCTACATAACCCCCATCTTTATTATCCCATAATTTAGAAGTGATTTTAGGTTTTTTACCCGACCAACTAACTTTATACTCGGTAAAAGTATTCTCTTTTAAAGTTTTTTCATCAAAGTTCCAATATTTTTTAGCTATAAAATCTCTTAATAAATCTAATCCTTCTTCATTAAGGATCTGATCTATAGTTAATTCATGACCATCAAAGAATAATGATCTAAAACCAGTTTTAACTTTATTAGCCCCATAAAATTTAGTAAACCCAATTTTATAGTTTTTATTAGAAGCGTTTATATAAAGTATTTTATGTAAATATTTTTCAATTTCATCCGCTTCTTTTGGATTAGTAGATAGATATTTAATAATATTAATGATATCTTCTACTGAACCTGTTTCGCCAAATGTATTGGGTCTAACTCTTTCAAATCTATTATCATGTTGGAAATATAAATAACCACTTAATAAATCGTGATAAGTCCAACTTAACTTTCTACTGATCTTATTTCTATAGTAAAGTCTTGTGCCTGTAATGTTATCCTCTTTTCTAGTACCTGCAATATGAATAACAAAGCTTTTAGCGATATCTTTGATATCATCTGTACCTGCAGCATCTAAAACATCTATAGGAGCAACTGTATCGTCAAAAACTTTAACACCGGGATTTACCTGACTAATTTCAAATACATGAGATTTTTCTTTAAGCTTTTCCCTATTTTCTAAATATTTCTTCCAAGAATCTTGTAGTTTTTTTTCTACGGCTTCTCTAGCAATCCTATCTTGCTCATCTTTCTCTTGATCATTAGTAGGTTCTTTCCATTTTTTATCAGTAATGTATAATTTAATAGCTCTCTCAATGGAGAACCTATCAAATTTTTGAGGCCCCTCTTTATGTTCAATAAATGAATTATATATAGGATACTGGGTGTCTTTTTCATCGCCAAATACCTGTTTAGTGACTATTAAAGGCTTGCCAGATCGTTCAAAAACGACCATTTTAATATCGTTTTTAGCAATATCCTGATTCTCTTTAGGGAGATTCTTTAGTTGGTCAAAAGTTACTAACTGAGTTTCCCCCTTAATAGTTCCAGCATAAAATTTAACACGCTTTCTTAATGCATGGTCTTCCTTTAATTCACCAATTTGATCTAATGTATATGATCTTAGGACATACTTACTAGCACCACTTTCAGTACGTTCATAAGCTAACTTATTAACAAAAATATACCACCTGGATAAATCATCATTCTTTACTCCATTAACTAAATCCATTTGATTACCAGAAGATATAAACCAGGAATTTTCATCATAGAAAACATGTTTATAATCCTTATCACCCTTCTTAATGTCATCTAATTCCCAATCAATAAATCTAGGATTTCCTTCTGGTGTTCCGCCCTTCTTAGTTTCATCATCTACAATATCTTCTAATACTCCAGAATCTTTTAAATACTCTTTATAAGACGCATTAAACTGCCTATTTACCATTTTATATAAAGCAAGTATTTTATTTAACTCATTTACTTTAATTTGGGTACTTACGATTAGTTTTTTATTATCTTCTAATAATTGAGTAGTTTGTACTATTCTTGCTTTGACAGTCTCTAAATGTTCTGGAATTAAACCTAATTGTTCATATTGATCTTCTGTTATATAACCACTACTAAGCCTTGCAGCAATAACTCCAAGCATAGCATCTTTTACCTGTTCATCTGTAAGATTCCTATTTCCAGCTATAATTTGAAACTCTTTCTGTAATCCTAAAACTCGTGCAAAAGTAGTTACATACCCTTCTAAAGTAGAGTGCAATCTCTTTAAATATAATTCATTATCATCATTAATTTCAGTATACTTATTTAAGAAATCTTCATTAGTATTAATAAATTCATCATACTCATTAGATAATTTATTTAATGAGGCTATAAAATCTCCAGATTCTTTAGCTTGTTTTATTAAATCTGTAATTTTTTTCTTATCTTCTACAATGCTTTTCTTATTACTTTGTAATTTTGCTAAATATTCTTTAGCTTTAATAATTTCATTTTTTAATTCATTAGCAGTTAGAAATTTTTTAGACAGGTTTTTTGAAGCCTCGACTCTAATTTTTACAAGTTGTTTTCTACTCTGCCCCTGTTTAGTTAGTTTAGTCAAAGAGTTTAACTCTTTTTCAGTTAACTGTTCTAACTTTATTTTTAATGAATCAATATACTCTTGTTGATCACTTATTTGTTCATTAAATCCTTTTTTATCAACTTTTTCTGTATGAGTGCCTAAAATTTTTGCTTGCTTAGCTTTTAATACTTCTTTTAAAGCTGAAATAAAGGCTTCACTACGTCTTTCTTTTTGAATTTCTTCAGGAGACTTAGTGATTCTGATATTAACAACTTCATAAGACTGACCCTGATAATTAAAAGTCTCATCTTCATTTAAAAAATGGTTTTGTTTATCCTCAATATTTTGCAAAGTTGTACGACCAGTTTCTTTATTAGTAACCTCGGCTTTATGAATATTCATATCTAAGTTACCATTCCTATTAGCCCCTTTAATAGTGCCATAGGCCTTATGAATTTTACCATCTCTATCACGGTAAGATATTTCTAACTCTCCTGAATGTCTTGCAGCCATAAGAGACGGAGCAGTTATTTGTTCATAGATAATAGCTTTATCAAATAAAGCTTTCATCTTAGGCCCCAAACTTAAAGCCTCTTTAGCTTTATTACCATCTACTACAGAATCTTTATTAGCCGCCTTCTTATCTGTAAACTCCTTGAAGGTGTCATTTAAGAATTTAGAACTATATAATTTAGAACTAGTTTCTCTCGAACCAATAAGCTCTTCCTGATGTTTTTCCAAATCAGATAATACTCTATCAATTTGTTTATTACTAGCATCAGAAAGCTGGCCTTTAACTTTAGAATGAGCTTCTTTAAGATCGGTAATTAATTTTTTTGATAAATTATCTTCTGTAGAAGATATAGGTAAGGCTTTACCATTGAACTCTGTTTCAGATAGAGATTTCCTAAGAGAATTTATTCTACCATCATAAAATCCTATTCTTAATTCAGAATTAAGTTTATTATTTTTAACTAAATTACTATATTCTTCTAATTCTGCCCTCTGTTCTTTTGTGGCTTTAACATCATCCATAAGAAGATCATGTGTATTATTTACACGATCATACATGGCTTGAAATTTAATAGCTTTAGCTTTTAGATCTTTTTTAACTTCCTCAAGATCATAAGTAATACCTTCTTTTTCAAAATTTTCCTTATCTGCTTCAGCGAGGGCATCAATATGTTTCAACAATATTTGTAAACCACCATCCTGTTGGAGGAATAATGACATATATCTATGATCTACCTTTTCTTTAATAAGTTTAAACCCCTCTTCATTACCAGTTCTTGCAAGATGAACTAATTTTTCTTTTTCAGCATAATCCAATAGTTTACCTTCAGCAAGGGATTCTACTTTTTTGGGATCTAATTTATAAGTACCATCATCATTTAAAACAGAAATAACATTGCCGTCTTTAGTAGTTTTCTCCGCTAAATCTGCCATAGAAACATATCTGGAATCCCATCCATTTTGCAGTAATTTCCTTAATCCTGGAGTATCTTTTTGTTCTTTAGCACCAAAAAATTGTGCAAACGCACTAGGTTTTTTCTCAGCAGATCCTTCTAATAATCTTTTTGTTGCAGCATCCTGACGTAATGTGTGTATCGTAGACATGCCTCCACCAAGCAGTCCGCCTAAGAATATACTTTTTTGCATATCTGTATCAGATAGGCTATCAATATAGGTTTCTCCTAAATCAACCATTTCTTCTAAAAAGTTTCTGTCTGCCAAAGTAGGATCTTCAGCTAATTCTTCAGCATGTTTTGACGCTGCATACTGCATGCCTTCTTCGTAGAACCCTTCTTTACCTATACCTTCTAACCAGGTTTTAGTATAAGTTCCAGCTTTATCCCAACCAGATCTTTTAACCGCTTCTGTTAGAGGTTTACCAGTTTTAGGATCTATCAGACTTTTTAAAACATTATTCTTTACGACCTTTTCAGCCGGATCACCTGCTCTCTTTAATAGATTAATATCTTTAAATAACCAATACTGATCAACAGCATTTGATAATAATAAAATTCCAAAATTCTTTTTAACAACATCTACTGCTGCAATAGCTGCCTTATCCTTGTCATTAGTTTTATCCATAACATTTCTAAATGTTTCTCCGCCTTCTGCAGCAGACTCAAATAAAGTATTAACAACTGTAGCTCCTACAAAATCAATATTATTTGCTAATGATCTTGTAGCAGCATCAACTGCCAATGCCATATCTTTACCTTTAGAAATTGTAGGGGCTATTTGCGTACCAGGCTTAATTAGTCTGGCAGCCTTCGCTCCAAATTTAGTAGCTTTAAGAGCCTGACCGGGAGCTAAAAATGCTAATAAAAATCCAACACCGTCTGCACCTTCATTAGCCCAGAATGATGTAGAAAAGATATTCTCTAATAGATTACCTTCTTTTACCTTATCACTTGTATATACAGGTAATTTACCTTTAATAGATTCTTCTGCTGATTGAATAGCTTTTTGCCAGAAGTTATCAACTAAGAAATTTATATTATCTCTATCAAATCCAGTAGCACCCCAAGCTAATGCACCACCAAGATATCCCGGTAACTGTGCTATTTCAGAAGCTACTTTAACACCTATTCTTGGAACCATATATCCCATACGCTCCCAACCAGATTGGCGACCAGCTGCTACATCTTCAAGATTAGGTATAGGAGAATAAGCTTCACCAAAAAATCTAGCGTAATTACGACTATCTTTTGGCATATAAATCTTAGTAGACTCCAGGTCTATAGGAGGAGTAGTACCTTGATTTTGTAACTTAATTTGTGAGAATAGAGTTTTAATAGGATCATCAGAACCAAACTTATCATTTAATTCTTGTTGAATCTTCTTAGTTTCTTCATATAAAGCCATTACTGTACTGAGTTTGTATAAGTTTGTGGAAAATGTTTTAGTAACCAAGCTGTCATTGTATTGTTAAAGTCAGAACCCTGGTTACCTAGTCTATATAAATAAGATAAAATACCAAATGCTTTTCTATTATTAGAAAAATCCGAACCAGCATCTAAAGTAATTACTGATTCTACAGGATTGCCTTCATTATCTGTACCCTGTATTTCCATAATTATTTTAGGTTCTTCAGTATCAAAGGCTATATCTCCAAGTGTAATATTTTTACTTCTATCCATCTTATCTATATTCTTCTTACTGGCTCTGCTTAAATAATCTACATATTGATCTGGAGTATCTGTTAATACCATAGATTTTAGTTCAGTAGTTAAATTGGTCTTTATTTTATCCAATTCATTAATTTTTTCTGTAGACATTCTCCAAGGAGTTAAACTATTAATATTAAAGGACTGCAAACCAGCTAATTTTTGACCATCTTTATCATCTTTAATAAGTTTTCCTGTAGCCAATCCGTTACCAGGAGACATTACCCCAAAAAACCCACTACCGCCAGATTCAGATAATTTAGCCATCTGTCCTGGGTCCATATAGCTTTGATCTGGCATATAGTTCATTTCAGTTTTACCAATAGCCGAATGTGCTCCTTCAAATACAGCACTCATTACTTGTTCTTGTGGAAGTTTAGATAAAGTAGGATTATTTTGTACAATATTATCTATCATAGTCTGTCCCTCTTCTGTGCCTAAAAATTCTTGTAGTGCAGTAGGATCTTTTATACCACGTTGTATCATACTTAGAATATATTGACCATTAGCAGTAGAACGTAGCTGAGGATCGTTTATAATAGTATCTGCAATACTGCTAAATTCAGTAGCAGCCTGTTTTACAATATCTTCTCTATTTACTGGAGTAAAATCAAAAGTTTTACCTTGTTGCCAATCGGAAAATTTTACATCTAATGGATTACCTACTGATAAAAAATTAGAACCTAATTTCATCTTAGCATCTAAATAAGCCTTGCTCATTTCAACTTTCTGCTTATTAAAATGATAGAACGGATTGGTGCGTTCTGTACCTATCTGTTTAGCTATTTCATTAGCGGCTGCTCCATAATCACCATTATATTTTGACTTAACTAAATCATTAATATTACTTTCAAAAGATTGCAAACGCTTAGTTAATTCAGCCAAATCGTAAGTTTCTGTTTCTCCAATACGAGCTTTTTCAGCAGCTACTGCTGCATTAGTAGTATCATACCTCTGTTGACGCTGAGATATAGCATCAATAAATTGTGCCTCTTGTTCTGGATTATACATTGAAATAATTCCAGAATCAGCTGCTTGTGTATTATATGCAGCTTCGGGATTAAATTGTTGGCGGTAGTATCTTAAAGATTGATTTACAGGCATGGTATTTATTTTTTAGCTCTTACTTTAACACCTCTATTCTCTAGCAGCCAATTTAATGCGTTAGCATCTGGGTCTTTATAGAGCTCCATATTAGGAGCCAACATCTCAGCTGTATTATATCCTTTTTTATAAGACGCATTATCAGCAGCATAACTTGCTGCAGTTCTTGCTAAATTACTTAAAGGATTTAATCTTGCTCTTGCCATACGGTAAGCATTATCTTGTTGAGTATTAAACAGTCCTTCTTGTGCTCCTACCTCAACATTCATTGCATTAGCCTGTTGCCTTAATTGAGCATTTGTAGTTTCTTCTGCTAATGCTGATTCCATATTCTGTTGTCCTAAAAGCTTACTTACACCAGTATTAGAAGCAGCTAAATTACTAAACATAGAACCAGCGTTTAGCCCTAAATTTCTGGCATTTGTAACATTCATATTTCTGGCATCTTCAGCACCACGTTGGTTTATTAACCTTTGTTTAGCTAAATTAATCTGCTCTGCACCTACTCTTGGTAAATTAACAGGAGAGGGTTTAGCTTGTTTTAATGCTCTATAATCAGCCAGGTTACCTAAAGCACTGGCCATATGTCCTAATGGACTTAAAGTAGGAGAGTAATTATCTTCTTCAGTAGGTTCATATTGATTAGGAGAACCTGCTAATGGATTATAAATATCATTATATGACTTTCTTACTACTGATCCAGGACTTATATGATCTGCAGAAACTCTACCAGGACCTTCAATTCTATTAATGGCATTAGAAGTAGATTCAGGGCCTTTAATCTTACCACTTTTTAAATACTCAGCCCACCACTCTAATTGTTTATTTGGAATTTTATCCTGAGAAGATTGTTGTTTATTATAAAAATCTTTTAAAATATATGGAAATCCAGTAGCTGTTCCTCCTCCAACATTATCATTTCTTAATATAGATGGAGTACCAGTTGGTTCTTGCCCTCTAAAATATAATTGTAAAAATGGACTATCAGGATTAGGTTTAGTATTTGTTGGTTTATAGGATTTTTTTAATTTTTGTATAAAACTTTCTCCCTCTCCTCCATATTTAGGTAATATATCTCCCATATAGTTCATGCTAGGATTTTCTATACTTCTATCTCCGTATGGACCATCCTCTAATAGACCTCCATCTTCTTTTTTACCTCCAGCTACCCAACCCATATAAGCACGTTGTTTATTAGTTAACCTCTTACCATTAGCCTTACCATCTTTAAGGATTTCTTTAGCTTTAGCAGTGGATAGGTAACCTCCTTTGCCAGCTGTAGGTAAAAGTGTCATAGTATCTTTCATAGATGTATTAGTTTCCTTAGAAAACTCCTGTGCCTGAGTTAAATTCTCAAATTGTTTATCTACAGCAGTTCTAAGTAAAGAGTCATTTTTATATAAATTATTCCAACTTGGTTTATCTAGTTCATATTTACGAACCAGATGTGTGGCTGGTTTTGCAAATCCCAATGAGTCAGAATAAATATAGGTATTACCAGTGGTGGGATCATATTTAGAAACTTCATTTTTTTCAGTTAGTGCAATAGGTTTACTTGAAGATAATCCTGTTGGATTACCAATTTCATCTACAAGATTACCGCCTGTAGGTCCTTCGTGAGTCTCGCCTTTATAGACAATAAATCCACCTTGTTTAGCGACAGGTGTATATGTTGGAGATTGATTCATAGTTGTTAATCTGGTTTTTAGAGCAGAGTTAAACTGTTCTGTATCTAATTGTTCATCTAATCCTTCTTGTAAATCTTTTTCTTGTTTTCTGCCACCAAAAAATGACCCTAATCCTCCTATTAATGCTCCAGCTGCTCCACCAACCAATGTTCCCAATCCTGGGATTATTGAACCTAATGCAGCACCAGATGCCGCTCCTTTTAAAGCACCCTTTCCAGCAGCAGCTCCTTCATTAACATTAACCTTATTATTAACTACTTCAGTAGGTTTAGCAAACATATCAATAAACTCTGACCCCATATCTGCAACACCAGATACTGCTGACAATCCTTTGGTAGTACCTAATTTATCTGATAGTTTTAATAAACCACCATTAGCTTTTTTCTTCAATCGTGGTGTTCGTTTTATCATTGTAATTAAATTATGCAAATTTATATAATTATTTTTTAATATCAAAGGATTATGTGTAAAATAATCTATCGGATCTTAGTAGGTAACCAACTAAAAGTTATTGGATATATTACTGCTTTTCTATTACTTGCTACATTATTATAGGTAAAATAGGCTTTAATCCAGGAATCTCTTATACGTTTAGAATCAGCTGAGTTTCTAAATAAGTTCATTCTCCAAACTCTAAATCTTCTTATTAAACCAGTAGTTCCTGGAAATGTTAAAGTGCCTGTATCCTGATGAGTATTAGTTATTCTAACATTAGTAAATGTTTCATCTGCTACCTCTACTCCACTATTAGTAACATCCATCAACCATTCTATTACATGAAATGTAACAGCTTTATTTTGATATGGATTAGCAATTACTGTTAAATTACTGATAACATCAGAACCATAGAAACTATTATATGATCCGGTATCATGTAAATAATACTTACTACTTGATCTATATGATAAAAAGTATTTATCGAACTGAATAGAATCCGTAAAATATACTGAGTAAAATCCTGTAAAACAATCTTTAAACGCAGAGAATATTAATGTTTTCCCTAGATTAGGAAAACTAAATAATACTTCCCTATTTAATTTATCATACCCAGCAAAAGCCCGTGTAATGGTAAAAGCATTAACTTCAAAATAAGATTTCATTCCTTTCGTATCTGAAATAGGCTCTACTGAATCTATTATTCTATATATTTTATATGAATTATTATCATATAGATAAATACCTAATTCAGTAGGAATTATGGAGTCATACCAGCTACTACCGGCTTGTCTGGTTAAATAATCATATCTAGATAATACTCCACCAGTACCAACAGATAGTGCACCAGTATTTTGTGTCTGTACTAATTCACGGTCATTAACAGATAGAATAGATATACCTCTTGGTTGAAAACTAAATAATCTATCATTTTGATTTATTAGTCTTGTAATAGCCCCACAATTAGAATCTAATTCTATATAATTATTGTATTTAAATTTTAACCAACTGTCAGAATATTCCCCACTAACTTTCTTTTCGCTACTAACAACCATATTATCATGAACATCAACAGCTCTATAATCAAAGGGTTTGGACGCAAAAAATTTAGATTGATTTTCTGCTGAATATGCTGAATTATATCTGTATAAATCTCCTACTTCTGGGTAAGTATTAGGATATTGACCTATACCTAAAGTTTGTCTTTCTGCTAAATAGTAAGAAGAACCTGTAGGAACAGTTGTATATGCATTAATCCTATCTAATCTATGAGATAGATTTAATCTACTTTCATATGGAAAAGTTACTAATACTTGTCCACCCCTATCAGTATATTCACCATCAGTATCTACAAATAATTTTAAATATGTAAACGGACCTATATAAGTGTCTCCACCAAATACATCATAGTTAGTTGTACCTGAAGTTGCCACTGGATAAAATTCACCTGCTTTTATATATTGACTATAAGATCTCTCATGATAAGTACAGCCTCCATAAATTGAATATCCTAAGGATCGTCTATATCTACCATACATAGCTTTACAATCTCCGGCAACTAGACCAGCCGGAGATACAGCATTACCAAAAGCTGAAGCTATTTCAGCTATTAATGACGTGCCTTTATATGTTATACAAGGTTCATCCCCATCAACTTCATCATCATATCCCCTTGCTGTATAAGAAGTAGCCCCAATTACATGTGTAATTGGGCTTCTTAATTCAGGAGTAGATATAAAACTATCATTAATAGTTCTTATGCAATCTGACCCCAAAACTGTAGGCGTAACATCTAATGCTGTTACTTTGGAAGAATTTACACTATAAGTCTTAATATCGCCTGTGATAGTGCCACCAGATCTTATATTATCTAAATATCCACATACTTCAAAGAAATCATTTGAATCAGATATAAGTGATCTATTAAATGCTATTTCTGGAGCTATAAAATCTACTAAAGTCTGATCTAGAGAACTATTTAATCCATTTATACCAACTATCTGAAAAGGAGTTGCTGATGTATAATCTTCTGCAGATCCAATATTATAAGTACTATATCTACTATCTTTAATCTCTCCAGCAACAACATTTGGGTAATGTGTAGGTAATATAATACCAGATCCCTTTATTGTACAATCTCCATCAGTTCTTAATACTCTTACAATTTGAAATCCTGAAAGCTGTGCTAATAATCCTGGATAGTCTGTATTTATAGATCCCCAATCAATAGTAAACTTTATATTTAAAATTCTTGCTACCATTAAGTCTGTAGTAGAACCATAACAAATTTGATAAACCTGACTATATGTTGAACCAGGATCTAATTCTTCTGAAATATCCGGCATTCTTATATCCCCGATCCATTTAGTATAAGAAGGCCTTCCTTTTAAATCATAAAAATCTATACCATACCTATACACTTCATCTCTTTGAAGTCCTACATTATTTAATACATATTGCTGATTAGTATAACCTGGACTGGTATTAGAGGGGTTAAAAGTATATAAAGTTTCTCCTGCAGCTCCTTTACTGGTTTTATCCGCAGAATTAATATCAGTATAAGTGAAACCGTAACTAATGTAAGGCCCTGTCCCTCCTAAATCTGTAAAAGCAGGCGGAGCGGCAGCTGTAATTTGTTTATACTTATAAGCATGATCCCTATCAACATTTGTATCGTTGCTAATATTATTATAAGTATTAATACAATCGTTAACTTTTCCTGCCGAAGTTTGTAATTGTGTAAAATCTGGTCCTCCACCAGAATCAATTACTACTTCATTAGACATCCCCTTATTTATTACACAATCAACGGCAGAACCGACTGCTACATAAGTATATGTATAAGTGTAACTAAAATTAATTATTACATCATTATCATAATTTGTAGGATAAGACGGGTCTAGCGCTGAGGGCAATCCACCTATATATTGAGTACCTTCAATACTAATAAAAGGTATACCTGAACTATCATATTCAAAAATAGCTCCTGAAAAATCTAATGTAACTCCGTGATTCCATAAACCATCAGCTACTCCTCTTAATACTAAAGAGGCCCCTAAACCATTAATAGATGATATACTTGAAAACGTTCTGCCTAATCCTGTAGCATGTCCCTCTGCATCAACCAGAATATGAACATGCCAACCAGTATCTAATAAAGATACTACTGACACAGAAAAAGCAGATGCTCCATAAGTTTCAGGATCTGCTACTGCAGCAGGATCTGTAGCATCAGTTAAAGTATCAGAACCTGACATTGTTGTGCCAGTACCATATCTCCAACGATAAGCTCTTGTATCTAAAAATGTTAATGGAAGAGCTAAATCTTCTACTAAATCATCTACATCAAAAATTTCTTCTGTTATATTTCCTGCAAATAGATATCCATTTTTAGATTCAATTGTTTTAGGAATAAAACTATTTTTTATAATTTGAAATTCCTCTAAAGTTAGTTCTCCTATTTTATCTCCATAGTCATAAAATATAGGAGTAGTGGTATTTAATTCTCTCTCTGATACAACTCTAACTGTTGGAATATCTCCATATTCCTCGTATTCTAAGGCAAGTAATCTTATTCTATTAAATGTTTGAACTGTATCAACACTTAAAGTTAAAGTTACTTGAATATATTTATTGATTATTGTCTCTAAATCATTACCAACAAAATCTTCACCATCAGAAGATTGATGGGAAGTAATGTTATATAAATTACTTGGAGGTGCATACATAGTCTCTGAGCCAGAAACAGAATAGAGTTGGTATGAATATTGAATTCTACCAGCTTTTAAATGCCCACCAATTCCCTCAGTAAGAGCATATGACCCATATGTATGATTCGGTAATACTTCTAATAATTCAGGATCTAAATTAGCTAGATCATTATATGTAGCATTATAGATAGTATTAATATGTCTTAATGGGTTTAATCCATCAACCCAATAAACTTTTTGAACATCTTCATTTTCGTAGCTTCCTACGGCTCTAATAGGATAATTTGTATGAAATCCTAAGTCTCCCCAATAAACTAAATACCTTTCTTGTGGATGAACAGCAGTCCAGTAATAGATATTATTTACAGTAATATCTGTAGCAGTTTTTAAACTTGTTAATGGAATCTTATAGATTCTATCAGGATTAGTGGCTCCTAAATCATTAACAAATAATACTAAAAAATCTCTAAGTATAGTGTGTCCTATAACCAAGCCATCACTAACAATAGTAAAAGCAGCAGCATTACCTTTGGGAGTAACGAAGGCCTCATTAGTTAAACCTGAACTATCGGTAGTAATCAGTCTTAAATTTGTAGCATCAAAATAACAAGTATTTGGGTACTGATTAACAGATAAGTCCTTATTCATACCACCTGAATAAGAACAAGTATGTTTAGGCATTTCCATAATTCAAATTATTCTCTAGAGCCTAAATATTTAAAACCTGTATCAAAATGACCGGGACCTAAATATGTTGACTTCCAACGATTAATTAATGTTTCCATTCTAGCTTTATCTGGCATTTTACAAACATTCATTGCTGCACCTACATTAAAAAAATAATCTTGTCTAATTAACTCATATTTTTTTTCAGATAGCAAATCTTTTAACATCATTCTGAAAGCTAGTCTTTCTCCTATGAAACTTACTACACCTCTGATATAGATAGCATTATCTGGAACTGTAGGAAATCCAGTTATAGTATCAATAGGTATAGCTTTATATTGCATTTCTATTGTACCAGTTTCAAATCCTAAATACATAAAATTACCTTGAACCTTATAGGTAAAATACTCAGAAGAATACTCTGGGCCTACTATTGTCTCATAATACTCTTCTGTATTAGATATATAAGTACTTGGGTAAGCGGGATCATAATCTGCAATTATTTCAGTTGTGCCGTCATAGGCAGATTCTGGAAATTTACTAAAAGCATCTGTCATCTCCCTTAATGGAAGACCTGTTACTTTATCCCTGACTCCTTCTATACTATACAAATTTACAGGTAGAATAGCCCTATAATCAGCAACAGTATAAGTTACATTTTTATCCTCATAAGGACTAGGGTTGCCTATAATAGACATGGATCTCCAGATCCATTCTGCAACTTCTGATTTATCAACATTTTGAAAACCATAATCTTGATTTAGATTTTCAATAATATGATCTATTGTTACTGTTTTCCCATTAAGCATTATAGATAAAAGTTTAAATTGTTCATTTTTGCACCCCTACTTAAAATATTGTCATTGTCTCTTGCGATGTCAATATAATAAGCCGATTGATTTTTTATTGTAGTAGTTAACTTATCCCAAAACCAAGTTAGCCTATATCCATTAGTATGATCATTGGTTTCTCTTATCAAAGGTTTGTTTTCAATAAGTTTAATCTCTTCTTCAGTTTTACCAACATAAAGTTTTTGCCAATATTGTTTAGTCTTCTTCCAATTAACTGATAATCTTCTTGCATCTACATTACCTTCATCATTTAAAACAGGCTCTATTAATTTCTTTTTAACTCTTATAGATCCTAATTTTGCAGGCATTCGATAATCTAAATTTTCAAATACCATAAGTTTAACAATTTCAGGAAACATCCTCTTATAAAAGGCTCTTACCTTACTTTTTGGTAGAGCTTTAGAACCCCATCTTTCTACATAGTATTTATAAATTTCGTCGAATTTATAATTTGCTATTACCTTCCTTTTGCCTCTTTTATATACTAGCATTTATTACTCAAGATTAGTTGGTATTCTTTTTTGTGAAGCTGTATCTCCTTCGGGGTTATCTTCCCTATTGTCAGTTTTATCACCAGCCTGAACTAAAGTTAGTCCAAACTTCTCATTAATAATGAGTACTTTTAACTGATCTACTATTTCTTTGTTGATAGGATAATCATCATTATAGGTCCAATTAGCATTCTTTATCCTAGCTGCTTGTATTGCATCCTGAAAGACCCCCCTTATATCTAAATACTTAACAGTAAGATGAGCTCCAGATTTACTAGTTATATACACCCTGTCTCCAAGAATAAAAGCATATATTGTATTATGATTAAACTTACCATTACCACGATATAATGCATCATCATATGTAACTACTTTAAATTTAGTAGAAAGCCTATCAGCAGGTCCTATTCTTGTAAATGTTCCAATGCCTTCTTTACTTTCTATAGTTCTTGGAATATCAACAGAAGTCCTATACATATAATTATAATCATTTACTTCTGGCGAAAGCTCATTAGATAATGTTTTTTCTAATTCAATAGCTCCTAAAGACTGTACATAATGATCATCTATACTTGCAAAAGGATGGTCAAATTTTTGTTTAAGAAGACGAGCTCTTTGACTTTGTATCCAATCAAATACAAGTCTTATATCTATAGGATCAGTCTCTTTAATATAAGCTCTCCTTAGTTCTAATAACTCATATGCAAGTTCATTAAGAGATGTATTTTTTGCCATTTATTTTAAATATTTAAAACCTAAATACAATAAAACTATAACTATAACTCCTATCCACATATAGAATGCAATACTATAAATTTTAGGAATATATTTTTCTTTAATTACTTCCTTCTGTTTTTCAATATTCCATCTATATTCCCAATGCTTAGCTACTTGTATAGCAGAATCTACCTTATATTTTATAAGCTGATCTTTTTGAATAAGTTGTAATTTAAGTTTTGAATTCTCAACCCAAGCTTTAGCTGAAGAATAAGTATTTTCAACTGTTACAGGAGATATATTTTCTTTGATAGGAACTTTTTTTTCTACTTCTATTGTATCACCAGGTATTTTTACTTCAATCTCTATATCTCTATATATAATAGAATCTTTAATGATAATACTATCATATACCTCTCTGATAATCTGAGGAGGAAACTTTTGTAAACATTTTTTCTGTGTTACACAAGAACTGAATATTAATACTAATAATAGTATTATAAAACTATTCTTTAGGTTCATCTTTTTTAATTTCTGGAGCATCTAATTCAGTTAACAATATTTGAATAGATTCTTTAGCTCCTTCTAGTTTATTATACAAAACTCCTAATTCATCTACTTTTTTTTCAATTTGTCTCTGCTGTTCAACAAATTTCATAAATTTTTCTTCTAATAACTCCTTTGTAATCTGTGTAGTCTTTTTCATAATAATATTTATTCTTTAAAAATTTATTCATTATTTTCCTGTATTCATTAATAGAAGTAATTCAGGAATATGTTCTGTAATTATTGACCTCTTCTCGGCATCAAGAACTTTTGATGTATTAAAATTAACACCGATAAATCCTTCCTCCTTGCCATCTAATTGCCTAACCAGAAATAAATAACAAGACTTAAACCCGTACTTCTTCATATCTGATTTAAAATTCAGATCAATACAGTCCTCTACATCAGATACAAAGAACTGCCCGGTAAGCCCTAATATCTCAAACGCAACCGGATAACGAGAGTTTAACACACCAATACATCTATCCATAAAAGGCTCAATCGTATCACTTGATGTTTCATGTGTAGCAGTAAACTTCTTCATATCAAAACCATTGGCAAACCTTCCTCCGTTATGGAATCGCATTAACCCAACCTTACACGCACCTAACTCAATTTTTGTTCTTAGTAATATTCCTGCAATCTCCTTATCAACACTTCCACTCCTTTGTAAAGAAATATAGTCGGAAATAATTTTATCTTTATCAAAAGATAAGGTTAAGTGTTTTGCATATTTATAAATAGCGTATATCATAATAATAATTCCAATTATTATAGATATTTGCATTGCGGTTGCTAGTGGAGTGTACATTACTTTATCTTTCTTATAATTATTTTAAATTCTGCTGTGTCGGCTGCCAGACTATCGGATATAAATTTAAATCTCCGTTTTTTTTTATCCCTTCAAGGTAGTCTATCAATTCATCAACTTTCTTATCTGACTTAAGGTGATTAATGTAACTCTTATTTAAGTTATCAACCTTTATCTCAAAATCTTTTTGGCTTTCTCTAAATTTTTCCTGATTAACTAATAACTGATCTATTTTAATACTTTTTGAAGAATCCATTCTTATTAACATATCAACCTTTTTCTCTATCGCAATATTATTAGATTGAAGACTCTGTGCTTTCATTCCTTTGACATATATAAAAGACACAATACCTGCAATAGCAGTTAATCCTCCAATTATTGCACCCACGCATTTGGCTATATATACTAATCTATTAAGCATTTATTAACTTCCATTTTTCTGTTTTAACAATTCATTCTTATCTGACGATCCGAGGCTCGACCCGTAGAAATATCCTACAACGGTAGCGAATGAACCAATCAACGCACCTACTACAAGGTTTAACAGGTCTTTATTCTGGTCGGGTACTGATGTGTAAACCAACACAACCATAAGTACAAAGAATCCTAATACTATTAAGGCTCCCAATACGTACTGAAAAATTGATTTTCCTTTCATCTTACTTTGATATTACTAATTTACCGTTATGATATAAATATTTACCTCCTGTTGTATTAACCGACTGCACCGGAGTAGTAAAAGTCTGATCTGCCCCGTAGGATGTACCAGATTCATTCACAGCGAAAGCCCGGTAATGATAGGTAGTGTTTGCCTTTAGCGGGTACAGCCTGCCTGAGAATACACCTGTTGTGCCTCCACTGGTAAACTTACTATCTGATATTGTCGGGTTTGCTGATGTTGACCAACACACACCCCTTGAAGTGATAGTACCTCCACCATCGGAAGTGACATTCCCCGCTCCGGTAGCATAGCGGACGTTGTAAATAGTGATAGTATCAGTTGTTACTTCGGCTACTCCGGGAGGATTTTCAACTGTTAGTGTCACTGTCCATTCCTGAGTCGTCTCACCATCTAATGCCGTTACAGTATAAACTACCGGGGATGTAAAGTCCTGCGACACCCCACTGGCAGGATCAACAGTTGCTCCATAGTCAAGTCCTATTGTTGGCGATTGATCTGTTATATCAGCACTATTTCTTATTTGAACCACAACCGTGTGATTAGTTGTATTTATGATTGCTGAAGATTCTTGATCGGTTAAAATAAATGATGTAATATTAGTTGCAGAAGAATCTACTGATAAACTACCAAATTCATAAGCTCCCATAGTTGGGTTTTCTGTATCTCTTAAATACCCCCGGATGTCTGTTGTAGCGAAAGAAACAGGATCACCTGCTCCTATTGCGGGAGACCCCTCCTGTAATCTATAATCACCACCAAACCGCCCGAATCTATTAACAAACAAAGGGTCTTTTTGCCCAATAGAATGACGATCTGCATTATAATCACCACTCATGTACGCTGTCCAATCGTTAGTTCTGATCGAACAATCAGGATATACAATTAACCCCAAACCAGTAATAGCAGAATATCTAAGTAATGGTTGACTTAATGAATCTAATTGAAAATATAAGTTATAGTCAATCTCTCTAAATGTACTTGTCCCTGTGGCAAAATATATAGCAGGTTGAAATTCATCACCTGGGTTCCTTGTTTTAGTCCCGTATATGATATTATTTTTAATTGTAATTGAATCACAATTACTGCCATCAATCAGCCCCCTATAATCTGGTAAATTTTCATTTGTGGCATAAATTGTATTATTAACTATGTAAACATTTTGAGTTCTATATAGTTGTATTGCATGATTGGTATTCCATAAAATGACATTATTATAAATAAACACTGAATCAACCCTGAAATTATCGCCTACATTGTTATTCAAAATTGATATAGCATTTGAGCCTTCGCTTTCAGGTTCAATTAATGTTTGGGTACTGTCTTCATAGATGTAATTATTCCTAATCACTATGTTTTTCATATAACTACCTCCACTCATTCCTGTTGAAATGCCGTAAGCATGATAACCTTCGTAACAAGTATTATTCTCCACTATAACGTCTCTGAAAGTAATATCGCCATAATCTTGAAGGATAAGATTTATTTGTCTTCTCCCATTCCCAAAAACCTCATTATTTTTAATTAACATTTGAGAATGATAAGCAGATATTCCATATCCGTTGTGCATTCCATCGTCTATATAACCCTTAGTCCCAGAATAACTAATCTTGCAGTTTTTAATTATTAAACCATCAAGAGCATTTTGTGGTGCGCCTCTTTCTCCTATATTTCTTGTTCCTCCAAATCTACACTCTAAGCCATCGATAGTAATATATTCTTTATCGTTCAAATAGATACATCTATCTCTTTGCGCAACTTCCATTCCCGTAAAGTCAGAATTAGGGTCACCTTCCCAATAGATGTAAATAGAATCATTCCTCCACATCCACGCATACGCCCCCTCCGCAGCAAGTTCAGATAATAATGGCATATCTGTCGGTCTCATTGCCCTCCAATAAACAGTATATCCATCACTTAGTATATAATAAGAAGAACCATAAGAACCCAAATCATGAGGGTCATTAACAGAAACATCTCCTCTCCATACATTAGGACGACTTTCGTGTGCCGTCCATGTAGTTATAACCTCAGAACCATATATCTTCGGTTTTGCTCCACTTCCATAAGATGTAAATGTAATAAATGTTGTTGAGTCGGCTATTGTTGTACCACTCCCAGATGAAGGTATAATTAATTCCTCTCTCCATAAATCACCGCATTTAAAAGCAACTGTATCACCGGCAGAGAATGAAATTGAGTTAACCTTAGCTATCGTTGCCCATGCTGTGCCATCTGAAGTCCCTGCTGATGCATCGTTTCCTCCGTTCTTAACATAATACTTCGTCCCCCAAGCGGGAATCGAAATAAATACAAATAATATAAATAATAGTTTTTTCATATTAAAAAGGATAAGCCAAACCATTTCCTGCGTTCCATAATGAATCGACACCTGATTGTCCTAATGCCCTATTATATATACATACTTCATCCATTAGTCCACCATAGTCATTGGCCCCTGCGTTTGTCCCTATTGTAAATGCTGCTCCTACATAAGTTATTCCACCAGTTCTTTCCTCAGATACCTCTTCCTCCCCATCTATATATAATATCATGTGTGCACCATCATAAGTGCAAACAACATGATGCCAAGCATCGTCTGTTATATCTACATCATCAAGATTTTCGTTAGCTGTTGCGGCTCTTATAAACCAAGATAAATAACCAGATGACGATGTCCCGATAGTCCACCCCTGAGAACTTGCGTAATATTCCAAAAGACGATCATTATTCCCATCCTCTTTCATCCAAAAAGAGATAGTAAGAGTATTTAGTTGTAAAACACTCCCCACATCAACAACAGAAACAAGCGATGATGAATTATTAAATTGATAACAATCCCCTAATTTACCAGCTATACCATATGTTATATCTGTTGTGGTTCCATACGTATCACCGACTTCTGATGTCATATTGCCAGACGCCTCATCCATTGTCCAATATGCAACAAGCCCAGTTAAAAGAGTCGAAGCACCACCGCTTGTAGCAATAGCCCTCGCATTACTCTGCGCCCGGATGACACTCTGCCCCTGAGCCTGTGCAAAGAGCAGAAATACTGAAAGTATTAATAGTAGCTTCTTCATTAGTCAGCTTTTATAATGTACCAATTCAGTTGCAAATACCAAAGATTAGGACGCATCCCCGTAATCTGATCACCCATTAGGCCCACCCATACATCCTTGCCTTTGGGTATCTTTCGGGTCTTGTTAGGAGTAAATACCACTCTGTTATCCCCCACTCCCTGAGGTGCTGTAAATAATGAGTCTGTTGCAACCATTGTCATTGAATTGCCTATGTACACATTAAATTTTGCACTATCACCGGCCGAGAATCGCTGATTATCAATGTTGACAATATAGGCTGTATCTACCTTTACCGTCCACACTCCGAAAGCAGTAGCTTCCTCTGCGAATAAGGTACTATCTGCCGGTTGTCCTGTGCCTCCCCCATAGCAAGTAGAGTAGGTAGTGTCTGCCAGCTCAGGATAGAGCGTACCACCAGGAATCCGGTTTGCAAACGGAGTATATGGCGGGATAGTATCGCCATCCATGTAGATAGCATATTCCCCGTCATCGGTCTTTGTCAGGCTATCAACGACTTCGATATTCGTACCCGACACTTTGTGATCCCCAGCTGAGATACCAGTCCTTGCTCTGAACTGAGCCATAGCCCCTATTGAGAGGGCTGCGAAAAATAAGATTGTTATTAGTTTTTTCATTATTTTACTTTTAATATTTCTTTATCTGTCTTTGTAACCAACAATGATTTGTCAGTTAATGACGTGACTACATCGGTTTTTACTGCTTTAACAAATCCTACTTCGCTGACATAAATATTATCCTTCACAACTGTATCACCTTCTTTAATTTCATTTATTTCAATTTTAGGGGATGTTTTTTCATAATCAACAAGCAGTTCTTCTATTTCCTTAAACTCAGGATGGTTAATTACATCTTCAGATATAATATATAATCCACCAGGAATCTCTATCGGGTCAATAGCTGAATATTTGCCATAGGTTCCCCTTATCCTTTCAGCCTGTTCTTTGGTTATCGTTATTACTCTATCCATAATTAAGTTATTACTGTTTTCCCTTTTGCGGTCATATAAGCTGCAAAACCGTCATATAAAACATCAAGTTGTGTTTGATCTAATGAAGCACCAAACCCATGTAGAGCTTGTTGAACCTCAGAAAATCCAGTAGCAGCTCCTTCCACATTAGCAGCAAGAAAATATAATTCAAGATTAATAAGACCAGTGCTCGCTGTTGTAGAATTTGCACTGAGTGTTTTATCTCTAAATCCTTTTCTTGAGTTACTTGCATATCGTGTTGCTCCATTCAACCCTTTTGCTGTATCATCTACCGTAGCAACAACAAACTGATTTATATCGTTTAGCTTGATAGATATTGAATTAGCCAAACGATGTGTATATACTCTTGTGTCAGCTACTGTATTATCTGCACCAAAACTCTTACCAGCATTTGTCCCATGATCTGTCCGATATAAAGCAAATAGCGAAGCATTATTTCTTGTAAACCGCACCCCATTATTTGTGGGATTATAATTATGCCGAATATACCTGGTTGAAGTATTCCCAGTAAATCCTTCATACTGTGTAAAGGCAGGAGCATTAACTAATACACCGTGATAATTATTGCTTACAATGTTTTTAACAGAACTTTCCTCTGTTGCTCCAGCATCAATAAACAAACCATCCATTACTTCGCTTAAAGAACTAACACCCCATCCGGTTTTCCAATAAGACACAAGATTATTTAAATCTATCTTTTGAGCACTACTTAAAGGAGTAACAAGCCCTGTAATAAAAGTGCCTATTTCACTATGAAATGTTGTTGCACTGGTTGTTATTTCTGGGCCGTTAGTTCCTCCCTTGAAAGCCATCAAGTCAATTGTGTAAGCTGTGTTTGCTGTTAACCCAGTTATACTTGCTGCTTCAACACCAAAGGCTACTGTTTGATTATAAACATCATTAACATAGATTTTTAACCCATCAGTTCCAGCAGAACCATCATCCCATGTAATGTCTATACGTGTATCTGAATAAACAACAGCTACTAAATTAGACGGTTTAGAAATCGTCCAATTATAATTAATCGACCCCACGCATTTCCAATCAGTATCTTCTGTACCATCAAATCCAGTTGCCGTCAACTCAATATCATCGTGCCAGTCGCAATCCCTCACACCGAAGCGATAACGTCCACCTGTGACAATCTCATCACCAGGATCACCGTAACCCCCGATATACTCCCATCCAGTGTCCTCGGCATCATCAAATCCATTTTCATAAAGTTCCTTATCTCTGACAATAAAATGATTTCTTACACCTATACGAAATCTGAATCCTGTCGATTGATCGAGGAGATATCTATACTGATCGTTACTTTTATAAATATATTGTGCCATTAGCTTTCTGATTGAGCGTTATACCAATCTATATCTTCTGTTCCTGAAAAACCTGTAGATGTTAACGTATGATCCCATACCATCTCTCCATCTCTAGCCCCGATACGCCAAGTACAATCACCATCGGTTAAAATAGCATAAGTAGGGTTAGAAGAAACAGATAGCCCAATAGGACTTAATATTTTTAATGGGCTTAGTAACATAATATTAAATTTTAGTTATTATAAATCAATATAATAAACCATTGCTTTTCCAGCAGCTAAAGTAATAGAAGATAACGGGTTATCAAATATAACTAATGTATTTGAAGGAAATGCTACATTTAAATAAGTTTTAGTTGTAGTAGCAAACGTAGTCTCTACTCCTCCTGCACTTTCTGTTATAGACCCAATTTGACTATTATCTTCTAAAATAATTAAAGAAGATATCTTTCCTCTTCTTGCAACATGAGCATTCGCATCAGCAAAATAATCACAACCTGCATTTCCAGCTACTTTCTTAAGTAGTAAATTGGTTAGATTAATAAGGGTATCTAAAGTATTTGCCATTATATGGAATTTTAATTTTACAAAAGTATATAAATTATTTAACAAAACAAAATTTTACAATAAATTTTATCTACTAATAATTAGTAGATTATCTAATAGTTTTTAAAAACCTGAGGTTACTACTTCACCAGAATCACCATCACTATAATATAATCCAATATTTGTAGCATATACTGTTATATCTCCATTAGGAGAATACAACCATAATTCTATAGTATCACCTGGATTAAAGTTTTGTGTAATATCATCAGTCTTAGCAAGATAAGAAACTCCAGTTGTAGCATTTATCTCAACACCTATTGCAGCAGATGCCCCGCCTAAAGGAGTTCTATAAACTCTTGCTTTACCCGTTCCACCACCCCCAGCATCCTCTTGTCTTAATTCAAATCCAAATCTTATCTCTCCGATGAAACCATTAGTAAATGTATATACTGCTCTTTGTTGATAATTTGGATGTGTATTTTGTGATGTATACTCTGTAGTATCAAGGCCGTTTCTTAGAACAGCACTAGCTACTTTATTAAATAAATGTGGGTACAATGTGCCTCTTATACCAACAGTACCATCCGCATTTACATAAAAATTTCGAGTATGTAAGCTGCCACCAGAAGATAATGTGACATCAGTTGCAGCAGGAGTATATCCAGAAGTAGTTTTTGTTCCATGATAAATAGCATCTGATGCTATAGTCCATCCGCCTATTGTTCCAGAAGTAGATGTAATAGCTCCAGAAACAGTGGCTCCTGATGCAGTTAGTACTCCGGCTGGAGTAACTCTAAAAGGAGCAGTAGCTCTATCAGCATATTTTTTACCAGCATAAAAAGGATAATCTGCAGCAACCATACCAGAGGAATCAGCATCTGTAGCGCCGTCTAAATATAGATAAGTAGCCCCTACTGTCCAGCCTCCTATAGTTCCAGATGTTGCTGAGATAGATCCACTTATAGTAGCACTTGTAGCTGTAAGAGCTCCGGCAGCTGTTACTCTGAATGGAGCAGATGCTTTAACATTCCCACCAATATTTAAAGAACCATCATTAGCGTGGTTGAGCCAGATAAGATCCGTTCCTGTAGTAATAACAATATTACCAGCAGTTACAGATCCTAAATCTGCTACAATTGCTGCTAATGTAGAAGCATTAATTGCATCAACATGAATAGAATTAGTGTATATTGTTCCGCCATCTATCTTAGTAATATCACTGGCGTGTCTCCAATTAGAAAGATATACAATACCGTTTATCAGAATTTTATCCGCAGCAATTTCAGTTACATCAGTATTTTCTACATTTCTAGGTGTTGCAGTAACTGAAGGATTAGAGAAAGCGGCACTTTCATTTCCAGAAGTATCTACAGCCTTAACCCAATAGAATAAAGCTGTACCACCAGTTCTTCCGCCATCAATAAAATAATCTGTATTACTAGAACCAACTACCGTAGCTCCTACTGTTGTATCAGCGATATTCCTATATATATTATAAGAAGCTCTATCAGAATTTGCAACATGAGTCCATTCAACTATAACATATTGGATACCCGCAACAGCAGTTACTCCTGTAACCGTATCTGGCGCACCTGTATCAGATGCAACAGTAACAGTCAGATCAGCAGAGAATCCAGAATGAGTACCATATCTATTAACACTTTCTACAGCAAAATCATAAGCTACTCCTCCAGATAAACCATTAATAGTAATGGTATTAGTAGATGCATTTAAATAAGTATAATTAGTTGTAAGATCTTTATTATATCTAACCTGATAATGACTAAATGTAGATGTTGCTATAGCATCCCATGTAAGAATAATATAAGCTGATTGTGTACCATCTGTTCCAGTAATTATTCCAGTAGAACTATAAGCTAATCCAGTGGGAACACTGTCTGCGCTTGTAGTTGTGATATTATTAACCGGAGTAACTTTAGCAGCTGTTATATGATAGTATTCTCCAACTATTCCTCCTTGTAGTCCGGCTAAACTGTTATGATTAGGCTGTACCCAGGTTTTATCTCCTCTATAATATTGTGAAGTTGTTCCTGCAGATATAGTAGGTTCAAATCCTGTATGGCCTGCAGAAGCATAATCTAAATTAATTAAACTGGAATGATCCGTCCCAGCTCCTGCTGCCGGTAAAGCCCAAGTACCATCCGCTCTTAAAAAGTAACTTGTACCTGCAGAATTAGATCCTGGAACCAGCCCTTTTGTTGTAGAAGTAGTAGCAAAAACATCTAATAATGAAGTAGCTTGTGTTCCAGTTAATTCTTCTATT